TTATAAAAATATTGTTTTACGTATATTATCAGACACCCATTTCAAATATTTTTCTTTAGGAATTCTGTATGTATTTCCTATTTTTATTTTAGGAAAAGAACTTAATTGAATAAGCTGATATGTTTTGTTGCGTCCTATTTTAAGATGTTTTTGTATATCTGTTGGAGTTAACATTTCATCCATTCCATACTCCTTTTGATTATATGAGCCATATTTAAAGGACTCCATGAATAGCCTTTATTTGAAATTACATAATCTACTTCATCCTTAATACCATCAAATTGACCCACATCAGATAGATTTCTCCTATAGGCTTCTTCTATGTCGTCACCACGTTCCAGAATTTTAATTAATCTATCCCTTCGAGGAACATCAATATAGAAAGATATAATATGCAAATCTTTGTTCTTCCTTAATTGTCTGAGCCCATGAGGAGTCAAGACAACTACTTTATCATCTGTACAGTCTTCTTTGGCTGTTCCATATTGCCAACCATTGTAAGAAGCATGTTCAGCAAAAAGATCTTTTTCTATCATATCATTAAATTGCTCTTCTGTAATAAAATGATATGTTTCTCCATCTACATCTTCTTTTCTCATAGGTCTAGTAGTATATGTAACTATTTTATTAAAACCTAAAGCAATAAGCTCTCTTTCAATAGAACTTTTACCTGATGCTGATTCTCCTACAAGTACTATCATTCTTTAGTCTCCTTTGTATAAGTAATTAACTCCTTAGCATAAGGAAGAGTTAAAATCCAATCACAGAACTGATGCCATTCAGTTAATTTATGAGACTTCCTCTGAAAATACATAGAACGAAGATTCTCATAATTCAAACTGAGAGTTCTTGTCTGAAGCCATCCATTAGGTAACCAACGTACTAAAGCTTTCCAATAACGCTTGTCTTTAGTCTCAAGATATTTCTGTCTATAATACTCACACTGATCAATAATAGCTGCTGGATCTTCAATCTCTGAATTGAAATCGTCTGTTTCAAAACATTCCAAAGTAATAGGTGTACTAGCAAGTTTGTGCATTGTACTGGAACTATTAGCTACTGTTCCTACTTTGTATGTATCGTACTCTTTCCACCAATAAAGCGGTGCGGTAATAGTAACAGCTACAGAAATCTGTCTTAAAAATTTTCTATGCTCTGGTCCGGCACTGATAAGTCTCTGACATAAATCCATATCGTTTGGGCCAATAATATAATCCATCATATCACAGTTATAATCTTCGTATACAAAAGGACAATGATCGCATTCTTTATCAATACAATTAGTACTATCACTCTTACTATGAGACATTAACGGCAGTCTCATTCCATAAAGTGCTTCTTCAAAGTTATATACATGTGTTCTTTCAAATTTCATAGTTAAACCCTCCACTTTTTAATAGCTTTATTAAAAATTTCTATATCTATTTCTGGACCCATAATATTTATGTCAATATCTTTTGGTAATCCAAAAGATAAGACTCCCAGAATAGACTTTAAATCAATAACATATCTTCCGAACTGTGCATCAATATCACAATTTTTAAATCTATTGGCAATACTGACAATTTCTGTAGCATCTGTCGAATCATTTAGTCGAATTTTCATCTTTATCCTTTCTTTTTGTTAAATAGTATGATATAGTGTAGATGGTTGTTCTATACACTTCACTTGTACACAACCAACACACATTTTTTTTAGAGGCACTCTATTCAGCGCCTCTATTTTTTATTTATCTGTACTTCCAAATCCACCATTACGAGTACCCTCAGTTTTATCATCTTCTGTAATTCCATAAGGTAAGAAAATCCCCTGACAGAAGCCATCACCTTTAGCTACTTTCATAGTTTTAACCCCTTCATTGGTAATTTTAACCATAATATGCCCTTCGTTATCTGAATAGAAATAATCACTGTCAATGATGCCAACTGTGTTCTCAAGTCTTATTCTATATTTAAAACCTAAACCACTTCTTGGAAACAACATTAGTACCCAATCATTGTTCATTCCGCAACGAATACCAGTTGGAATCTTAATTGTTTCTCCCGGCTCTAACACAAATGACAACGGTGAATAGAAGTCATAGCCAGCACTACCTTTAGTTGCTCTCTGAGGAAGTTCAATAGGGTAATATGCATCTTTAATTGTTTTATCAGTAATCATTGACGGCTTACTGAATGAATCTTTCCATGCTGTTTCAAACTGTTCATAAGATACTTTTTCAAATTTTGCAACTCTTTTTGCCATATTAATAATCTCCTTTGTGTATGTATTATTGTGATTCTTTTATTGATAAGTTCATGCTAAAAATGTAATTCTTCATCACTTAGTCTGATTTGAATATAAACATTTTTATTGTCTTTAGGAATAAATCCATATACATGAACTTTTTTATTTGGGTCATCAAAACATAAAATATTAGTATTTTCATCTTCTGGTTTTAACAAGTCCATAGCAAATTTCCTTATTGCTCTTTTCTGTAAAATTCTTGATTTACTACGTAGATTATTAGCACACCATATCCATCCATAACCAATACCTTCAACTTCTATCCAGCAACATGTATCTGGACGACTCTCATCATCATACCAATACTCACATACTTCTATATTTTTATATCTTTTTATTGGTATTTTAATATCTTTCTTTTTAAGAATATAATATATATCATCAGATAAATTGAAGTCTTTTATTACTCCTTGCAATGTCATAAACTAATCTGACCTTTCATTTTATATTTTCTTTTAAATACTTAATATATTTGTCCCATTCACCTAATGAATGGATATATTCTTTAGTTTTTAAACATTTTTTCTTCATATCTTTTTTCAAATCAATTGTCCTATACTGCTTACTTTTTTGAAGTTTATTGGTCAAAAAAGCGTCAGTTACCCTAGAGACTAACAAGTAATCCTTGTTGTCCATAGAATCCAAAATAGCGTTGTATTCTGCTAAATCTTCATCAGGAATAGGGTAATCACATTTGGGTAAGTTCTTAGTCGAGAAAGGACTAATATCTGATCCTGCAGTTGCAGGTTTAAGAAAAGATGCTATGTATTCTAACTTACGAGCATGGAACTTAAATTCTATTTCTTTATCATTTTCCATGATACTTCGTACAGTTCCTTCATCTTCAAGTGCTTTGTATAATTCTTCATAAGTCTTATATTCCGGTAGTCCAATATCATTAGCTATAGCTTTTAAAATATTGTGTCCTCTTCCTATAGATGGAATGTAAGCCACAAGAGTAGAAAAACCATAATGATATATCTGAGCACCACCATAGCATTTGATATAAATATCATCAAAACTTGGGTCTATTCCTCCAGAATCATCTCTGGGATAATCATTGGTACTTTGATCTATTGCAGCTTTTAGTCTGTAAGTACCTTTATATTTCATTAGATATTTTGCCATTTAAAAACCTCTTTAGAACCAGTTCCTTTCTTAAATCCAAAGAACGGAATATCTTCTTTAAAAGTATAATCATCATTAATATAGTAACAAGGATGTTCTTTTGTTTTAACACAGAAACATTCTTCTTGTGTCAACTCACAATAGTTGAGCATATGGTTCTCTCTGTAATAATCACAATTGAAACAATTCATTAAATCACTGTCCTATCATTTCCTTAGTAATTTCTTTATATATTGGATTGCAATCTTTATATTTACTTGATTGCAAAATTTCTAAGACCAATGTTTCTTTGTCTGTATTAAATCCAAGCGTAAATTTAGGAAATAATATACCTCCTGATACTCTAAATGGAGGACTAATTTTTACTGAATTAATCTTTTTTAGTCTTTTGATACAGTCGTGATATGAATATACTGGATTCACTTGATAATACTTTCTATTTCTCCAATCCATTAAATCCTTGCCTCCATATTTATAAAATCTATAATCTCACCATTGTCTTTCTTCTCTTCCATATCCTTTATAGCATCTTCAATTGAATCAAATTTACAAGTGCAAATGTGTCCTTTTGTAAGATTTACGAAAGAATATGTATGGTCTAATTTATTCATCATAATAGACACAACTACATTATCTTTTTCTCTTATAACTAAATATATATTATCCTTCATCTTTTAAACTCCTCTGCTAAGATTTCAAATTCCACATCCACATTATCACGTAACTTTAACTCATTGACAATGGTAATAAAAACGCCCACAAGCACCATGGAGATTCTGTAATTTTCATACCTATTATTACTGCTACAGCAGTTGAAATCCATGCTATTGCTTTTGCAAATTCCATATATTAATTCTCCTTTAATACCATAATAACTGCATTACACATACCAATAATCTTTTGAAATTTTTCATCTTTCGAATGAACGTTTGCGCTAGACAAGGCATATCCATTTTCTGCAATTTCTTTTATTGCTGACATCCATTCAACAACAATGTTACTACCAGATTTTTCTTTAAGCTGATTTTCAGCATACATTCTTTCTTTATCAATAACTTCTTTATCAATCATTGTTAATATTCCTCATAGTCAGTCTCATCACTGATATTTAATTTATGTTTCTCAGCTTCATGTACTTTATTCAATGCGACTTTTTTACTATCAAATACTACTTCTCCTACAGTATTAAATCCTAAGAGATACTCATGTTTATCTCTTTTATCCATACCTACAAAGTAGGTGTCTGTGACTGTACGAACAGTCAAATCACAGACATCATAGATACCTACTGTAGGGAAAATTCTTGTATAATAGAGCTTGTCACCTTTTTCTATTACTTTCATTAATCACATTTACTCCATCCACAATTCTTGCAAGTGTTACAGCCACCTTCAAAGACTAATTCTCCACCACACTGAGGACATTTCGCCTTAGAAACTGGTACAATTTTAGGTGTAATAACTTCTAATTCTTTTTCTTCAATATCTGAAAAACCTACTTCATCCATCATCTCTTCATACATTTCAAGAAGAGCATTTCCAATAGCTACAGGGCAACTGCTGCCTTTAGATGTATCGTGCTTAGTAGCTGTTCTAACCGCATATGATGGACAGGTACCAGAAGATTTTAACTGATCTACTATGGAATAAACATCAATTCCGCCTCTAGCTGCCAAAGAAATCATTCTCGAAAGTCCAATCATAAAATTATTACACCCACCGGAAGACCCTTTACTGAAATAAGTTTCAAGCAACTGGCCATTGTCTGGATCAAAGAAAGCTTCACAATGGAGTGTTCCACAACCTGTCCTAAGAGTTCTCTTTTTGCCAATGCAATTATCATCTGCTTTGATGATCATTCCTCTTTCTAATCTGTGAGGTTTTTCTACAATATCTTCTACATTCTCTTTAATAGTAAGAATACCTGCACGTTTACATCCATCTCTAAAGATAGTTACACCTTTTAATCCTGCATCCCATGCAGTCATGTATAATCCTTCCACCTGTTCAACTGTAAAATCATTTGGAACATTAACAGTAGAACTGATAGATGCATCAATGTGTGACTGCCAAATACTTTGCATATAGATTCTGTTCTTATAATCCAGTGTCTGAGCTGTTACAAAGTAATCTGGTAATTCAGAATCATCTTTTAATCCATGTTTATCCATATATTCTTTTACAATTGGAGTGTAGACTTTATAATATTCATCATGACCTTTAAGAGACTCTGTTTTTCTTGTATAGTAGTTTGCAAAAATAGGTTCAATACCACCAGACACACCAAGCATAGTTGAAAGAGATCCAGTTGGTGCAATTGTAAGTAACTGAGAGTTTCTAAGTCCAAATGATTCTACTAATTCTTTTGTTTCTCCTAATGCATTTTTACTATAAAACGCTGATTGTTCTACCGCTTCTGGTTTATATTTAGGATATACACCATATTCTTTTGCTAACACAGCAGATGTTTTAATTGCCATATCTGCCATAGTATGTCCAATCATGTCACATAAATCAATGGCTTCTGGACTACCATATTTAATTCCCAGTTTAATAAGCAAATCGGCAAGACCAAAGATTCCAAGTCCAATCTGTCTCCAATCATATACAGATTCTCTTTGTTCTTTTAATGGATGGAGTGGAAGTCCTTCATCTAATACTTCATTTAATGCAATAACAGACGATTTGACACAATGCTTAAAACTCTCAAAATCAAATCCTGTATCACATGCAAATTCAGCTAGGTTAATGCTACCAAGAAGGCATGAACCTCCCGCTGGCAAAGGTTCTTCTGCGCATGGATTTGTTCCTGCATATTCAAACTCATCATCACAACTAAGTAAATTCCAGTTATTGATTCTGTCCCAGAAAAGCATTCCAGGTTCAGCATAATCCCAGTTCATTTCACACATTTTATGGAACATTTCATATGCATCAATTTCTTTAGTGATGGTTTCTCCTGTTTCTAACCTAGTAAATGATAAAGTAAATGGAGTTTTATTCTTTACCGCAGCCATAAACTTGTCTGTAATTCTAATAGAAATATTAGCTTTTGTGACTCTATCAAGGTCTGATTTAATACCAATAAACTCTTCTAAGTCTGGATGCTCACATGAAAGACTAAGCATTAAAGCTCCTCTACGTCCCGCTTGCCCGATTAATCCAGTAACCATAGAATATAAGTCCATAAATGATACAGAACCAGTTGTTTCTTTAGCGGCATTATTGACCTTTGCACCTCTTGGAGATAATTTACTAATATCAACTCCACATCCACCACCATAGCTATATGTACGAGCAAGTTTTTTAGCGCAGTCAAAGATACTTTCAATATTGTCTTCTGGTGGTTCAATTACATAGCAATTACTGAGACTAATTTTACGTCCTTTATTCTCAAGACCTCTATTAGCAAGAATGCGACCTCCAAATAAGAACTTTTTCTCTTTAATTAAATTAGCAATTTCTGAATTTCCACCAGATACACGATTAATCCACTCATCAAAAGTTTCATTTTCATATCTGTATTTTCTTTCCCAAATGTCTTGTCCTAATTGATTCTCTGTTCCTAACCATTCCTGTACTGTCATACACATTCTCCTTAATCGTAATAATTAATAATATAATCAACAGCTTCTTCAAGAGTATCAAACACTACATCACAATCTTCAGGAAGCCATTCATATACATTCTGTTTCCCAAATCCAATAACAGGTATCCCTTTATCAACTGCATATTGTAATTCCTGTCCAGTTCCCACAGAATTTTCAGTATTATTAAGGTTTACTAAAATCAAATCACTATTGGCGATGAGATACTTTATATAGAAATTTTTTGTCTGCTTGGCTGTAATAGATTTAGAGCCATCTCTAGGAAAATACTCTGTTGGATCATATAAGTGATATGCAATAAGATCTAAATATTTTTGTGCTAAAATAAATCTCTCAAAAGCTTCATTCCTCCAAGATGTCCCTTCATCAACTAATCCTTTGCAAGCACCAGCTAAATAAATATTTAATCTTTTCATTTTATTCCTCCATCATATATTTAATAAACAAAGCTGCATCATCAGGGTTCTCACAATGCAATTCAAGAGTATCTAATAAAGTGTCCCCTGACTGTACCAAAGCAGTTAAAACAAATCTGCATAACTGACTGTTAAGGACAATATTGTCACCTTCCGGTGAGACAATATCTACTCTTCCTTTACATTTATCTACTACTTTAAAAAATGATTCAAAATCTTTAATTCTATTAATTTTCACTCTTGTCCTCCTTATCTCTCAAATCATCTTTTCTAAACATACTGCGTAATCAACTTTTCGTGAAATTTCATTGAATACTACATTCTCAGATACTTTGCCAACATACCAAAAATAAGGACTAATACCTTCGTTCATTTTTTCTGCTAATTTATCTGCTCTTTCCTGGTGCTCATATGCTATATTGCCATATTTAAGTTTCTCTGAATCCCATACAGTATTCCCTATTTTTGTTTTAAATGTTAAATATGATTCATACTCTTTAATATATTCTCTAACTACCGAAAGCATTTTAGGGATATTTTCTTCTAGCACTGGATCACCAATAAATTCCACTGGATACACGACAATGATGTTGATATGTGGCGGTTCCATACTAGCAACTTCTTTTACACAAAAGTTTTTGTCATCTAAAACTATTATTTTAGTTACCTCCCTTCTACTAATTCAAATTCTTCTTTAAATTCTTCGTCTGTATAGCAATTCCATGTATAATCTTCTAATCCTAAAACATACCACCGATTATAGAAGTAATATGTTCTATACCAACCGAGATGTTCAACAATACAATGCCTGTCATTATCTTCTTTGATAAATATATGTTCACCATCAATATTAGGCTCAAATATTTTCAAAACTTCTTCTCGATTTTGTTTTGTTAAATATATACACTCATATTGTTCTTTCCTCACACATTTCATTGTTATCTCCTATGAATAATTGAAAATCATTAGCTTCACAACAAGCTGCTTTATATAGAGTAGCCATAGAAAATACTTCTCCTGGCTGGAATCTATCTACTTCTTTGTATCTATAACAGGATTCTTTTTTAGGACAATCCACTAACTCTCCTGCACAGAAAGTAATATCGTGACTAAACGCCATAATACCCGCCTCCCATCGGTTCATTAATAAATTCATCTATTGATCTATAGTCTTTAAGCATAGCAATTGCTCTACATAAGATGCCTTCTATTTCACAATATTGAGCGCTATCAGCAATATCTGATAATCTATCAATCACCTGTGTAATTGTCATATTCTTATATGATGGCTCTTTGTATTCATCCATATTTATACCTCCTAAAAATCAAATTTCTTGTTACATAATTCATCTAAATCATCCATAAGATAAGTTTGTCTATGGATAATCTGTTCTTTAGTAATTGCGTATTGCAGAGCCTTAGTCTGAGCACATAGTATAAATTTTTTACTGGCTCTAGTAATCATGGTGTATAAGAGTTCTTTATTAAGCATAATAAACATTGAAAAGTCTATTCCTCCAATAACTGTATCAAACTGACTTCCTTGAGCTGAATGACAAGTTATTGCATATCCAAGCTCTATATAAGGAGCATGTGATTTAGGTACTTCTACATAGCCAATTCCTTGAAAATCTATCAGGATATAATCATCTTTTATATCTTTTATGATGCCTAAGTTTCCATTAAAGATATCTACAACTGAACCATCAGAATTAATTATCTGGTACTTATTCTGTTTGTTTATAACTTTATCTCCTACTTTTAATACCCATTGAACTACTCCACTTTTCATAATTTTGTATTGCTTTTTTGATTTGGGGTTGTATATCTGTTGAGCTATATGATTTAAAGAAGCTACTGAAGACACTCCTTGTTTACAAGGAACAATGATTTGCACATCCAGAATAGATTTAGCATGTTTGATTTCTTCTTTAAAATACTGCACTATATTATGATATGTATTAGATTTATCAGTATAGCAATTAAGAATCATGTCCTGAAGTTCACCTCTTGTTTCTTCTCCAGTCCACCCATCAGAAGTTAATTGTTTTCCTTGTCTCACTCGAATACTTTCAGTAATAATCGCTGATTTCTGAGCTTGTCTATGAATTTTATCAAGGAAAATTGAAGATATATATTTAGATTCAAGCATATCAGCAGCTACTGCACAGGAACCTATAGATTCTAGCTGCCCCACATCTCCAATAAAGATTACTTTTGTTCCAGTAGCACACGCTTTCAGTAATTGCTTAAAAAGATAACCATCAATCATAGACATTTCGTCCACTACAATAATGTCATAATCTAAAGGATCATACTCATAGTCAAATGGTGTTCTTGGATCTCCATATTTGAGTTTGAGTAACTTATGAATTGTTTGACTTTCTTTACCAGAAGCTTCACTAATTCTCGCCGCAGCTCTTCCGGCTAAAGCTACTGTTACACTTTTATAATCTTGCAGGATAGTAAGAATACCATCAATAATACTCGTCTTACCTGTTCCGCCGTAACCGGAGATACAGCATAACTGATTATCGAGAACCATTTTAATACCCTCAAGCTGTTGCTCTGTATAATCCCATCCTTGAGCTTTTTCTTTCTTTTTAATTATCTCTAGCCAGTTACTATACTTAAATTTATTAGGGGCATTTTTTAATCTTACTAAATGTTCAGCTATCGAATATTCTAAGTCATAATACCATTTCAATCCTATCTTAGTTTTTTCTTTATTCCATACAATCATTTGGGAATCTTGTAAATCATGTATCGCTTCAGCGATATTCAAATCAGGTACTTCTTCTCCTATTTTATCTATTAACTCTTGCATGATTTCTTCTGAATAACTAAATGATTTTCCATTCTCTCCTTGATTCCTTAGAAACATTTTAATACAAGTTTCAATCCGATCTATACCATAAGGATCAGCTCCATTCTGCAGTGCTATATCATCGGCTGTTTTCCAACCTATCCCTCTTATGATTGTCAAATCATATGGATGATTTTTTACTACATCAACGGCTTTATCTACATCTTCATGATAGTATTTAATAATCTTTTCTATCAATTTATCAGTAATAGAATATCTGGCTAAATCAATATAAGCTTTGTGTTTGTCATAAGTATCATTAAATTTCTCAATCCACTTAGTAGCTACGTTAGGGCCACATCCTTTAATTTTTGTAAGTTCTTTTACGTTCCCTTCTTTTAAAGCTAAGTAAGGATTATCTAAAGTCTCATACATTCTTTGTACATGTTTGGGGAATAGTTTGCAGAGAATATATTTTTGACCTCTAATATCAGTTTCAGCTAAATCATTATTCATAGAGCTTTCAAGAATACTAATTTGCTCTCCCCAGGTGGGGCTGTAGTCCATTTCACCTTTTATGTCGTAAACTTTTCCTATAATAGGCGTATGAATATTTCCTTTAATACAATATCTCATGCCTTTTGTAAGATTTCCTACAGTTATTTCTCTCACTGTTGCATAAAATATGCCCCAGTGAGTAGAATCATTATAGTATTTTTGCTCTTCTAAAAGACCTTTGAACTGTACCTGTTCAACTACAGTTTCTATTATCCTTCACCAACTTTCTTTCTATCTGTTTGAGCCAATATTGTTCCATCATTGTAAATTTCCTCAATTCTATTAGTTGTATGAGTATAAACAGTGTCTGGATATTTCATAATAACAAATTGATCTTCACGCCTATAACCACAAACAATGATTTTAGAACCTCTTTTAAACCAAGACTCTTCCAGAACTTTTTTCTTGCCTGCAGGTGTCTGCTCAGAAATTCTTTTATTATAATAACTATACTGACCTTTGTTATATTTACAGGTTACGACACCATGGTTAGTCAGCAACGACACCAAATGTTTATTATTATCAGAGTCTAAAACAGTTCCAGCTAATCGAAATATTTTATATTTAGGAAAATGTTTAATTTCTCCTCTAACTCTTCTTGTGGTATGCTCATACACTTCAGGAATCTCTGGGAGTGAATTATAATCAACCACTCCATACTTTGGCTCATTCAAATTCCACAACTCATGCCGATCCGGGTAATAGCTTAATGATTCCATATCCCATTGTTCTAATGATCCAGATGCATAAGATTCCATTGTTAAGTCAAGTTTTTTCTGGTTATATAATTGAAGTGTCTCAGGTAAAGCCATATAATCTTTCAATGGTTGGATAAGAGCATCCCATTCTTTATTAAAGAGCTTCTCTGAAATAATTACTCCATCCTCCTTTGTACCCACAATACATGTATTAAAGTGCTCCATCAAAAATTCTGTACCTCTTTCATCAAGAGCAAAATATCTGTCATGATATCCTTTTTTAGGTACCTTTTTTCCTTCATCTATTATATTTTTTAAAAAGAAACTCTCATGTAAAGCATACGCTTTGAAATTCTTGATTCTAATCATTGTTTCCATCTCTTTTGGGAAGATGTCATATTCTAATGCTGAGTTAAACTGCTGCATAGTCAGCTTATCTATAGGTGTAAATACATTACGAGAAAGAAACTTTTTCATTGTTTCCATGCGATCTGGAGAATCAAGTTCATTGAAACAACCAGCTTTAATTAGAATAATCATTTTAGCAGTACCAATAATCTTAGTGTCTACCATACGTTTACAGAAATCTTCAAATGAACTATAAGGCTGATGCTCTACAATGGCACGAGCTATATCATCACCTATTCCACAAAGTCCTTTAAAAGAGAAAATAATACGATTGTTCTTTTCATCTGGGACAAAGGAAAACTTTGCTTCATTGATAAGAGGTCTGTCTACTATGATTGAACGCTGCTTAAAATTGGCTATTGCTTTCGCAATTTTCCCATATTGAGTGGACTTATTATCATCAAGCTCTTCGTTGGCTCCGGCATTGATAATTAAACATGCTGTATTCCAATAGATAATTGGATAGTGATATCCTAAATTCAACTCTTGCAAACCAATACAGGAATAAGGGAAAGTGTGGTTTTTAGAAAATGAATCGGTGTACCGCTACTTTCGTAGTATTTGTTCGGACTAGACTATCTCTTGAGTGACTGTATTAAATAAATCTTTGTCCACATATTCCCATTTAAACCCGCCAGCTGAGTCTCTATTCCCTCTACATACTTCTCCTATATTTTGTTGAGGAATGTTTGTAATCTCACCAGCAATTTTTATACTTCGAAAAATACTCAAAATATTATTTTCATCATCAAGCAATGCTACAGGTCTTAGTGCTTTTTCAACTGACTTTTTCTGATTTAATGCTGTTGATATTTTCCGTTTTTTACTATCTTTATTAATCAAACCTGTACGAGAGGCATGAAGCATATTTTCTTTTCTGTCAACCCATTCCAAATTTCCGTCTTCATAATTATTTTCTTTGGTCCCTGCAAAATTGAAATCTTTCCTATGTCCATCTTTATGATTTACTTCCGGTAAATTTCGAGGATTCGGCAAAAAAGCTTTTGCTACAACCCTATGAGTCAAATCTCTTTCTGTTCCAAAACTTACTCTCGTATATCCGTTATTTGCTTTATGAGGATGAAATATTTTTTCAGTATAATGCTTGGTTCTTCCTAAACTATCTGTAATATCTCGTTCTAATCTTTTAATGTCTCCATAATTGGATACTTGATATTTTCCTTCCCATCCTTCAATATCCTTCCATTCTTCCATCGTAACCTCCAGAGCACAGTCACCCTATCCTTGCGCTTCCCAATGTGCTAATCTCATCAGTACTAATAGTCGTTACACCCGATTTAACTTGGCACGGTATTGGCATTATCAGCGTCCACCGTTAGCCCGTAAAAAGTACGGACACCGTTTTTGCATACGTTCACAAGGTTTTACTTGAGCCGTATTCAACCCAAGCTGCTTTCCTATAACTTCTTTCCAGATATAGTTCAGCAGATTCTCTGAAGTTCCAATCTCTTTGCCATGTTCAAAGAACATCTTTTTCATAGCTTCCTGCAGTTTTTCATCTTTTTTAGCAATACCTTTTCTTAACTTATTACTCTGTGTAACATTGAATCCTGAAATATGATCATCCATAGAAATTTCCATTACAATTTCCTGTGTATCTCCTACTCCATATACAGGTAATAGATATTTCTCTAATATTTTTATTTCACTTTCTGTCAAACGGTACTCATCTCTCATGCATTTGTACCATTCATTAATATCATTCTTATACCTAATATAAGTGTCAATGGGCTGTTCAGCGCCTTCTCCTGATACCATAAGTCTCATAATTGAGTTCGCAGTTGCAAGCTCTACTAAGGAATGGGGTTTGATTCGTTTAGCTGCCTGGAGCCCAACTGCAGTATCAAACTGAAAGAGATCTGTCACATCATTCTTTGCAACCATATCCCACATTTCTTTAGTATCATAATCAAGTACATCTGGATGTAAATATTTATTATATGTAGCTCTCAGTGATCCTTGCCATTTCATATATCCCGCATCAATTAGCAAATTCATACAAGTTCTAATCTTATCTAATGCCTGAATGGTTAAGAAATCCATTTTAAGACCAGAACAATAATCAGAATCTTTCATATTAAATTGAGTGATATAAATACCGTTTGGAGCTTTCATCCTAGCATTGTGAGCCAAAAAATCTTCATTAAACAAATATACTGCTGAAGCATGTATACTTCTTCCACATATAAGCCCTTCAATAGTCATAGCCGTTTCTAAAAGTTTGTCGTATTTTTTGACTTCATTTGCAAATTCAGTTTGTCTCTGACGTTCTTTCTCTTCGTTCCCATAAAGACAATCATGCAAACTCCAAGTTTGACCTCTGGTAACAGGGATAAGATTAGATAAATACTGAGTGATATCTGAATCTAACCCTAATCCTCTACCAGCAGTAATAATAGCTGATTTACTACCCTCTGTTTTAAAAGTGCTACAATTAAGTACTTTTCTTTCACCTCTGCGACGTTTCACAGCTTCAATGATTTTTAGTCTTCTATCTTGCTGTGTGTCGATATCTACGTCACTGAGTTCAACTTTTTCATGGGAAATATGTCTCCAATGAGGCAGTCCCCACTGTAAAGGATTCATCTGAGTAATGCCAATGAGATACATTGTAAACATTCCTGTTACTGAACCTCTGGCTACACCCACTAAAGAATCTCCTTCTTCCCACATAATATTAACCAACTCAAGTGTTGATATATAATAGGAAGAAATACTTGTACCAAGCTTTTCAGTAACAAGCCACATTTCTTTTAATTCAACTTCAATTCTATCTAAAGTCTCAAAAAATTTTACTTTACCGAAAGTAGTATAAGGAATCTTTTCATAATATCCATCTTCTATCAGTTTTAATAAATATCTATCATAAACATTATCACTATGAGCGAATTTAGATATGTATTCATAGCGATCATAATAATTGCCAAAGAAATCACTTAACTCAAAATCAGGGATGTCAGCTCCAGGAACAATAGTTGGACAATACAAATCATACTCTTCAACCTTCTCACCAATCTCCAGAGAACACTTCAAAGCATCTTCCACTTCTTCATACCCAAGATAATCCATCCTCTGATGAATTTGCTCATTGGTCATCATCCAAGTTGATTCATAGAAATCACCTAACTCTCTTTCTTCATCATCGCGACTATTAAGATAAGCAGCATGAATTTCTCTATCCTCTTGTTTCAAATAGTGAACATCACAGGCGATAGTAGCTTTTATTCCTAATTGATGCTTTAATTTTACAATCTCTCGATTCAACTTTATCTGTTCTTCTGACAGTCCCGGTTGCATTTCCAAGTAAAAATCTTTACCAAATAACTGCTGGTTCCAGAGAAGAAAATCCATATAATTTTCTCCTGCTAATAGAGATTTGCCTAATTCTCCTCCTAAACATGCTGTCGTTGAAATCAGATGTCCAGGATTAGATTTAACTACATGTTCCAGATCACTTTTCAATGTAGGAACACGTTCCATCCTTCCTGTATAAAAACTGTTGTCCCATGCTAATGAACTAAGTTCTCTTAACTGCTTATGCCCTATTTCATCTTTAGCCAGAAGAATATAATGATAAAATGGAGAATCACAAGACTTCTTTCCATCTTCTGATATATTTAATTTGTCAACTAAATATATTTCATTACCAAGTATTCCTTTGAAATCTTCCGGCAGTTCACCGGAAGACTTCATGGATTTAATTGTTTGAATAAATCTCACATGACCAGATACAGACTCATGGTCAGTGATAGCAACTCCTGAAAGTCCAAGAGACGCAGCTTGTTTTATTAATTGAGGTACTTTTACGATGCAGTCCAACATACGAAGCTGACTAAATTCTGTATGCGCATGTGTCTCTATTCTCACTAGAACACCAACTTTCTCTTAGTTTCTTTCTTTATTTCTTGTCCATAAGGATTAAGTACTGCAAATGATTTTTTCTCAGGTGTCCATAAGCTATGATACTGGCATAGACCAGAAAACTTAGGATCAGCATTTGGGGAAGTGCTGTGGAATGGACACCAGTAGCATAATGGAGTTGGTTTGGGAGGATACTCGCCTTTAATTTCCATTTCATCCATTTCATTTAACACCTTGTCCAGTTTCTTAATTCCTCTGTTAAGATAGCCTTTGGTACATACACCTTCGTCAGCTCCTTGAATAGCATCTATAAGAATAAAATCATACACATGGTCTGTTGCAGGCTGTCCATATAAATGAATACATGCCAGATCATAAATTACATGTTGCATAGGTGTTTTTATATCTGCATCTCTAAACACGGCCTTTGAGGATTTATAGTCAGTAATCCTTAGCTGCTCTTTTGCATTCTTATCCACTCTATCAATAAAACCATGTATAATAACTCTGTCGTCATATACAAATTCAAATCTCTGTTCTACTGCTACGGGAGTCCACTCTTTACTATCAATCCTAGATGGTAATACTTTGTTATAAAAGATATCCATCTTTTCTGAATAGTTCATACCTGACTTACTATCAGCAGTAAAAAACTCATCAAAATATTTCTTTTTGAGGTCTTTTATACCGAGAATGTGATTATCCGACTTCTCATCAGTCTCTAAATAGCCCTCTTCTGTAATGCTTTTAAGATAGTCATAATCTACTGTCTTACCTTCCATTATCATTCTTCCTTTAAGCTCTAATGCCTTATGTAAAATAGAACCAATTTCCATAGGAAGAGACGATTTCTTTGAAAAGTTTTTGTCTATATACTTTAATTTGTGGCTCAGTGGACAGTGATCAAAGTTACTCTCTTTACTGTAGGAGAGATAAGGTAACCCCTTATCCTCCTCAGTTACTTGTCGGATTTTCTGACTGATTTCAGTCAATTAATGCCTTTCTATACATAATACGTTCCCTCCAACGTGATATCTTCCATAGTTATTTCTACTTTGTTGTCAAGCAGTTTTAATAATGTTTCTTTGCCTTTATCTGTAGGCGCATCCTTATAATCTAATACCCCATCTTTATCCCATAAGATTGATACTTTACAATATGGAATAATCGGACGTATTTTCTTAAACAATTTATTTTTGTACAGCTCACCGTCCCATCCATACGGATCCTTATATTCTTTGTCAAAACCAAGAATTAATTCTTCTATCTTCAAATAATCGAGTAGCAATTTGATTTGTTCATCTGAAATTTCACTGCCACATACAGCTAAAGAAAAGTCATCATCACCAAAATACGAATGATTTTGCATAACTCCTTTCTCAGACTCAAGTAGTAAACATTTCCTACAAGTCTTAATCTTATTCTGGTTAATATGAATACCATAAAGATTATGTGATAACTTGTGGCTTAGAAATTTTCCTTCTATATTAAGAGGTACATATTTTCCAATGTTCTCTACGTCTTCTTCATCGAGATATCTTCCTCTTATACCAATAAGATTTTGATGTCTATCTCTATGAGGAATAACTATTTGATTTGTATTACCCCAATAAGATATTTCAAATGTAGATAACGTCTCTCTGGAAATATGGTCGTTTAAAAACACTTCATGAGGAGTATATTCAAACATTTCTAATACATGCTCATCTATAGGTTCACAGTCTATAATGTCTGTAGATTTGTTTTTCCCAAACTTCTTGAGCCACGACATATCACATATATGTTTTGGTCTCTCAATATGTTCAACAGCTTTCATATCTATTTGATTAGCAATATAAGATACCGCCTGATACCAAGTATAAGTAATCCCTTGTACTCTTTTAGCTCTGATTACTAATTCAAAAATAGAGAATGATTCGCTACATGAGGTGTAGCAATGAAATGTTCTTCCAGAATACTGATCTGTAGGTTCATGATAGTAATAAAGCTTATAACTATCGCCACCATGACAGATTGTTTGAAAGATAAGATTCCCAGATGAGTCTGTTCTATATCCTTTTGATCCTAAATCGGTAACTATCTTGATTACCTGTTCCTTTGTAAGAGCCTTTAATATTGCATTTTTATCATAGTAAGGCATCAGTACACCTAAAAATCAAATGGCATTGATCCCAATAAAGTACTCGTAGCTTCTTGTTGCTCATCATCAGTAATCTGGATATCATCAAGGCTCTCAGAATGTTCCTCAATTACTTTCTCAATTTGAGCTACAGCCACTTCAGTTTCGATCAGGTTATAATAGTTGTCTGTAATAAATAAATCTTTAGTTCTACCAGTAGAGAGATCAGCATATTGCCATAAACGGATTTTTGTCAGTTTTCCTCTTCGTACTTTATATATGTGTCTTACAAGATTGGGTATCGGTACTCCATACATATTGTGCATAAGTTTCTTTACACACTCTAACTCTGCACTTGTTGGTCTCAGTGAAATTTCACCTAAGTCAATTCTATCTGCTAGAGATTTTGCACCTCTTAACATTGTTTCGTCTTTAATCTGACTATCTTTGTATGTACCATTTAACTGAGTCATTGTTAGAATAAAGATATCCAATTTCATAGCCAAATTCTTAAGAGTGTCCATGAATAAGAACAAAGTCTGATCTTCTCTCAATTTCATTCCTTTACTCATAGAAGCAACTTCAGCAATTAATTTAGCTGACATATGTATATAATCGAATACGAAATAATGACATCCTTTTTCTCTCTTATAAGTTTTAATGATATTTGATATATCTTCTATACCAAAATCATTAATAATTTCTATATATAAAGGATAAGTAGCAATATATTCAATAGCTTTATCTACTCGTTCTTCCTCATCTCCTTCATAGTCTCCATCAAGAATCTTGTTCTCTGGTACTCCGGAAACGTATGCCATAATGATAGTCTGTACTTCGTCTTCCTCTAACTCAGTAGAGATGAATAGAGATGGTTCCTCACACCCAGTGTAAATCCATTCTTTTTTATCTGTATCATAGAAATAAGGGATTGAAATATTACAGATATCTGCCAATGCAGTCCTTGTCTTTCCTCCACCAGAATCAGCAGAACGAAGATAGACCTTTTTAAGTCTCGCCCCTCTAGCAATAGTAGTCATCATAGGGCTCTGTAAAGGTATTCCAAACTCTGGTTCTTCTTTCAATCTTTCTTTCAGTTCTTTCATTCCCTTACCGGCAAGCTGACCCCTTCTCGAAGAATCCATTCCATAGAGCATTTTTGCTTTCGTAATGAGCAGATCCTCTTCTTCCAGAATCATATCATTTATTGAAGTTGCATCTAATTTAGCTGCTTGCTGTTCTTGTCTGCTAGGATCAATGATTGTTTGATCATAGATGTTCCTTATGTCTACTCCACATGAATCCCAGTATCTTAAAAGACTAAATTTCTTCAAACGTTCCAGGTAGTAACTAAAATTTTCCAATTCAGCCAAACGAATGGCATCGTCACAATAATCAATTCCTTGATTATCGTTGAAAATTTTATATTGTTTCTCATATCTTGAAAGAAAACTATCTATAGCAAATGTATCTATAATCTCTACCCCTTGGTTGTAGAGATTATACACACATGAAAATAATATTGCGTAAAATTGTTCTTCTTCAAAGTCATACTGTGTAAGTGTGTATTCTTCCAAAAGGGAAGGTTTCTTCATAATACATCCTAAACATTGAAGAGTGGCGTGTTTGTCAATTAACATATTCACTCCCCTATTTTGCTTATATCAATCAAATCTACATTTTTCTTTTTAGGCGATACTTTTATATGCTTCTTTTTATAAATCTTATCCAAATCTACTTTTGAAGGTTCTATACTGTCTAGCTGTGCATAAAATGCCTGAGCTTGGTCATAATACCAAGGAATTAATCCAACAATGTCACTATCTTCATCTTTCCTGGCTTCTAATCCAACTATAGAAAAACAATATTCTAAAGTCTGTTCCATTCCTTCCCAAGTAAATCCTTCATACATTTTTTTGTATTTATAAGCCATTGCTGAACTTTTCGCTGTGCATTTACCCTGTATTTGCTCCACTTTACTAAAGAATTTTTCTGCTGCCTGGGCTTCACTTTCTGGAACTGCTTCAGGGATTTCAGGGAGAGCACTTTGTTTCAGCGCTCTCTCATATTGTTCCCTTTGCTTCTTCGTCAGTTTATCATTGTCAATCTTTTCTTTTTCTTTCTTGATTTTTTTATCAAGACAAGCTTTATGATAGTATCTGGTTTTTATATGAATAGCTTTCGAAGCAAGTACATTTTTATGACATACCGGGCAAATGTACATTGCCCTTGGCATTACGCCACTCCTAATTCAGCACAAGCATCCTTAATGTCTTCGAGAATAATACTCATAGCCTCAGTCTGCTTTTTAGTACACTGAGATACTTTCTTCCCGACACCAAGAGTCTGCTCTACAATATCTGTCAATGTTTCCATATGATCTGAGGCAGCTAGTTTACCTCCCCAAAGGGCAATCTCTTCCTGAAGCTGTTCAAAGGACATTGTTTCTTTTTCTTCATACATAGACTGCTGCTCATCATAGGATACTGATTTAATACCGTCAGCTTCTTCCTGTTTAGTGATTGCATCAGAAATTGCTTTCTCTAAATTATCTGCTGTAAACTCTTCAATTTTAGTTACCATGAAATCATATCTTGAACGAGCGAAGAACTTATCTGTCTGTGCAAAATAAGCAGAAGATTTAATTACATGTCCATCTTCATCTACGCCATTTGGCTCAAGGTAAGCCACTACGTCACAATTATCTACAATTGGTTTAATACAGCGCTTGTCTCCCTTAGGCTGAATAAAGCCATCTTTTTCGTCTGCATGTGCAACGAATACCACTGTATACCCGGAAGTTACTAATTTCTGAATCTGTTCCCAATAAATACGTTCATAAATCTGATAAAGATTTACTTTGCTGTTTTCATTGGCTCCAAGAGAAATGCATCCTCCACCATATGTGTCACATACGAATTTCTGGCAAAACAGAGAGGAAGCATATACTTCATCAATAACAATAGTGGAATAAATCTCTTTAGCTCTTTCTACTGTTTTAGGATCAGTAAGTTCTTTGATGTACTTAGTGAACATTCTCCAGTTGTTAATCATTTTATGTTTAACTCCTGCCTGAGCACCTAAACCATTCTCACACATGAAGAACAAAGCATTCTTCATCTTTGCGCAATTATAAGTTTTTCCCGTATTGTTTGTGCCATAAAGCATAATTACTTTTCCTTCAAGGCCATGTGCTACAACGCTTACTTCTGGTTCAAAAATACTATCTGTCATATGTAATCTCCTTTAATTTTACTATTTATATTTTTACAAACTTGTTTATAGATTAAAAATTAGGAAGTTTTGGTCTAGCTTTAGTTGTTGCGGCAGAAGTTGCTGTCTCTGGCTGTTTAGCTTTTGCTTTCTCTTCCTCTAAGCGAACTTCTCTATCAGTAATTGCCTGAGAAATTGCACCAATGTCATATGGTTCTGGAGTTGGTGTTTCACTATCCTCACCGTAAGCATCAGAAGCATTTGTAATAATCATTTCATTTTTATAGATCGTTTTCTTCTCAAATCTTGGTTTACCAATTTTTACAGGAATTTCTTTTGTGATTTCTGCACGACTATTTACAATATCACCATAGAACTTAACAGTCTGATTTGGTGCATAATCATCTAAAATTGCTTCTGCAATTCCATCTTCTGCTGGAGCATATAAGGTCATTGGCTCAATTCCTGCGTATGTAGGCACCCATCCTTTTACGATAGCTCGGCCTGTTTCTTCACCTTTATTCTCACCAGATGTATAAAGTTCTGGAGTAATAGAAGCAATTGCCATTTCTACTTCAAACCAAGCACGAGGCTCGAATTTCTCTGGGGCTCCATCATAACGCTTAAAAATCATTGTCTGATAAGAAATACCTACATGTACCTGTTTATCTTTTCCAACGTAAGAACGAGGTCTGATTTGACCATCTGTAACAGTTACTCTTGTAGCTGCGTCTTTACCAACTTTAGCAATAGACTGATATTCTCTCATTACAGTTTCAATGCCTGCATAATAGCCATTATCTGTGCCGTCATTCTTTTTCTCATTGATATACACTCTAAATGTTACAAAGTTAATGTCTCCTGTCTGTACTGTAATGTCACCACTAATGACTTTTTTACCATCTCTTACTGATTCTTCCAGTGTGTTTTCGCTTACAATACCAACTACTTCTACTTTTGTGTCTGCCTGTCTTAAATTTGTTTTTTCACTCATAAATAATGTCTCCTCTTATAAATAATATTGTTTGGTATATTGATAAGCGTTCATGATTGAACGACTTATTCACTAAATCTCATACTAACTCTATCTAAATATTCTTCATCTGACGGGTTAGCGAATCTAATAACTGTATATATGCCTTTGCATTCTGGGCATCTATTATTTTTTCTTTCATTCCATTCAAATACTGAAGCACAACGAGTGCACTGGCATAATGTTGTTCGTGTTTCCATCTCATGCCTCCTCTTCAAAGATGCTTCCGCTAATACCTAAGGCTTCAGCAAGTAGTGTTTTCAGAGGTTCTGATGGATTCTGATCATTCAACCATCCTAAATAACTATCTGGAATTTCAGAGAGTGGTTCTCCCTTATGTTTGCCGAATGGCATAAGATATGTTTCTGGTGTAGGTTTGAATTCTTTCATCAGTTCATCTACTTCAGTTTCATCAAAAGATACTGTTAAATCTTTTCTTGATGCTAAATAATCTGCTAAGTGAACTATCATCTGACCTTTTGTTTCTGGTAATGGCAGCTCATCTTTACTTCTTTTATCTGTGTTCCATTCACCCATATGTGAGGCGCAACAGTCTGCAATATAATCCAATTCTTCATCTGGCAACCATTCAAATCCTTTATAGGATTTTATTCTCTCAGCTATAAGTAACGGGTGTTTAAAAAGAGTATATTGACTGCCATTACGCCCAAGTTTTTCATCATCATGGTTCATAATAGCTGTTCGTAGCATATCTCTTTCTCTTGATGTAAACTGACTCTTGATACAATCAATTGACAGCATATGATTTAAGAATCTAGTTGCTCCTTTTACATGTTTAGCAAGTCCCATAAAACCAACTGTATAATCAGGGTGATACTTGTTAGTACTTGAAGCAGACACTTGCCAGAAATATGTAGGCGCAGTATCTAGTAATTCAATACAAAATTCCTGAATATCATCATTTTCAAATACTTCTAATTCTTCCTTAAAAAATCTCTCTGCTAATGTCATACAGTTTCCTCCTCAATAATTTCTTGTGCCTCTTCCATATCCGGTGTATCAGAGGAATCTTTTATCAATCCTTCAAGGACCTTGAAAGTGAAATTCTTGTGTTTATAAGCCTTAAAGCTACTTCTATTATCAATTCTTACAACTACACCTTCTCTAACATGTGTCGCCCCTATTGGATCAGGCCCATCATAGTATTTTTCTACACGCTCCATAAGATCTTCTTTAGTAGTAAACAGGAATTTATCAAATTCAGGTACATGTTTAACTCCTAAACAATCACACCAATTCTTTACTTCTTCCCATGGAATCTCTGTAATAACTCCATCTTCATTGGTCATAGTCATTCTATAAACATAAATATCAGAAGTACCAGGAGTGCACCCATAAGAGAACACTGTTTCATCACCGTAAAGCTTCTTAACTTCTTTATCTTTAATTTTAGCGTTGGAACAGGTTCCCATAATGGTCTGCTCTGTACCATCAACCCACCCTACGATTTCATAAAACACTTCCATTCCTTTTGGCAGTTTGTCAATAAAGTAGTCATGATATTTCTGTCTAAATTTATCATTCCCATAGTAACCGCCTTCAAATGTATTGAGTACAACTCTTCTTGTTCCAGTAACTATTTTCCATTCTTTGATAGCAGGAGCCGGTCTACAAAAAAGTTTTTGTAGTAGAGTCTTTTTCTTAGTAGTTATTTCTATTGCATTTGCTGTTCGACCAGATGTGCCATGCATTTTCAAAGTAATGTAACAAGTATCTCCTGGCTTAAAAGCATTTAAGTTATATGCTAACTGTTCTGTATCAGCATGTTCTTTAAAATAAGGAAATTTGTTTTTTAAATTCGGAGTTTTTACTTTCGGATCATTATTAGATTTTTTATGATTTGATCTTGGAATATATTTTTTACAGATAACTGTCCCATCAAGTACAGTAATTTGATCTCCTAAAGATAATTTATTTATATCAGTCCATTTACTAAGAGATTCTACTGGTAAAACCAGTCCTTCTGATTTCTCACCTCGCAGTCTCATAGCTTTAATGTTTCGTTTTACAGGATCAAGATATCCACCTGTAGTTGTTCCATCTTCATTTTTAATACGCAGTAAATTGTTTTCTTTTGCAAATTCTTCTCCTAGCTGACCATCAACCGGGAAAAATACAACTTTCTGCCCTTCGTAATAACTTAAATCAACAATAACCGTATTTCCAAAAACGGTACCAAGCTGGAGCCTATCAGCATTGCTGTGTTTACGAAGTTGCTTAAGCTCAGTAATGTAAGCACAATACATTAAGTATTGAATACCTCTTTCTCACTCATAATTCTCTTGCACAGATCAATTACATCTGTGTTGCCTCCTTTTATTTCATTATATATTTTAGTAACACCATAAAGTTTTCCTATATGGAATCCTTTGTTATATGTATCAGTAATTTTCTTTTTCATCTTTTTTCTAGTTATAAACACGTAGCTCCTCCTGTTATTTCTTCTAAAGTTCTAGGAGTATAATTCAGCAGCATTGCTCCGACATTATACATTTTACATGGTGTATTATATAGATTTTCCATTTCATACTTTGTTCTTTGCATCATATTATTTTCAAAACCTGTATGTACATGTCCATATAAATGGTACCAACCATAGTAATGATTCTTAAAACAAGGAATCGGATAATGACAAAGAATAATACTCTCTTTTGGATTAAGGTATAGTTCTTTATAATCAACTATTTCTACAAATAAATTCTGTAAATCTTTGTTTTTCAGAATCTTATTATCATGATTTCCTTTTATTAAATGAATCCTACCATTTAACTGGCTGTAATACTCCAATGTTTTAGTTGAACCATACCAACTAATATCTCCTAAAAGATAAACATCATCATCTAAGCCAACTACTGAATTCCAATTATTTTTAATAGTTTCATCGTTCTCTTCTATTGTCTTAAATGGTCTAGCATCGAATGCCAATGCATTTGTGTGACCAATATGTAAGTCTGAAATATAATAATTCATAAGCTACTCACCACAACACTAAGTATATCAATAACGCCAACAATTAGTAATATTATATAAAATCTTGTTCCATGTATCCCTATTGATGAGCAATAGGCTCCTAGAATACCCCAACATAGAATATTCAAAATTGATAAAAATGTTTTCATAGCTCACCTATCCAATCTTCATAAATATTATCTGCATGTGCTTCAATATCATCATGTAATGTCTCTTCTGGGTAATCAATAAGAGACTCCATAATATAAGAAGTTGCAATCATATCTAAAGCTTTCTCACCTGACAGTAGGTATTTTCTTTGTAATATATCTTTTAGACATTCAATATAATCTTTAGCGTTTTCTGTAAGCTCTACCATTATGCGATCCTCACAATCTGTTCATATAAGACATAATCCTTTGCTGTTATAGCTTTACTATCATGGTAATGCCCACACAGCCAACGTCCATAGTCAACATTACATCTGATCTCTTCCAAATAATCAGTTAGCTTATCCGGTTTATATAATCCATGTGATAATAATGCTGCTGTAGAAGAAGCTGTACAATGCGTTAGGATAAAATCTACTTTATTATCATGTTCTGCCAGGTTCTTTATACCTTCATCCATCTCTTCTTGATTCGGCATTTCTCGCTCCCACCATGAAATGTGATTAATTCGGTACATTTTATCCGGATCATCTCTCCATTCTTTTACTCTTGGATCATCAATCTCTAATACTCCATCTGAAATATCATGACTGGCAGCTCCACCAAAAGTAAAGAATTTTAACCCGTCTATATCAAATACCTGTCCTCTCATAAGATGAATTACTGATGGTTTAATAAAATGTACCTTACCACCATGCCATTCTTCTACCGGATAAGCATCTAATATATCGTAACATTCATGATTTCCGTCAATAAAGAGTGTTGTGAAATGCTTCTCTTCAAGCCAATTCAGATACCACCTTTGCTGAGGTGAATCTCTCCATATCCCAAAATCTCCAAGAACAATTACATAGTCATCTTTAGTCATCTCTCTTTGCTCCGGGAACGAGTCCATATTTAATCTATGGATCCAATCCCCATGTGTATCACCTGTGATCCAAATTACTTCCACCACCTCCAACAATATGTAGCGATTGAAAATCCTATAAGAATCATGAAATATGCTACAGGTATCGCAAAAAACATTTTCATAATTGAAATCAATAAAATACACAAATCTAATTTTTTATCTGCAATCATGTTTAATATTCTTACTACTGGCAAAAGCATTAACTTCCAACCACTACATATAGCTCCAATTACTCCACATATAGCAGAAATCCATCCCATGGTTTGCTTAATCACTTAATTCCTCCTAAACTATCAATCCATTGTTTTACCTTGCCATTATCATATGTTTTTGTAATCAATACAGCAGACACTGTTTGCCCTATTCTTCCATGATATTGACGATATGTACTTTCATCACTAAGTGAATATTCAGTTCCGTTATAATTTACCGTAATTTCATATTCAGCATAATCAGTTCGAAATTGCGGAACATGATTAACCATACCTGTAAAACGGGTTTCTTTAGGTTTATAATATTCATTTACAACTGTGACCTTCACGCTTTCCTCTTTTTTATCAATGCATTTAGCGCAACCAGTTAATGTTGAAATACTTATCAATAAAACTCCTAAAATACTTAATACTTTCTTTTTCATAAACTCTCTCCTACATTTGTAGTTAAGGTCCAATCCTTCTGAGTTGTCCCATAGGGGTAAGAACTAAATGTTATAGTATTATCCTCAGTAGTTTCAGTTCTAGTTGTCTCCTCAATAAGATGGCCTTCTTTATCATATTTTTTAGTTGTCTCCGTAATCGTAGTTTTTATCATTGTACTCTCCTTATATTGACAAACCACCTCACCTAAAGTACAATACTATTGATTCCAGGTCTGTACCGGGTGAGGATCTTCTGAATGGGTAATGTGATATGGGATTGTATCACACATTATTTTTGAAGGAGGTGTTGCCTATGGCAGCAGATATCATAACTATACTTACTTGCTTTGGGCCAACATTACAATTCGTAGTTGTTAACGTTATCCTCACCCTACGCAGCCACCTCTTTATACTGACGCAAAATCCCTACGCTACCATCAGCATGTTATAGCTCCTCTGTACGATTGCTATAAGTTTCCCTCAATTTTTTTATAATTCAATACCTTCCATAACAGCTCTAGCTTCTAAGATAGCTAAATAGCTTGCCATAGCATCAATCTGAATATTATAAATGCTTCTTGGGCATGTTGGCTCAAAACTAAGACTTCCATTGTCCCATTTAAAAAGTATAGACTGCAAACCTCTGAATCTAAGCATTAACTGGTAATATTCAGCTTTGAATCTCTCGTTATAATCTGGGCTAACCATCATTTCTGTTGTTTCTTTTAATGTTTTTACCATGTTATTTGTCTCCTTTATATTCTTTAATATTATTTACAAATGTCCAAGTGAAAAAGACTACCAGCATTAAACTAAGTAAATTTTTATAAGTAATAAGGTCTACCAATGATACTGCTATAAAAATAGCATCAAGAATGATAAAAAATATGTTAAGTTTCATTTAATTCATCTCTCACTCTCATAAGTATCTTCCCAAGCCTATTTTCTCCAACTCCATCTACAGTTCCCCAAATAGTATCTCCCCAAGTATTACCCTCTTCCAAATATTCATCTCCTGTAGCAAGTAATTTTTCCTTAAGGTCTGGATTCTGAGTGAATTTAGCCAGTACGATTTCATACATTACTTTATCTTTCACTTCTTCCCAATCTGATCTCAAATCAATCTTTCTACCTGCTGCCTTTGCTTCTGATGGGCTAGCTTGAGAAAATAACTGGAATTTTAGTCTACGATTTTTTGTTTTCTGTGCTTGAAAAGCTGCTTCATTATTCGTATAGTCCCATCCGTTATAACTTACCGGTGCCATATAAAAGTTACTTAAAAAGTAATAATCTCCAGTGAAACTATTAATCATTCTTTCTCCTTCCCTAATAATCACTACAAGTTACTGTTAAACTTACAAATCCTTCATCAAATTCAAAACAGTCTCGGACATCATGTTTTACTAGCTGTTCTACTCTGTCTCTGTCAGTTATTTCTACTCCAATTAATTCAGGATCAGTCAAGTTGTATTCAGCTTCTACAGTAATCACTCTTTTTGTTGGTATCAAAATTTCTTTCTCACATGCATCATCAATTGGTTTATTTAATATCCTTTTTCCTCTTTGCGTAATATCACCTCCATATTTTATTTCATTGTTTAACCTCCTTAAGTGCAGGTGAGGAATTGAACCTCACCTTAACCTTTTGTTACTACACTTATTTTCTCTTCCCTACAAAGAATCCAACTAAGAAACAGGTTAATAAGCATACCGCAAACACGCCTATATTCAACACTATCATTTTATTTGCCTTTCTTTGCCTTTAATTCCTGCAACTTTTTATCAATTTCATCATCTTTCATTTTCTTATCCAGACGCTGTTTTTGCACAATAGTAGAACTTTCATAAACGATCCTAGCTCCATCAGCAGCCTCTTTTTGCTTTTTAACTCCGTCACGCACTTTCTCTAGCATCTTTTCCTCTTCGCTGGAACATACTCCTGGCGTTACATTAAAAGCTTTTGATGCCTGAGCTGTTTCCAGAGTTAAAACTGCACTCTCTTTTTCTGCTTTTAAATCATTAAGCTGTTGCTGTAGTACTTCTACTTTTTCTTTCTGCACATCAGCATTCTCTTTCCATTCTTTTAATGTATTTTTAATAAAATCAATTTTATCATTAAGTTCCTGTTGTTCTTTTAAGTAGACTTTTGCCGCTTCGTCATCTCCTCGATCCACACAAGCGTTTACATTTACATCTGCTTTCATGGCATCTTTCTTCAAATGGAACAGGTCATCTTCATAATTGGAAATCTTACCAAGCATCTGCTGATATCTTACATTTTCCTGCTGAAGTTCATCTTCTTTCTTCTCAATAGCGGCATTATAATATGCTTTAGCTCCTTCAGGTGTAGACGCATCTTTCTGAATAGCTTCATTTGCCGTGCCAGATGCTCTTATCCTTACTCTCTTTCCAATTTTACTATTAAAAAAGAAACAAAGTCCTACGAGTACTAAAATAACAATTATAATAATTGCTCCAGCTGTAATATTCATTAGTCTCTCCCCTCATCAATATCAAGCCCAAAGTTTTTAAACAGTTCTGTCATACCTCCCACATAACCGGAACCTAATGCCTGGAATTTGAATCCATCTCCGTAACGGTATAATTTACCCATTTCTACTGCATTCAATTTTTCAAAGTTTTCATTCTCAGACAGATCATATTCATACTTATCACCATCTGGATTGTCGTAATCACAAATTGTCATAATTGCATTGGAGACCATTCCAAAATTCTGCATACGCTGTAAGGCCCTAAAAATTGTTAAGCAGATAGTAAATTCTGTTTTATCTTTCGGGAAAGTATCAGCATGCACAATGAAATATTCGTCATAGTGCTTTCCATTGAAAATCATTCCCTGAGAATCATCACCAGTTTTATTGTCTCCTGAATAGTCTACCCAAGGATATGCAGAACCATCTTCATAGGTTTTATAGTTTACTAAATCTTCTGGATACACTACTTTGCGACTTGAATCTGTTAAAAATCCATTGATATCAAAGTCAATGTCTGCTTCACCAGCATAACGGTTCTGATCCCAATTGACTCCAATAAAGAAATTCTTAATGCCTGTACCATCTTCTTTTACCATACTAATTTTCTGATTTTTGCTCATGTTGATTACTGCCATATCTCTTTATCTCCTTTTTATTTATTATTCAGCCAGTCTTTATACTGACGAAGAATCTCTGTATATAACTGTTCATCAGACATTTTATTCATGTCTTTTACTGCTGTAAAACCGGTGTTGTCGTGTTTTCTACCTTTCATATCATCAAGAGATTTTAAATAGTCAAAATCTTCATCTCCAATTCCTATGAACTGCACGAAGATGTTGTACTCTGAAAGCTCTTTAATAACTGCATTGGTAGCAGAGACATCACTATTTTCACCATCTGTGATAAAGATAATAAATGCTGGGACTTCACTTGGCTCAATATCTTTATAATATGTAATCATTTCTTTCAATACAGGAGCATAATTAGTACCACCCATATACATATGTGCTTTTTTCATAACATTTTTAACATAGCTACTATAATTATCAGCGTTAGCAGCTTTTAAGCGCTCCGCTCCATTTGAGAACAGCCAACTCTCAAGTTCTCCATTATCGTCAAATCTTAGAGCAATAGGCAACAAACGAGAAATGGTTTCCTGTACGGATCCGTTATCATATAACCAATCCATACTTCCTGAATAATCCATTGCTAAAGCTACTCTAGCCGTATGTTTTGTCATATCAATCTTACTTCCCTTAGACATGTCGATGAGAACTTTGCCGAGATTCTCATTGTGCTTTGACATATCAATTGTCTGTAATTTTTCTTCATGCACCGGTTGCTGAGTTACAGCAGAAGATAGCTCTACTGCTGTCTCCTCATCTTTTTTCCCAAATAGCTTATCAAAAAATCCCATCTTATTTACTTCCTTTCTTACAAATTGCTTTTCTAATCCAATCTACAGGCACAACCATAAATGCTGTCATTAGGACTACAATCCACTGTTTAACATCCATTGGAGTTGTCTGTACTAGATTTCCTACAAAGTTACACAAAACTACAGTCATTGCAAAAATACCCAATGCGATATACATAAATAATTTGTTATTTTTAATTCCTTTGAAAAGATTTATACTATCTGTTCTAATAGTGAATCCATTAAATACTGCCATTAGACACAATAAAGCGAATCTCGCTGTCATAGCCGAAAGTTTTGTTGCAAACATATTTCCAACTGGACCAAATGTAATTACACCAAATAAAGCAATAAATACAATTGAACTTAATGCAATTCTCCCTTTCGCTCCACGGATAAATAATCCGGATCCTTTCATGATAGGCTCTTCATTCATATATTCTTCTTTTGGCGGTTCTCCACCAAAGCTTAATGAGTTAAGTGAATCCATGATGATATTTACAATAAGGATCTGAACTGCTGCTAATAGAGCAGAGCCACCAGAAATAATTGGAAATACCATACTTAAGATCAACAATGAAATATTGATAGGTAGCTGGAATTCAAGGAACATCATAATGTTATGCATAAATGTTCTACCAAGTTCGACTGCCTTTACCACACTTGCAAAGTTATTGTCTGTCAAAACAATATCTGCTGCTTCTTTTGCTACATCAGATCCATCTTGCATTCCAAAGCCTACATCTGCTTTCTTTAATGCGGGAGCATCGTTCACACCGTCACCGGTCATTGCTACAGACATTCCAATTTCTTGTGCTAATGTTACAAGGCGAAGCTTCGTATTCGGTGAACATCTGGAAATTACCCTTAACTGTGGAATAATTTCTTTTACTTTTACATCTGACATTGCCTCAAACTCATCATTGGTAACTGCTAAGTCTCCAGGCTTATAAATGCCAGCTTCCATAGCAACAGCCTTAGCAGTCTCCATACAGTCACCAGTAATTTCAATTACCTGAATTCCAGCTTTATGAGCAATTTTTACTGCTTCTGGAACTTCATTCCTAACCGGGTCAACAACTCCAATGATTCCAAGGAGATTCATTTCATCGGGGAGACCATCATCAGTTTTATCTGAGATAGTCAATGCAATACATCTCATTGCCTTCTCTGTTAATCCCTTAATATGGCTCTTTAAAGCCTTTCTTTTTTCTTCTGTCAGCTCAGTTACAATGCCATCATTATCAAGATAAAATTTACACTTCTCAATTAATTTTTCTGGTGCGCCTTTATAAACAGTAAAATCATTTGCTCCATTATTTAAAGTAACTGCAGAGAATTTATTTTCACTACTAAATGGAATACGTTTTTTCATGATAGCTTTATTCTGTATTTTTTGTGCATCTTCAGGAGAAAGCATATCAAGCACTGCTCGATCAATTGAATTGCCACCAGTGATATTCCCATTAGAATCAAACACTGCACTATTATTCATACAAATGTTTAAATCAATTAGCTCGTTGAGCGAACTTTCCTTATTAAAAATATCCTGACAGTTACCGTTAATCATAACTGTAGAAGTCATTTCGCCTGTTGTGAGAGTTCCTGTCTTATCCGTACAAATTAAATTAACATACGCCAATTCAGGAATTTTACCAGTATTCTTCGCAAGAATATTGAATTTTTCCATTGTCGATACATTCTGTTTAGTTACAAGTTTTACAATGAGTGGCAGACCTTCCGGTACAGCCGCAACAATAATTGTCAATGCATTTGAGACATTCTGTGCTACCTTCTGAATACTTTCAAGAATACTTCCTGAGAAATACTGACTTAAGCTTCCAGCATTTAAGATACCTGTAATTGTCATAATTACAAATGCTAATGCTGCCGCAATTGTTCCCCATTTTGAAATAAAATCACACAAATGATCCAGAGCAATATCAAGAGCTGTCTTAGGAGGCTCTAAAGTCTGCATTTTGACAAGAGTATCACCATTAACTGTATTAACACCAACATCTGTAACAATCATTTTTCCTTCACCAGACATGATAACTGTTCCTGCAAAGAGAGAACACTGATCCGTATATGCAGTAGTTGATGTTGTTTTAACATGCTTATAATTAGCACTAGGAATTTTTCTACATTCTTTTGTCTCTCCATTGATAGCGGCGTTATTAACAGAAATTTCTCCATCAACAATAAATCCATCTGCAAAAATCTCTTGTCCAGTTCTCAATAGAACTAAATCACCTACTACCAGATCATCTTTATTAATTGTCTGTACGCTTCCATCTCGGACAACATCACAATATCTAACTGCCGTTTTTGCTCTTAGCTCTGCTGCAGATTTCTGTACGCCTAGACCTGTCTTAATAGCAATTCCAGTAACAATAGCTAAAACCACTATAATCATTACAGGTTCAGAAAGAGACATTACTCCCATAGCGCCTAAAACCAACTGAAACAAAGCAATTATTATTAGAATCATAGTAATTGGTTCAGTTAATGCCTCCTTAGCAAAATGATACCATTTCTTCAATTCAGGCTCCGGAAGTTTATTACTTCCATATGTAGTCCTACTAACCTCTACTTCGCTACTTTTTAATCCATTAAAATTCATTTTCAAATCTCTCCTAATACAATTCTTTCATTGACAGACATTACAAATTCTTCTATAGCTTTATAATTTGGTTTATCAGGCAATGAGGTATTCTTTGAATCATACTCAAGTCTTTTCTCTAACTCATTTACCATTTCAAAAAATTCTGGGATGGGCTGACTGTTTGCATCCAAATATTCTCCATTACGTAGAGCCATAAGAAGCTCATGATCATCTTCTCTATATGTAATAATTTTGCCTTTTTCAAGAATATCAAAACACATAAGATACAATCTCACTAAATGGCACATATGCTTTCCTAGCTTATTATGTTCTATGGCATGTCTGTTTCTTTTTCCAACTTTAGAGTAATCCTTAACAATATTTTTCATTTCGGCCCACATCCCCTGATAATCATTCAAAGGATAGTGCTTCAACTGGATATCCATAAATACTTCTGTTTCATAATCTTCCTGAATACCTTTATCTACATAAAGCTTTATTGCATCTTCTGGAAAATTGAAATACTTTTCAGGGAAAGTATAAAAAGCATTCATAATACTATTAAGAACATGCTGCATTCTTTCTTCTTGCCCTAGCTTTCTAGCAGCTTTATTATCAAGCCTTCTTAGCTGGCTTGTAGCATAGCCTCCAAAAGAATAGATCGCTTTCTTAGATAAAAACATTTCAGCATTATCAAGAAGTTCTTGACCAATTGGATGAATATAAAGATAATGTTCTGGCTTCAATCCTATCAGCTCAATTGTGTTTGGGTTGCAGTTTGACAATAGAGTTATCAATTTATTAAAAGAATAGATTGTTGTATCTGTTGTTTCTTCCGTTACCTGATCAAAATTATGTATAGGAATCAGGATTTCTTCTCTTTTATTTAAAGCACAACCCCTAATATCCAGATCGGAGTTTTCTGTATCTGTACCATAAGCATGAGACCCACCTAAGCCTAATAGAATTATGTTACTCCCCAGGTGCTCGTTCGCTCTTAAGAAATCATAGTGTTCACTTTTCAACAATTTTTTGATTTTCTCTATTTTCATCAATTTCTCCTGTTGAATAATAATAATTTACTATATCGTCTAAGTTCCTTATCTCTTTTTCTAACTCTGCACACTTTTTCTTGCTATCACATGCCCATAACTGTTTTCGTAGCTTCGTTGCAACCTCAGATACCTTTTCTGCTTCTTTTGTTTTATCAATGGTTTCTATGACATCAACTTCAATTGGTTCTCCGCAAAATGGACAGAATTTAAGAGGGTAATAATAGTCTTCAGGCCATGTATCTTCCCAGTCTTGGACTTCTTCGCTTATGTAAAAGAAAATTCCAAAAGTTTCATCAGTTTTATAGTCACAACCATGGCATTCTATAGTTTCACAAGTTCTACATAAGTAGTTATCAGGATATTCATTAGAAATAACTATCCTAGGATTCTCTTCCAATGCTTTGCAACAGAATTTAGGTTTATAATATTTATAAGATGTGCTCCTATCTACAATTATTTGCTTTGCTTTTATTTCCATGTTTACACCTCAGATAATCTGTAAGTTTTCATCACCGATAAGCCATGCAGAATCTAAAATAAAATTTTCATATGGATCACCACCGTCATTCCAGAACTCATCCGATCCAACTTCCCAATCGCCCAATGTTCCAGCATTAAAGTTACCGTATAAATAATCTGCCACATATTCTAAAAACGCATCTGCAGCCTTATCATAATCTTCTTTTCTTATTGACTCTTCTACATCCGGCTCAAGATCAATCCATTTATGCTGTTCAATCAAAAAAGATTTAGCGTTGTCTCTTACTTTCAACAGTGAATTTTTAATGTCTGCTAATGTTGCATCTTTCTTTTTTGCAATGATATAACTTGAAGACGAACTATTAGTAACAAATCCTCTTCTTATTTTCATTAACCATCTCTCCCTTCTCCTTCAGCAACTTCTATATCAGCAAATCCATTTACTTCCGTAATAGCATCTATTGCTTCATTCATAGAGAAATCATAATCATATACAGCATCACCCCATTCATCATAATAGGCATCGTTACTGTCCTTAATTACAATATATTCTCCATCAGGGTGCTTTTCTAAAATGTCATCAACCCCATAAATGACCGCTCCGCACCAACTAGCACCAAGCTCACCAGACCAGTTTCTTTCATCATTTACACCAGTAACATCTAATACATCAAGATTGAACTGATCAATTATCTTCTGAGCTTTTTCTTTGTCAGCAATCCTTGCAAAGCAAATAATGAAACTGCTAGAGCTTGAATTAGTAACAAATCCTTTCCGTATTTTCATGAGCCCTCCTTTCTAGTGGCTCTCGCCACTAGATTTCTTATTCCACTTAGGTTTATCAGTTTTCATTTTATTTACATGTTTAGAAAAAGCAAGTGACTTCTTAGACTGCTTCATCCCATGTTTAACCATTCTAGTATGTTTCTTTCCGTTTTTATCTACTTTTGTCTCATACTCTTTGTTCCAGGAATTCTTTGATCTCATATTACATGTCCTCCATTGAATAAATTACTTTTTCTAAGCTTCTTTTTGATTTGAAACACTTCTTAAGCAAACACCACATAATGGCTTTTTCAGTATCATCTTCGTCTTCCCAATCATTTAAGACTACAGAAGTCTGTGTTCCATCTTTGAACCCTACAGTAGTTCTAATTTTCCCTGTAGCAATATCTTTTGTTCTTCCTACAAATGAAATATCATCTTTTGATAAGGTTTTATAAACATGTTCATCTTTAGGCATAATATATACATCAACACCCAAAGCATCTTTAATCTGACGTTCACAGCTTCTAAGCTCTTTATCGAGTACATGCTTATGATTAATAGTTTCTTGAGCCTTCTCTAAAGCTACAGCAATATCTTCTGGTGAGCAACAATATGTCATATTATTATCCTCCTTGTAATTGAAATACGGCATTGGTTCCAATTTAAACTTATTTTTTGTATGTAAACGATCAATCCGTCTTTTAATTTCCGGATCTTTGCAAATACCTGTACGAATATATCTATCTAATACTGCATAGGTAAATCCGAAGTTATCTTCATCTGATTTACCACATAACCCATCTGATGGTGTTTTCTCTACATATTTTATAGGTAGTCCTAAGTAATAACCGATTCTTTTTACTTCACTCTTTGTGAACTGAGCCAACGGTGAAAAGTCTCCTGCTGCGTCACCATATCTAGTGGAGTATCCGATGTAATCCTCACTAAGGTTACATGTATTAACCACTCTTCCATTGTGTGACTGTGATATCCCGTATAGAGTGGCCATTCTTAGTCTAGGAGCGAGATTAATTAATGTCTGATCTGTTACATTAAATGCAAGATCCATCTGATCAATGATATTATCATAAGCTGATCCAACATTAATGGTAAGATAATCAATGCCTAGTACATATTGGCAAATATCATAAGCCACATCAATATCATCCTGTTCACGATTTGGCATAATTACTCCAAGAACTTTGTCAGCTCCAATAGCTTCTACACATAACTCAGCAGCCACTAAAGAATCAACACCACCGGAGATACCTACTATAAAATTACATCCTGGGCCGTTCTCTTCTCTCCAATCTCTAATCCACTGAATACAATCATTTGTTACTTTTTCTACATTAAACATTCTGTTCCTCCAATTTCCACAGTTCTACTTTAAAACTACTTAATTCTTCTTCTATAATCTTATAAACCACTTCCCAGTCTGCTCCTCCTCTTCCGCAGCCTATTTTGTATGGGAGTGCAATGGTTGTCTTGTGAGGTCTGTTATCAGCATCAAACCAATAAACAGGTATTTGTTGTCGAATAAAATTTAATCCTTCTCGAAAAGCTTTAACATCAGTATACTGTTTTCCATCATATCCATACTTGTCTTGTGCAAATAAGGATAATATTCCTTGATTTTTCCTTCTGATAAAGTACTCGTCATATGTTCCAAGAAGTAATTCTGGATTAAATTCACGTAATTTACAGACGTTTCTATAATGTATATAAATACCTTCGTCATAATCTCTTAATGCTTTAGCGACTCCAGTATTCATTTCTCCTTGGCAATTAACTTGATGAATTATATAATCGGTCTGTGCATCTACAATGTTGCCTTCAATAATTCTAATCATAAATCTTTTCCTATAAATCCTGAAATGTAAACTTCTCGCCACAGGAGCAAATCACTTCTCCAATAGTTCCAATGCTTGTGGGAACAAATTGATATGTATATCTCCCGCCACAACATCCGCCAGCTCTCAATCTCTGTTCCATAGTTCTCAAACCATGTTTCTCAGCATCATGTTTTAATTCCCACTCTCTGATTTTCTCTTGTTCTTTTTCTGAAATTGGAAATCCTCTATACAGATCCTCTTTCGCTTTTTTCAGTTCTGATTCCATTCTCTGCATTTCAGAATCTTTATAATGCTCATCTTTGAGTTTTTTATTTTCTTCTTCTAAGTATTTAATTCGTTTTTCATAAGTATCTACTTTATCAATAATCCCCCTGACAAAGATCTGAAACTGAATCCGTAAAATATGTACTACTCATTTTTATACCTCCTTCATTAAATATTTCATTGGAACCCTTTTAGTCAGCCAAACTCCATTTTTAGATAAGTAAAATTTGTATCCATCTTTGTACATCTGTTCACTATTGATAGAATAAACAACTTCTTTACCATGTCTCTTGCCGACAGCTTTGGCGGTTTCAACATCTTTTGACAAATGAACATATAAACGACTTTTAGGAATCAATCCATTCTGATCAATAGACGCTATATATTTCTCGCCGGTTCCATGATAAAGAATTTTAGGTGGCTCTTTCTCTTCCAGTTCTACATCTACCGGAATTGAATGTCCCTGATTCGCTCTGATCAATGTCTTGTCATCATTGAAAGAATATCGCTGCTTATTGTCAGTCTGTACAATTTCCTCTAAAATTTCTTTGTTGAATCCGGGATTATTTTTAGCGATACCCTGAATCAATTCTTCTACATTCGCCCAACCATGTTCATCTATAGTAATACCAATAACTTCAGGCTTATGTCTTAATATAAGACTTATATATCTACTAATACTTTGTAAATTCATTCTCTTTACTCCATAAATGATGAAACATGTACGGTTACAAAATCACTATGTGTACGAATATAATCCAAAGTTTTTACTGTATCCTCTACAATTGCAATCTGAGATGGCTTTAAATGCAACTTTGCTTGTAATTCTTCAAGAATTATTAATTTTGTATTTTTATTTGCAACAAAATAGATATTGTCATCAGGTAAATCATAGTTGTTTTTGATAAAAGCTTTTTTGCCGGGGATCTCACTAGAAGGACTCTTTGAACAAGCATATACTTTGTCAATACCTTTCTTCTGAATGAACTCTTGCATTAATTTAATCGGACGCACATCTTTATACGGATTCTCACCGGAAGCTACAAGTCTATCCCATTCATCATCAGTCATACTATGACTTAATTCAGAGAACTCATACGGAGCAAGTACTCCATCTACGTCCATTACTACAATTACATCATCTTTTAATAAATAATCTGTAATTTTACTCATCTTTGTTTCCTCCGTTTAGTCTTTCTCTAATGTCTTCAAATGTTTCTTTATGATACATTTCACCGTCTTTAAATACAGTTCTTAATACTCCGTCACGAAATACATCATTAAATCCATCCATGCATTGCAGCTCTCCATTGTCATCGTGATATATACAACAACACCCTTTATGAGACTTTTTCAAATGACTCGTGTCGGTTTTTGGATCTTTATAAATCATAATTGGCTCGCCATTAACAATTCCATATGTAGCTTTCATAGCAATACCAAACATATCCCTAGTTACAACAACTATATGTCCATCGGGTTCTATAACTGCTGAGAAGCAAAATGCTCCGACTCCGAATACAATATTGTTTGCAGCAAATCCTTTTTTCTTCAGTTCTTCCCATACCTGCTTTACATTATTAAGAGTACATCCGTCCCCATAGATAATTCCAATGTGCGGATCAAGCACTTTGTATCCTTTGCTATTTACTGTTCCGCCGAATGTATTCCAAAGCTTTTCAATTGTCTCTACAGCAATTTCTACCATATCCCCGGAATCTGGACGAACCAGAAGTTTACCATTATGCTGCATGATTTCTTTTTTACAAGCCGGAAGAATATTATCAATCATGTTCCAGTAATCATATGTATCAGATACCATACTAAAGGATGCATTAGGATATAATTCTGTAAGCAGTCTTTTTACAAATGTAATTTCATCACCGTCTACTGCAAAGTTTGAAGCCATGCAGCTATGTTCTGTTGATACAGCGCCAATTCCAATCTTTTCAGTCCAGCAACAAGCATCATAATATGTATCTATATAATCAATAGCAGGAATTGTGCTTGTCTTATCAAATGATAATAACCAAGCAGATGAACATCTTACGGCCTCTTCCATACAAGACATTCCTCTCATACCAAAGTCTGAGCATGCCATTTCAGGTCTTAAAAAGTCATCACAGGTCATTTTATAGTAGTCATTTGCAAGTTCTCTATACATATGACCAATTGTTGCATGAGCACACGGCTTCCAAAGCTCAACCTGCAGAATACACTCAATCCACTGCACAACCCATGCAAAATCTGGATGTGTATTCGTGATTTCAATGCATGGCACTCCCATAGGCACTAATGTACCTTCCGGTAATGCACGGATCTGAATCGGAAGATACCCTAATTCGTGAAGTTTAAGGATTGGAGAAATATCGTAATTTCCTTCTCCTAACTGAATGTCCATACTAATTGTATAAAGTTCTTGAACTTCATCAGTGCTTAATTTAAAGAAATCTCTTTTAAAATATGTAATAAGATATTCTTTAATAAAAGCCTGCAGTCCGAAGAAAACCATATGATCCTGCTCCTTTAACATTGATCTTCTCGGAGTCCAATAAGAGACTAACTTCGTCAATCCTCTCGGAAACATATTGTGGTGTACTTGTTTGTAAGTATCGCTTAACAGAATTGCTAAGGTATCCATTATTTTTTATCCTCCTCTTTGTCATTTACAATTTTATCAATCTGATCTGTGATATAATCAACTACATCTTTACCAGTTTTGCCAATTGTTTGAATATTATCTGGTGTGATTTCATTTACAACTGCCATCGTATATATTGTTTCTGTATTAGGTGTCATGATTGTAATGATAGTCATTACAACACATCCGATAATTAATTTGCTAATAGTTTTTCTAAACTTAAATGGTTCGTTATATCCGGTTAATCCAGCAAATAAAGCACACATAGCAATAACTCCGCATATTCCTGCGATCATTCCAAAAAATGTTGTTAAATTATCTGCTCTACTAGCAGAATAAATCAACCAAGGACTAATAATCGGTTTCATATTTTTATCTCCCTTATAACTTTCCTATCAAACAGCCCCAAGTAAAAGCAATCTGAAACATATGAGTTATCTGATCTTGAATTAAATTAATTTTCTTTTTATTGGCTTTCATATCATCTACTAACATATGTATCAATAAATTCATAACCAATAATAAAGGATTCCATTTACCGCCAATAATCATAAGCGCAATTGTTGGTGGTAACATAATCATAAATGACCAACTAAAGCTATGCATAAACAACGCTGCTAAATAATCATATTTATATAATTTTCCTGGTGCATTCTTTTCCCACCATGATTTTTGTTTTGCAGATGCCAACCATCCTTGTAAATAATAATCATCTACAATGTGGCAGAAAATCATTGTAAATAATATAAATATTTTATATGCAATATTCATTATCTAAACCTTTCAACCAGTTCAATCTTAGGACTTTCCAGATTTGTTAGAATCGTATCTGTCGTATAAATCTTCTCAATCAGTCCATTGTTTTTCAGAAGTTCTCCTTCATAAATAGTATTCTCACAATGAGTTATATAAAGATAAATCTTATTTACTCCTGTTTCTTTTAGTTTCTTAGCACTATAATAAAAAGTACCACCTCTGCTGCAGATATCATCTACAATAAGGATATCTTTACCTGGCAGTTGATTAATTTCACCTGATAAATCTAAACCTTTAATTTCTCCAGTCTCCCAATCTCTATTCTTAATACCGAAAGCATATGGAAGATGTACTGCTGAAGAATATCGCTTCATGGATCCCGCATCCGGATAAAACATCATAAGGTTATTACTCGCAATCTTCTTAACAGCATCCTCAATCATTCGATTCGGGGATTCTACATGTACTTTATTAAATAATGCAGCAGATACATCAGAATGTGGATCTAAAACTTCTACTTTTCCAAAATGTAATGAATTAATAGTCTGAGCAAAATATTTTAAAGTAAATAATTCGTTCTCATGCTTAACTCGGTCCATACGTGCATCTGGGATATAAGGCATATATAAATTAGGCACTACTCTATGATCCCAACAATATCTAGTAATATATTCAACTGCTGTTAACTCTTCCATTGATTCAAAGAACCATTCAATATTATCTCTGCACCATCCTCCAATAGGAGGAATATCCTTAAATAAGAATGTTCCATCCGGATATTTATCAAGTTTGATTTCTACACCGTTTAATTTAATCATTCCAAATCTCCTTATAATTTATTTCTTACTGTTTAATAATCCTTACTTAACTTTTACTTATGCTCAATATCACAGGTAGTTATTACAGACGGATTATTCAAATGATTGCCATTACAGAAATTATTGATAAAATCCACCTGTCTTTGGAGATAATCAATAGAATCACATAGTGAAACTTTTACATAACTTAATAATTCTGCGACAATTGTACTAATCTTAAACAGTTCATTTTCTTTATCATCGTATTCAACGCCATCTGCATGATTAAACGGTGAGGTTGCGTCAGCTGTTTTTATATAAAAATCATTATCCTCATTTTTATAAATTGAGCACACCCAAATAGTATCGTCATAAAGCCCATCAAACTCAAATACTTGTAAGGTTTCTGTATTGTTTTTTTCAACAAGTTTTGTAGTGATCACTCCATCACAGTCATATTTACGTAAGTAGTTCTGAATATCCTCTAATGTAATTTCTTCTAATTTCTTCATTTCCACAGTATTTTCTCCTACCATCTTATTTCTCTCCTATCACATTAATCTGACAACTTTTCATCACCTCTAAAGCTGCTTTATGCTTCTCCGGTGTAGTTCCAGCGCAACATGACGCATCTACTGTGATCTCTGCCTCCGGATAATAAGTTTTGATAAGAAGAGCATTTGTGATAACGCAGATGTCTGTACACACACCTATGATTTCAATGTTTAAATTGTCTATATCACTGTCTGTCCCAAATATTTCTTCCCAATCCCAGCCTTCATAACCAAAAGTTGACTTTTTACATACCATAAAATTGTTATAATTATTTTTTACAGGATGAATTTCATCTATAACCTCCCACCCTGAAGTTCGATATATACAATGTTCAACAGGAAGTTTTTTACCCTCAGAAGTATTCAAATAATCTGAATTATGTGTATCCATTGTATACACTACATAATCCCCATTATTTTTATATTCTTCAAACTTTTCTTTAATTTTAGGTACAATAGCTTGAGCTTCCGGCGTACCTAGTGAGCCAGTTACAAAATCATTCTGCACATCAACTACAATCAGAACTTTCTTTTTATTTCCCACAAGCATTACCTCCAACAGTCATTCTCCCGAATGGGTACTCTACAACTCTATAGCTACAAAGAATCTCCATTTCTTTAACAACGTCTCCTTTACACATCTCTAATAAGACACCAACTTCTTCTGCTACTTTTTTAATTTCAACTTTTTTCTCTTCTGCTGAACTTAAAGTAATAGTTCTCATTCCTCTGGTATAATCAGAAGTCATATCATAAATATTATTTGGTATTTCAACTTTAAACCCGGCATCTTTTAGATCATTCATGTGTAAAATTAAATCATGAGTATATTCATCTTCTGCAAGCAATTCCATTAATTTAATTTCAGCTTCCTTATCAATCTTTTCAATACTTCTTTTCTCCCAAAGTTCTATAATTGACATATCATTTTCCTTTCTTGTAAAATTATTTAGCTCATTTTCTTTAAAATAAAAATCTCCTTCTTCTGATTCTTCATTGTAATAACTAGAGATATGTATTCTTATATTGTTAGAATAAACTGTTTTTACAACGCCTGTAGCACCTGCAATATCATATTGTTTATATTTTTTAGGCACTATTATTACTTGTACTATATCTCCTACTTGAAACATTTTTTACTCCTTTCTATTTATTAATCCACCCAGAGAGACTCGAACTCTCACGCTATTAAGCATTAGAACCTAAATCTAACGTGTCTGCCAATTCCACCATGGGTGGGTACAACTGGCAGTTCAACTGCCAATTGTTAATAATGAGAGCGACTATTATATTTACTTATTCACTACTTACCAGCCTTGTACAAACTAAGAGCCAAGTATAATCATGCTCATAAACTTTTACCAAGGATTTGATAAATCTTTATTCTTTATGCTTTATTCTTTAATCTTTAAACTGGGATAAACTTTGAATTTTGAATTTTAAGATTTGAGTTTTAATCTTTGAACTTTACAGTACTATGGCTATCTGCCTCATCCAATAATATAATATATTAAGCTTACAGGTCCTATACGACCACGTAATCCTAATCCATTTTGTATTTTATACTATTATCTACTGTATAAGTAATGCTGTGGTTTCTTTATTGTTTTATATATGTCTAACCCAGCTAAAAAGACATATAGATTATAGTTTAAAGTTTTCGATAAGCAGTGAATATATCTTAGTATGTAATTTCTATTTCTGTCAGAGAATTACTTACTGAAAGTGCCGCATCTACTTCAGCAGTGAACTCTGCAATTTCTGTTTCTAAATCCTCCATTTCTTTAAGAACACCAATTGGATCAACAAGTTCCATTGTCTGAGCTTCTATATAAGCTTCTCTAGTTTTTGTAAACTCTTCAGTAGAGGTTTTACCTTCTTTACTGCCATAGAGCCCTACAACATAATTTTCAGCTTTATCTTCCAATTTACCATTCTCAGTTATGATCTGAGCCATAGCAGCATCATACTGTTTTTTGATTTTCTGTTTTAAAAGTTTCTTGAAGTCCATTCCATGATTTTTCATTTCAATAGCTTCAGCTACTGTATACTCTTTATCGGCAACAGTGACTTTAGTTACTGCATTTGAAAGAACTACAGCTCTTTTAATAGCTTCTCTTCTCTTGATTAAATCAGTTGCTTTATCATAAGAAGATTTCATAACTCCTGTGTAAACTTTGATATCCACTCCTTTGACCTTTGTGTTAGAATGCTTATTTGAAATACAAGCTTCTACACTGTTGATTGCTTTTATGATGCGATCATCTAAGATCTTCAGTTCCGCTAATGCTTTATGTACATTCATTTTTTCTGTTGTCATAATAAATACCTCCTGAATTTTAAACTTTAATTTAATTGACTGTGATAAGAGTGGACTCGAACCACCGACCTCACTTTTGCAGTGCGCTCTTTTTCACAACTGAGCTACTTATCACTTTTCATGCATGACCTGTCATGCTGCAGTCACAACAGGATTATGTGTTCTTTGATCAGCTCAATTCCCTACATTTTCTCTAAAGCTGAATGTTTGTCTCATTACAAAACATCTCAAAAACTATCTGTCTTTCCAGCGCCATCTGATTCTCACTACCAAATCAGCAACGGCTCTTTACTATTGAAAATTAGAGCTCTCAAAAGTCACTCCTTCGTCAGGAGAAGTGGAAACTCTGGGACTCGAACCCAGGACCGACCGGTTATGAGCCGGTTGCTCTAACCAACTGAGCTAAGTTTCCATAGTGGGTGAACTTTGAAAACACCCACATATAAAAACGTAACAACTATAATGATTGATTTGTAATCATGTCAGCTACACGAACAGTCGTCACCATTCCGTTGCCCCATCACTCACCTCTACCTCACTGACTCAATTACTTTTTTCGCCTTATACTAATTACTCATTAGCACAAAGCACATCTATATAAATGTTTTGTACATTCAAACCATTGCTACCAATGTACTGTGTTCCCTTTTTTGAACAGGTTCCAGTTATTAAACCATCCAAAATTTCACTTAAGTTTTATCTATGTTCGCCATGAACATAAGTAGGTATACCTTAGTTCTATTGGTTACCTCTTTGGCCTTCAGAGCTAACTTAGAACTACGGGGTAGATGGGATTCGAACCCATGAATGCAGCAGTCAAAGTGCTGTGCCTTACCGCTTGGCCACTACCCTCTATAGATACCTATGAAGGTATCTATATACAGATTATTTATACTGCATAATGCAATTCTCTACTTTTTGCTCTTATAAAAGTCATATATGCTGGTTTCATTTCTTTGATGATCTTTTCATCTTCTTCATTATTATAGTAATTATCACTTTCTAATTTAATATCATTTCCAGATACATAAATGATGCCTTTCTTATGATCAAACTCACAATCAAGAACCTTACAAGAAGCATCTACATAAGTTCCTTTAAAGCAGAATTCCGGTTCAATCCTTGCACTTTTATCAAAGAAATCAATGGTCAATTTTGTGGTTGCCTCAGAACCATCTTCAAGATGTAGAGTGACTTCATACATAATACTGTTTAAATTAATAATATTTAGATCTTTGATTGCTGTCTCAAAAGGTTCTCCAAAGTTTAATTCAAATGCAATTGCTCTTAAGCAGTCATAGTTTAAATCCACTTTGTGAGCAAAAGAAATTACTTTTTCAATTTCGCTGTAATACTGTTTATCCAATTTGTCTTCTAAGTATTCTGTAATTTCAACATCTGACGGATACTCAAATCTAAAATGGTAGTGGAATCTTCCAGGTCTGTTTACTAAATAACTATTTAACGAGTTGAGGTCATTACAAGTAATCACAAACATTTTCTTCCCTTGAGACAATCCATCAAACAATGTAAGCATTTCTGTTTGAGGATCTGCCATGCCATCAGCAGCTTTAATACTGCCAAATGTTTTATCAAATTCATCAAACAGTATCATTACTTCCTGTTCAATTTCTTCTATGAAACTTGCAATTCCAGGAATATACGTGTCTACAATGATAACTGGTAAACCAACTTTTGTTGCTTCCACAGCCAATGTCTTTGCAAACAATGATTTGCCGATTCCTTTATTGCCTGACAGGATAACGCCAAGGTTCTTTTCTGCTTTTGGAAAAGCCTTAAGAACTTTTTCAACCTTACTCATATGTACTCCGTAGGTTTTTTCTTTGATTTCTATGTCTGCATATTTTTCTAAAAAGAAACCAGAATTCTTTTGAAACCTCACGACATAATTCTGAGCCGGAAGCTTGTCGAAAGTTTCTAATGAATCGTCGTAAGTTCTAAATGTGTTTCCTACCTTAATAATTCTCATTTTTTATTCTCCTGTTTTATATCATTGTTTATATCGAAAATCAATGCCCTTTAACATCTGCTTCATGTAATAACATCACATCTGAAAACATCTGTTTTCCAATTAAATACTTATCTTTATTCTTTGCCTTGTTTGATTGCGACCATGATAAATAGGGATGCATATGATAATAAATCAAATTTGCTGTATAAAAAGCATCATATATATCTTTTCCTGTAAGTGCACCGGAAAAATCAAAACATGTTAAACATTCATAAGCTCCAACACAATGATGTTGATAATAGTGACAGTAATCATCCTCTTCACCTTTTCCATTAATTCTTGATTTAGTGAAAAGCTTTCCAATATCATGGAGACAGGCCGCCACCCATAAATTTTTTTCTTCTCTAGGTACTCCTTCTGAAACCTTTTTCAGATGTTCATAAAGAGTAAGAGAATGATGTGGATTCTCTTGATCGAAGTCACGAGCCATATCTATTAATTCTTTTATATCTTTATGATCATCTTGTACAACTCTAATTTCATTGAACCCTTCATGGTACATTGGTGGAGAAAATACTTTCCTCATTCTTGTAATCACTTCGTCTGGAACTGAATTTTCCCTTTTTGAGTTATCCTTTAAACATTTTTCATACGTTTTCAAAAACATAATACATGTTTTATAAACATGTTTAGGAACTCCTTTTAAAAAATGCACTCTTCTTTTCTTTACCAAATTAGTAGCATCATAAATAACCGAATGCATTTTCAAATCTTCCAGTATTCTACGATGCAGTTCTTCAAATACTTTACTGTTGTCTGCGTCATCATAATTATCTCCATACATTTCTTCTCTGAGTTTATCAGAAGAGTGCACTATATAATCAGGATGAGTTTCTGAATACTCTTTAGCCCATGTACTTTTACCGGAAGCAGGTAAACCTACCAGCATAATTAATTCATTCATTATGTAATCTCCTCTATTTCTTTGCAAATCTTCTCTGCTATTTCTTTAGATATGTACTTCTGATTAAAAAACTCTTGTCCAATATCTGATCTAATTCGATATTTTTGATTATCTAAATTAGGCCTCCCTTCCCCGTTTACAATTTGAGGTAATGAAGCTGTCTGAAGATAATCTATATAATATAGATCTTCTTTTATACTTCTTCGTTTCTCTCTAATTGCTTTTTTTATTTTATAGGCCCAATATCCAGAAGTAACATTCAGTTTATTAAATTCTATATAGTGATCAAGATCCTGAGATATAAGCTCCAGTTCCTTTAGCTGTTTTTCTAAAGGTTTTCTATTACCTAATATTTCTTTAATAGGCAATATGCTGTCATCTATTTTCTTTTTATAATCACCAATCTCTACAAGAGATTTATTCTGCTGTACAAAACCAACTCTCTCATCAACTGATGTTACTTTCCAAGGGGCGTATATGCTTAAATTTTTAGGAATTGTTGATATCCTGTTTAAAGCTTTCGGTACATTGTCAAACTTCTGAGCAGATTTTAAATCCACCACATGAGGAGGACTTCCATGTTTAAACACCAAATAATTTCCAGGATATTTTTCACTTTCTAAAACATATCTCATTTTCCTCTTCCTTTTGTGATATATGTATTATAACATACTCCGTATTCTGTGTCAACAAGTTTTTTTACAAACTTGTTTATTGCTTGAAACTGTTCTCCTTTCTCTTAACTTGCTCTAAGTATACCATAGTCATTCTACCTTGTCAACACTTTTTTACAAACTTGTTTAAAAATTCTTTTTCTGAAATTATCGGGATACCAAGCTGCATAGCTTTCACATTCTTGCTACTCTTTGACAATGTATCATTATTAATAAGGTAGTTAGTTTTTTTAGTTACTGATCCTGTGACTTTACCTCCAAGAGACTCTATTTTCTCTACTAGAGCTGCTCTATTGGCAAACTCGGTGAGTGTCCCAGTAATACAGAATATTGCCCCATTCAAAACATCTTTTACCGTCTCCTGAGAAATTTCTTCAAACTGGAATTCCGCAGCAAGCTCAGTTATGTATCTTTGATTTTCTTCAAAATAATTTTTCAAAGAAGAAGCTTTCGCAAAACCAAAGTCTTCCAAACATGTAAAATCATACTGAGAATCCATATCTTTAATAAAGCTATCAAAAGCTGTTTTTAACCCTTTTTCTCTTGCTCTCTTCTCTTCAACAATGTTTAGCTGCTTACTAACACTTCGACCGATTAAAGGTATGGACAGCCCATAAAGGAATTTAGGCAGAGTTGTCTTGCGGCATTTTTCTATTGATTCCAGGATTTTATCAACCTTTTTTGCTCCTAGCCCTTGTAATGTCACTAACATTCCCCGGCAGTCTTTTAGATAAAATAAGTCTAAAGGCCCTTTAATAAATTCTTTCTCTATTAATAGACTCAGAGTAGATTTAGAAAGCCCTGTAATATCATGTGCTTCTTTGCTTACAAAAGTACATAATTCACCAAGAAGTTTCCCTTTACATTCAAGGTTCATGCACTGAAGCTCTTCTGTCTCATTTTCACCTGTAATTTTTACATGACCACCACAAATAGGGCACTTGTCAGGCACAGTAAACAATTTGTCACCGTTTCTGGTCAAATTCTCTGCGATCTGCGGAATGATCATGTTTGCCTTATATACCGTAATCGTATCTCCTACTGACAGTTCATAACTTTTGAAAATGCTCACATTATGTAAACTAGCTCTTTCAACAATAGTATCATCTATTTCAACCGGATCAAAAACTGCCACAGGTGTCAACTGTCCAGTCTTTCCCATGCTCCATTCCACATCTCTAATTACTGTTTCAAACTTATCATCTGCAAATTTATATGCCAATTGTGATCGAACATGATGTGATGTGTTTCCTAAGCTTTCACTATAATCAATATCATCATATGAAAATACGATTCCATCAATAGGAACATCTTTTTCTCTTGCGGTTTTTCTAAGTTCTTTAATATTCTCTTCAATATTATCAACTTTTACCCAAGGGACCACTTCAAATCCTAACAGATCTAATATCTGTAATCTTTTCATGAAACTATTTCCATCTATTCCACGAACGGCCTTCCAAGCAATGAACTTGATTTTTCTTTCTTTTGTAACGGAGTTATCAAGCTGTCTAACAGAGCCAGCAGTTAAATTTCTGATATTCTTAATACCATTATCTTTAATATATTTTTCTAATTCTTCACCAAAAAGTCCCTTTCTTTCTCCATTTTTTTTCAGATCAATATCTTTTAGCTCTTTAAGATAAGTATAATGATGGATTTCCATGACAGCTTCTCCATCAACTACTACTTCATCTTTATAAGGAATTTCCTTTGGAAGATTTACAAAACTGTTTGCTGTATGTAAAACATTCTCTCCGATGATTCCATTCCCTCTAGTTTCTGCAGCAACCAATTTACCATCTATATATTTTACTGAAATAGTAAGCCCATCCATTTTTAGCATGGCTAATCCTGGCAAACCATTCATAAAACTTTCAACTTCATTTATATCCTTTGTTTTGTCTAAGGACAACATTGGATGATCATGTTCGACTTTTTCTAACTCACTAACTGTTTCTGAGCCAACATTGATAGTGGGACTGTTGGCTAAAATAATACCTGTAACTTTCTCAAGTTCTTTAAGTCGATCATATTTTTTATCATATTCATAATCAGAAATTAGAGAAGTATCTTCCATATAATACGCATGAGCATATATATTTAATTCTTCCACTAATTCACGCATTTCTTTTAAAAGCACTCTTCTTCCTCCATTTTATACAATATAACATAATCTTTACCATGAACAAATTTTTCCCCTTCTCCAACTGGAACCTCTTCATAAAGCTTCGGCTCCAGTCTTATGTAGGAATCTCCGGTTTCTACTCTTACAACATCTCCCTCTTCATATATATTTTCAATTACAAAGTTCATCCACCCCATTTCCATGCCATTTATGTGACAAATTAATCCAATTCTCTCCTCAGTTCCAAAACATTCATAAAGTCTCTCTAACACTGCAATCCCTCCAATGTTCGAACGCTTGTTCGCTTGTTATGTTTAAATATTACCACACACAGCAAATTAAGTCAATCTATGTGTGGTATTATCTATTATAAATAACTATAAAATTTATTTTTAAGAGTTCCTTTGCCATAAGAACTTATATTATAATTTGAACTAACCATTTCAACATACTGGCTTTCAAAGATATCTTCCTTAGAAACATTATATTTCTTCATTATTTCTCTAAACTGCTCTACAATTCCGGCTGTATAGAGTCGAGGAATAGTCAGATACGGAATATTAAGCTCTTTTCTAAGCGCAATTAACCTATTTGTCAGTCTTAGATTTAAAGCTTCTAATGAATCACTACGTGTATTATTCCTGGAGTTAACAATATTCCCCTTCATACTTAATAAAGAAGCAGTTCCAGTAAAAGATATATACTCCTCCTCTTGTGAACTAACTTTAGCCAAGTCTACCAGCGTCTCTGACAAAGTTTTTTCCTCTCCGTTTTCGAAAGTAAGGATATTACCATTCAACTTACTTATTTTAGCTCTTAAAAGCTCACCGGGGGCTTCTGTTCTTACTCCTTCAAACAAAGCCAGAATTAAAAATTTATCAGAATAGTTTCTAATTTTAGAAATATCCTTTAAAACCTGTTCTCTGCTGGGACACACCGCTCTCTCCTTATTAAGATATTTCTGTAGACTTTCAATTTCCATATTTATTTCATCATAGTGATTTATGTTGTCTATAGATATGTTGCAGGAACAACACCAGTCAGCATATTTCCGTAAAACACTTATATTTTTCCTTAAGGCATTTATTGATGAGGCTGCAAATGTAGACAACAATTTATCTATTTCAGAAAAAGTAAAATCACATAAGTCCTTGTTAAGTAAGTCCTCATAGTCTTCCGTTTTGTTAAAAAGAGCTTTCGCACTTTGTGGAGTTTGTCCGAGATCTTCTACTACATGTCGCAGATATTCTTTCTTCCGTTCTTCATTATACATAATCACACCTCCTCAAATAAAGCTTTTATTTTATTTACTTTCATGTTTGTAACACTATTAATAATCGGCACATCTTTTCCTAATGCACTTTCTATTTTTTCTGCACATTCATATGCATCCTTTGAGATAGATGAACCATATAACACTACTGGCATAGTGGTGTCATCAAATACAACATCTGGATTATTCTCTTGAACTATCTTCAAAATATTTATGATAAATACCGCAGTTTTGATACACTGACTCCGGTTCATATTTTTAGTTTTAAGAATAAACTCCAATAATGAAAACAAAGTAGCTCTGTCTATTTCTCCTCTATGTGCTCTTTCAATTTTACCTCTTACTGGACTATCCAATGTGTTGTTTAGTTTGTCAATAATTATATTAGTAGGAGACGACTTATCCATAGAAGCTAAGTAACTTTTAGAAATCTTATTTCTCTTATCTTCCTGCTCAATATACTGACATGCTTTGTCTTCTGTAAAATTCATGATATTCAGAATAAAATTAAACTGAAAATCAGGATTCTTAATTTTCGTGTTTATTGCAGCTCTAAACCGGTGAAAACCATCAATGATATCAAATTTACCAGAATTAAGTATCAATTCTGATCCAACAATATCAAAATCTACCTCTGGATCATCAACATTGAGATTAAGAGTTAAAGCATTAGGTACAAATTCTCCCTTGCTCATTAAACCTTCAATAGCTTTTACTGATGAAGAAACTATATCAATTGTATATGATACATCTTGTCCTCTACGTCTCTGTTTAAGTTGACGCTGAGTCCTTGGATTGTATATTATAAGCTGGTTATCATAAAACTCTTTTAGTAAATCAATACTTATTTTTGTCACCCATTGATCTTCAGCTATCTCTATCACTGGACTTATTCTTATTGGATAAATATCTGTTTTTAAATAATCTGCCTTTAGGCTCGAAAATCTTACTATTTCCTTATCAGAAAAATATGTTTTCATTTCCATATTTGTCCTAAAAACATTATTAAACGCATCAATAAGCCAATACATTTCATTGTCTGGAATTTCATCTTTGCTTTTTGCTCCAATGATATACTGCATATATTCAATATCTGAGTATTCATATTTTTTCATAAGAAATTTTTGTACTTCTCTCTTGTAATATGAATTTTTCTGGATTTGAGAAAAATACTTATCCAGTATCTCATACAGGTTTTCACTTCTTAACATTTTGCAACCTCCTTTCTTGTATTATATCATTGTTTAGAACTTATTTCAATAAACTATTTACATATTTAGCAGCTTCAGCATTAATGGGCTTTCGAACGATGTATCTTTGTGTCGTGTCAGGTCGAGAATGATTCATTAATTGCTGTACATATGCAATGTCTCCTGTCTGATCATATAATAATGTAGCAAAAGTACTTCTAAATTTATGAGGAGTAATATGTTTTTCAAAATCTGCGGTATATGCCTTAACTAAATCTCTCACTGATTTGTCAGTGATTCTTGTCCGTCTGTTAGAAATAAAAAGAGCATTACAATCTCTTTTATTCAAAAGTTCTGCACGTTTTATTACCCAATTTCTTAAAATATCCATACTATCATCATCAAGTTCACATTCATAAGTGTTTCTGCGCTTATCAGTAACCCTAATAATCTTCTGATCCCAGAGTATATCTTCCATATTAAGTTCTGTAAGCGCAGTAACACGAATACCAGTTACCATAAGAAGAGTAAATATAGCAAGGTTTCTTTCCTTCCATGCTTCTCTTCTTGCGTTGGCCCTTTTTGTACCAATAGAATTATCATTTATTCTTTCAACAACTTTTTTCAACTCTGCAGCTGTCATTGCAACCTGTTTAAGCGGATCTTTTACAGAAACTCTTTTTATGCCACAATCAAAAGGGTTCTCTGAAATCATTTTCCTACTTAACAAATAATCAGCAAATGATTTTAATGCCGTATAAGTAGTTGCTTTAGCACTATCTGAACTGTATCCTCCATCTCTTCCTCTTAAACAAGAGAGATAAGAGTTTACATTGTCAATAGTCATCGCTCCATTACAATCTTCTATTGACTCTATAAACCCGTTTTCTTTCAAATAGTTCATAAACCTAACAGCCGTCATAGTATAATTTTGCGCAGTAAGATATTCGCATGAATTGAATAGACCATTATAATAACCAGTGAAATATTGTGGCTTATCCCTAAGCAATGCTCTCATCTTGCTTTCTGATTTATATTTATGTTCTTCTCTTCCTTTCATGCAATTCACCTCACCATCTAAATTTGTGGTCTAATCCACTTCCACTAATTCCATGTTTATTTCTTTGTTCAAGGATTTCTTTTCTTACTTTTTCATGCTTTGAATGAAAATAAGCTGCTGCTACCGCCCACATTGTTATCAGTAGACTCAAACCAGAAAGTCCAGCCATTAACAGTACAAATGATATTATTCCTAATATAACTATAGTCTTTGCATCAGACTCGTCCCAAACATCTACATGCTTTGCTGCCTTAGAATCAGGATCGCTTGTTTCCCCCCATGTCCATGGATTCGGCAAAGGTATTGGCTCATAGTCATCTCTCACTACAGCAATAGGGAATGGATAAGCTTCTTCCATTTCAAAATCTAATGAGTCTACTTCTACTCGGACAGTACAATTGGGATGATAGTTCCAAACCTTATTCCCGGTTCTTACTACTTGAAAAGTTCCTTGCTGACCGGGCCTCAGTGCTTTTTCTGTCAGCTCAACTTCTTCATGTATAGGATATAGATTGAACCCGTATTTTTCATCCCAATTGTTTTTATTGTCTTCAGTAACTTTGAGCAATAATAAACCTGTATTTTGCTTTGCGTCTGTCATTTGTACCGGAGGCCATTTAGCATATTCATGCGCACTTTCATAAATTTCTTCCAATGTTTTGCCAGGTACTCTATATGTCCAACCTGGCTTCATATCTCTTACTTTAACTTTCTTTCCCAAATTCACCTTACCTTTCCTTGATACAAAAAGATGGCTATTTACAGTTTATAGTATTTATGTAGTTTTTTCAATAGGTCTCCATCCTACAACACACTTATCTGTCCAATTTCTCCATTCATAATTTCCATATTTTCCTTTAACCATTATATCTTTTCTTATAGCTCCATCTTTTAAAAGAATTTCTACTTCCTTATACAGTTCAGGAAAGTCTCCCCATTCTGTGTGCCAACTCGTATTTTTACCTTCTCTACCTTTCAATTCTATTTAGCATTTATTTCTTATAGGGCTCACTGTTATATTTCCATGCTGTTATTTCTACTCTAACTTCATCGTCGGTTAACGACCAATACCAATCTCCATCATTTCTATACGCAAATGCATCACAATAAGGCTCATGATCGTTATATCCAATATATGTTACTTGTACATCTTCCATATCATCTGGTAATAAACCAGTACTAATGGGAGTCCAACTATTATTTTTCATATTATTCTCCTATGTAACTAACCCAAACTCTTTAATAAGTCTCTGCACAACCATCCGGTTACATTTCTTATAAGCAATAGACAATGTTTTCTTTACACCTTCTTTCTTATAAATTGAATGTCCACCAGTACAATGATCTAGTTCCCAGCCATTCTTTAGAATGATTCTCTCAACTTCTCTTCTGTTATAAGTTTTCATATTTCACCTTCTTTCATTTAAATATCCATTCAATAATAACTCTTGCTATAACTCCTATTAAAAAATACTGCAATTTTATCCCCTTATTTTTATTTGTATTATAAGAAATATCCAACTGTTTTATCCTTTGGCTTTCCCCAAATAGATTCGTATAGATACTCTACCGTACTAGGTGCAATTCCATGATAGTTACACAATTCTTTAAATACTTCATATTTTGGTCTGGCATCAATATCTTCAATTATTTCTTCTAACGAAGTTTCAACATAATCAGAAGTAACACCATATCCAGGAATAGGTCCATACATATAATCTTTTAGCTCTTCATAAATTTCATCACTGTATTTATGACCGTTATTATTTGATTCCTCTGATGTTAATATTGTTGCTCCAGTTTCTTCTGGTTCAGTTTCTTTAGACTCTTTTTTTTCGTCTTGAATAATTTCATCTGCCTTGAACAGAATAATATTGTTCATATGCCACTGATAGTCATCATCAATACACGAATCAAATGAATTAACTTCGAATATATCATCATTGGTTATGTCAATGTCATAATCATTAGCCATTTTAGCTGTAGAATCTAACATATGATTTTTACATTCTTCCAAAGTGCCAATCTTCTCTACATAGAATCCAACACCTTCGTAAGCATGATGATAAATACAAAGATAATCTCCATCTTTTATTTCAATTTCATGAATAGTGTTAACATAGAATTCTCCATCTCCATATGAATAATCAATTCGCATGATCTGGTCGTCGGATCCGTCTACGTTTCTATAATCAAGGTTACTTGTTACTTCTTCCATGCTTCCCTCTGTGATACTGACTAAACTATCTATAATCCATTTATGAGCTTCAAATGCAGTTTTGAAGAAGTAAAAATCTGGATCTCTATAATGTTCACTATCCAATGTACATAGTAAATATATCTTCATTTTTCACCTCCACTGTTTCCTTCTTTTACTTTGCATCTTCCAACCAGACACTTTGGATTCTTTCTCATAATCCCATGGATCTATTTTTCTTTTTGGTTTTATAGGCTTGAGAGTAATACCATATTCATTTCTTACTTCTACAATCTCTTCTGGTGTAATACTTTTACGCTGATCCGGCACTGTTGAAGCCCAATGAATATTCCATCCATGATGTTTATGATATGTACGATAGTATTTCTTTTTATATTTCTTAGTAAGCCGATGAAAGTCTCGTACATTACCATAATCATCCATGATCAAATATCTGTGATATTCGTGTGGGTAATACATAAAATCCCAATCGTTATCCGTTCTAACATATTCACTATCAAAATAGTTGAATGAATGGTAAAAATTAATACTTCTTGTGCTGTATGGGAACTTCAACTTAAAGTATGTATACAGCTCTTTAGTCCCCTCTACATATCCTACATATTCCCATGGAAGCCATTTATATATGCTATAGTCGCAATGCCATTCTGTACGCTTTGTACGCTGCATATAAATATGGTATTCTCTCATAACTACCCTCCTATCAGCCCCTCTCAAGAAGAGAGAGGCTATTTTTTATATGGCACAAAGAAATCTATGAGTATCTTTTTCATACTTATATATTTTCCTTGTGAGGAAATCTTCTTTAGGTGTCGCCTCTTCCAACGTATCCTGTAAGATTATTGATAAGTCTACCGCATCAACACCATCTGCTTTATGTACCATTACCTCATGTACACTGGTAAACACTAAATACAAATCGGAATCCAGTACACCAGCAAAGCGTTCAGCCACACCGGGATAAAATATAGCTACCGCACCGTTTGTTTTCTTTGCTGTAGTTAGACAATTTCCAATAAGATCTTGGCTAATTGCTTCTTCTGTATCAGGACTCATAAACTCTTCTCCTTCATATTCCGGATTAAAGAGCATCTGATCCCATCTGTAAATTCTCGGTGGATACATACGTTCTGTGTTTCTTAATGCTTCTTCCAGAATATTGTCTTCACTTAAGGTCAAACCATCTTCCTTCCATTTCTCTACTACAGATTTAAAAATCTTAGTGCTCATAATGTTTCCATCACATTCAGACACCTTCATATATAATACCTGAGCAATATCACCTATTCTTTTATAAACAGCATTACTCAATTCTTTAGAATTATCATCATAATTAAGCAGCCTTATAAAAAGAGAATCTTTAACAGTTTCATAGTTCCAAATTTTCTTTGTTTTTTCATAAGGATTTTGTCCTTGTAATTGTCTAATGTCTCTTACAGTACTATTAAGAATGGTGTCAAATGATGTTCCATTTAAGAATTCTCTAAAGAGTTCTTTTGTATGTATTCCACAGATCTCATAGGCATCATCATGCTCTGCAAACTTCACCAGCAGTCTGTCTCCTGTCGGAGAAAATCTATCTCCATCTTTTGAAAATTCTATATTCTCAATAGGAATGTTGATAGCTGCACTTATTTTATTTTTAAGTTCTTCCACAAACATTTCATAGTTCATCATATCTAATCCCTCTCTTTCTCAACCCATATGATTACATGAATACTCTGATATTCCTTCTAATCTTTCAACTACATAGTTAGGCAGATAACCACACTCTGAGCAAATACAAATCTTTCCTAAGATATACAAACATGCTTGATCTCTTGGAATTTCTTTTCCCATAAACTGTTGTTTAGTTTCTTGGCATTCCTCTTTATAGCAGTATTCATTATCTGGGCAGCTATCGCAGTCATACTTTATATTTTCAATCCAGGGAAAATACCAAGCTAATATATCTGACTCAATTCCGTTGCCATTGTCTCCTGAGCATTCTATCATTTGTGTGCTGAAATCAAGAGGAACATACGGATCATTGCAGGAAAAGTCTCTTATATAAAAAGGTGCATGAACTCCAATTTCCATTCTAGGAATCCAAAAATTGACATAGTCTTTGTATGTTTCACAGTTGATCCAATCAATTACTCCCGGTAATTCTTCATAATGGTCAAGGCCAAACATCAATCTCAACTGAGTGTCAGCAATTTTTGTACAGTCCCACGATTTCTTTGAGTGTAAATATTTACCTCTTTTTTCAGTAATAACTTCAAACACATCAGGATAATATTCTTCTACATAGCTATACATTTCAGAGCAAGATTTATAATATTGTTTATAAAATTCTTTTATTTCTTGATATACCGAATCAATAGTTACTGTGTTGTCGTTTGCTTTACCAATAATAAAACTTGAAGAACTACTATTGGTTACAAACCCGTTACGAATCTTCAATGGTATCACCTCTTCCTATATCATATGCTCTTTTACAGTACTTCCAATCATTACATAATGATCCATCCATTTTCTTATAGCAACCTTTACACAGGTATTCTCTATTTTCTATGATTTTATTGAATCGCTCATAGTTTGCATAGAATTCTTTCCGGTAGGTTCCATCTTCATCTTCAATAGTGCCTATATAGCCACCATCTGCTTCATCAAGAATGTCTGAATTAAAATATGGATACAGAAAGTCATAAATATCTTGCCCTAAGTCATCACCTAGGTACATGTATCCTTTCATACAGAAGCTGGCAGTCAAGAACCACACTCCCTCTGAAAATTCTAATGTGTAAGTCGGATATAAAGCTCTATAATGATTCATCCATTTAGACTCTTTTAATTCTCTATGCTGTAACAATGGTTTTATATCTCTATCACAGCTCCGCTCACTTGCAAGCACTGATAAATCATGTAACAGTTCATCTGGAAGATTTCTTTTCAATCCGAAAATTAATTTTCCTTCATAGTAATTTCCCATTTCTCCACACCCTTTCTAATGCTTGCATTTCAATGATGACTAATAGCAGCAAGACAACAATTCATATCCGGTACAACATGATGTTCAAGGGTTGAATACATAAGACCATCATTGTCTGAATAATTAATCTCTACAAATACAGAGTATCCTTGCATATCTTCCTCTAACTCAGACATCCTATCTGTTATTGCTTTATTAAGCTTTTCCTGGAATTCTTCCGTTTTTCGTATTTCAAGTTTCTTACTATAAGGTACATAGAGACTGTCTTCTATCTCCCAAAGAGTCTGATAATAGATTTCTTCTGAATATCCTTCCAAAACATCTTCTCTATCCAACTTTGCAGCTTCCGTTACATCTCTTAAGATTTCCTCAAAGTATTCTTCTTCAAGATTTTCTTTCTGCAGCTCCTCTTTGATACTTTCTTCACTCTTGAAACCAAGAATAAAGCTACTGCTGCTGCTATTAGTTACAAATCCTTTTCTAATCTTCATGATCAATCCTCCCATTCGACATCTTCTCTAGCTACACCAATTAATAATAAAAACTTTTCCATGTCAAAATTATCCATAAGAGTATAGCCATGAATTTCATATTTAGTTTCTCTGATGTCCCATTCATCATAAAATGTTTCCATTTCTAATTCTTTTGCAACCTTAATATGATTTTTAATCTTTTCAATCTGATCGTCTGTTAAATCACTTTTAGCAATAGTAAAACTGGATGAGGAACTATTAGTTACAAAACCTATTCTTAACTTCATACGTCCTCCTCTATAATTCTGTAATTACGTTCTTGTGCATAAGTTTTTGTATGAGCATTACATGTAGCACAAACATAGACTTCTTTATTCATTCCATTAAAGTTTATCTGGCTTAAATCTCGTGCTTTTGCTTCGGCTTCGAAATGATTCTGTGCTTTTACGGCTACATATTCTTTGAAATAAGTATCTATATACACTAGATAGTATTCCTTAGGCTCTTCTGAAACTTCTTCATACATGGCACTAAGTTCATCAGTATCAAAATCTATTGTTTTACTCTCTGGATCACAATGGATGTAACCATTCTTTTTCCCTTCAAAGTGAACAATACCATCCTGAGGCAACCGCTGCAGAGCTTCAATCATCTCTGCAACAGTTGTTCCCTCACACCTCACTCTCTTGTTAATGTCTAACATAAGACTCCTCCTTACTCCGTCACTTTAATGACGTAGATTTTATTTCCACGTTTAGCGTATTTAATAACTTCTTTTTCGCCTTCTTCATTGAGTCTCTTGCAACAATTCATTACTGCAGAAGCTCTTCTTTTAGCTTCAGCCTCATCATCGTACTCAAAACACATGTTGGCTCTACTTGTTTTCATAAACTCAACAATAGCTCTTCCCTCTTCTGAAGTAACGAGACCTCTTCTATTTGCTCCTAACTCCTCAACCTGTACATCATAGCTCATTTTCATAATTTTAGTTCTCCTTTTCTTGTTTATTTAAAATTAATAATTTTAACGAATTCAGCGGCACCATAAAACATCTATTGACAGGATTAATATTCTCCATTACTGGATAGTAGACATTCACCCAATCATTTATTTGTTTTTCTCCAGTTAATGTAAAAATTCTATTTTCCCATCCTGGAGTACAAGTGCTTTTCATAATAACTTGCAAACCTTTTTTATTCGGAATCATATTATAAACCCGTTTGCTTTCCAACAAAGTTAATTGGTTTACCAGTAACCTTGTTAATGCCATGTCCTACTACTTCTAAAACATAATCTTCCCAGTAGTCACCTTTTTTCCAGTAGTCGGTATCTTCTTCATAGTAACCCTCAATATGCTTAACGACAAATTCTACAGTTCCTTTGAAGTCTTTAATCCAGGTGACCATCCATTTATAATTTAGATGATAGTCAAATTCTGGATTATATTTCAGAACTTCATCTAATAAAAATACTGACACTAAACCAGCATCTGCACAAAACTTACCAATAGCTTCTTTTGTGTCAGTGTCAAAAGTGGTACAGCTCCAATCTCCATAGAGAGTGTCTCTTGTCATATAGTGAGTTATTCCAAGAGCTTCCATATTCTCTCCGTAGGCACATGTTGCCCAATCATCATCTTCTTTCATGATATAACAAGGATCTGTAATAATAATATCTCCATCAAATTCCATTGGCTCTCCATCTAAATATGCGTCAATCCAATTTTTCTTAGTGTATTTATTAAATAATTCTTCAATTCCTGAGGATTCTGACAGTTCTTTATATTTCATATAAGTTTTCATAGAATCATCCACATATTTCATAATAAGTGCCATGTCTAATTCATGTATTGCAGTAGTATAACAAGGAGATTCGAGACAATCCATGATTTTCTCAAATTCCTTATCATCCAGATGCAGCTTTTCCCGAAGTATTTTTTCAATCTCAGGACGAACACTTTCACATTCTTTTATTTTCTGTTCTAACCAAGCTTTATCCATTCATTCACCTCATTCCTTTTAATTTGGTCTATTATAATTGAGCATTCTGAGTTTTACAAAAGTATCCAATACTAAAAACATATCTTTTTCCAACTCTTCTTTCCATCTATTGCTCCACCAATCCACATCTGCCTCAATTCCAAGATATCCTATACCCTCCCAATCATCTTCAGTTTTAACACACATAAAATATTCGATAATTGGTTTGTATGTGGGCGTTTCACTAAACATTCCGTTTACAGAAATGTTTACTTCAATATCAACATACCCTATCTCTAACACAGCTTCACCTATGAGAGGACCATTATCGAGATCAATTTCTAAATGTTCTTCTCTTATATTCCTTATTAGAAGTTGGATTCCGTTGAGTCTAAAACAGTAATCCGAACGCTGTTTAGCTTCTTCAAATGTCATATCAACACCTCGAATATAGTTCAATTTCTATATGAATATACTTACCCATGTTTCCTTCTAAGATTTTTAACAGATCATGACCACCACATTTGAATTCTTCTTCAGTCCAAAGATATCCAGTATAATCACTATACCGATGATAATATTCAGACTCAGTGATTCCTTCCATTGATACAATCTTTGTCTCATCAATGTGATCCATATCAATAGGCGTATCTCCTGTAAGCATTTGAATACTTGCATATCTGTCAAGCCACCCGCATCGACTTTCCATTTCTTTTGAAAAAGCAAATCCATCATTAGATACAACAATTTCTTCACCAGAAAATCTTTTTACTTTCTGAATATTTTGTATTCCAATAATGCTATCAGCATCATCTCCTGTGTTTACCCACCCTACTTTTCCATTGAGGATAATAGTGTCTTCTAATTTATATCCTTCTTTCATGTCTATAATTCTCCTTTCTTTTCTCTATAGTATTCCTCAAATTGTGTTCTCCATATATAATAGAGTAATACTTCAAAGCTTCTGATAATGGTATCGGATTCCCATCTAAAGAATACCCATAACCATGGCCACATTTATGCTTGGAATTTATGAAACTTATTGGACAATTAGTGCATAAATGTCCAGAACAGATTTCCCTTAACTTGAAATATATTTCATATCTATCCATGTTTTCTCCTATAAATCAATGTACTTAAAGGAAGTTCTAACATCTGACTATTCCAACAATATCTTGCTTCTTTTATATGATAAAGCTTATTTTCATGTCCTTCAAATGCGCTATGTATCGTAACTTTTTGACCACATAGTTTTTTCATTTGTTCATTGAAGCCACAGATGACAATTGGCATTCCATCCTCTTCCTGCGGCCGATATTCTTCTATTAAACGATCAAACGGTTTTACTTTATAGTGACCACCAATTTTAAGAACTTTAAGTTTACTTAGATTCATTGTTTATCCTTTCATATAGTTTTCTAAACTTTACAAAATCTTCTTGTTTACCTCCATTGTCAGGATGAGCTTTAACCATTGCGTAATGAACAGCTTCTTCTATTTCTAAAGATGGTGTAATAATTTGGGGATTTTTAAGTTTTATTGCAAGCCTTTTATTTTCTTCACATACACATATGATATTGAAGCGTAAAGAGTCATTCTGTCTTTTTAATTTATCTACTTCCATTTTCAAATTTATGTTTCCACTTATACAAACAAACAAAATTATTAATGTTGCTACCAATACAACACTCAACCCTACTATTTGTACTAACATAAATCTTTCTCCTCTTTTGTACATAAGACGATTTCTCTTCTGATCGGACAACCTCCTAGACAATCGCACTGACGGCTACAACCTCTACAAGAATTCCTGAAATGACTTCTGAAATCATCGAACACATCTGAATCCCATGCTTCCTGAATAGTGTGTTCATTAAGATCAACTGCCCACTTGAGTTCCTGATTGTCAAAGCTACATGGCAGCATCTTCATATCTGACGTAATGTAACCAGAAAATCTTGCTCCTTCACACGGTTCCAGAGTAGAATTTAAAATCTCTTCTGTAAAATTCAACAGTCCAGGCACAGAACATGAATCAAATCCAATCTGAAATTTATAATCATGTTTATCAATCAAAGAGAAAAATTCTTTGACTCTTTCATCATCAGGAGACAATACATTTGTCTGAGTTCCTAAACCTACTGGCTTATGCAACAAGAAAATCACTGCGTTGATACCATCAGGAAAATCTTCCTGCTGCAAATGTTCAATAGCTTCATCAATAGAATTCCGTCCAAGGACATAATGAATATTGGTAGTAACTCCTGCAGACACTAACATATCAATCGCTTTCCCTGTGTATTCACTTCTGTACCAAGATATAGCTACGGCTCCGCAATATTCTTTACATAAGGAAACAATTTTTTCATTGAATCCTAAACCGGAACTTGTAAAGTTTGGCACAATCCCTTGTAACCTACAATACTTAAGGATTTCTTCAAAATCTTCATGCTGGTCTACGTCTCCTCTGCCACCAAGAGCAAACTGAAATGTTTTCCCTTTACATTCATCTACTATTCTCTTGAAATTCTCAAGGGACATGTTAGGCTCCTGTGTGTGTAATCCATTCTGATAACACTGAACTCCTGATTGAATACACAAACCAGATGCTCCATGAACACAATGTCCCATAATACCAATATCTAACAAAGCAGGAAAATCTCTCATGAATGGTTCCTTTCCTGTTGTAAGATTATCGGACCGGATATAGAATCCTGTCTCCGGATTAAATGTTTCTACAAAATTGTTTTTCTTGTCGTAATATTTATACATGAGTTTTTCTCCTTTGAATTATTTGTGCCAATAAACCGGCAGATGTAAGCATTTCTTCATCCCAGTAATAATGTTTTATTTCATCATTTAATTCCTTATTATTAGTTTCTAAATCGTAAGTAACACGAAAAATACCAGATCTTACATTCTTAATTGTAAAAATCATCCCACAAAACCAATTCATTTTTCTAGTAAATGATGATGGTGTCTTTATGCTACCGCAAGAATTAAGTCCATATTCTTTTTCCATTTGTTCCCAAGATTTAACTCTTACTTTCTGTCCTACTTTATACATTCCTGTCTCCTTGTGATTAACATTGATAAGTCTCCTTTTTCAAACATCTCACTTGTAAAAGTCCACGGAATTGCAGTCATTGTATAATAATAGGTATTACCAAGATTTTTTATAGTATCTATTCGTAATTTTTTCCCACAATATTTCTTCATTTCTCCCACAAAACTGCAATAATTGTTACATCGAATAACACCATAATAATTAACACCAAATTCTTTAACCATATCATCCCATTGACGAATCTGAACTATGTCTCCTACTTTGTATCGCTTCATATAAATCTCCTAATGGTGTGATCATGTCTGTAGACCACATATATCTACCGTTATCTTCTTCGATTCTAAAAACATTGTCGTATATAAAATATGAAACAGTTATAGTAGTTCCACAAAATCTACACATGTCTTTAACAAAAAATGCCAAACATGGTATATATATTTCATCCCCAGTTTGAGCAATTCCAAATTCTCTTTTCATATCATCCCAAGAACGAACTTTATGCTTTTGTCCTACTTTCATTTCTCACCTCAATCATTTTTCGCAAACCAGATGTGAACAACATATTTTCAGTAAACAAAAATTGTTGTGAAATTTTCATATCTATCCCTTGATAAACTCCTTCATGATAAGGATACTTTCCAATTATACGTATCTTGTCTCCACATAAAACCTTCATCCTAGATAAAAATAGTATGTCTCCAAAATCTAAGGCTCCAACATAATCACCATTAGAAGCCTTTTTAAGTTCTTCCCAAGTTTTTAAATAATATGTTTTCCCTATTTTTAACATAGTCTTTACCCAACCATCATGACATCAACTGCATTCTTAAATTTTCTCAACATTTCCGGATTAGAAGAAATGATTTTCTTTCTTCTTGCTCCTACTTTGCCATGTTTGTTAATATAACGAACTTCTAAATTATGCCAATTGATCGGACTCATTTCTCCCATCTTTTTGTATACTTTTCTATATGTAACCATTCCTCCGTTGCTCTTATCTCCATATTTTTCTACGAGAGGAGCAATAATAGAATCTGTTGCATCCTGATTACAGATTGATTTATATTTTTCATATAGATCTCCTAATGCAGCACTGAAGATAGATCTCAAAGTATCATTGGCATAGACAACATCATAAGTACTAAATTTACTTACTGGATTACATTTTTCTTTGTAGTCTTTCACTTCCTGATCCCAACAGATACCGTAATTTTTATTCATATACTTATATACAGTTTTCATTACAGAGCCACGATCAGAGAATTTGTCACAAGTGGTAAGAGCATCAATCATCTGGTACATATCATTTTTCCATTTTTTACCAGGATTCTCTACCTTCTTCACTGGGATAGGTGTCGTAACAATTTTCTCCTGAACCATCATAGAAGCTAAACGCCCCATATCTTCAAAGATTTTATCTACTTTTCTTTCTAGTACTTCAATTTTGTCATTAAAATCCGGAAGCTGTAACTGAATAACATTTGGATTATTAACTTTTTTCTCAAGGAAAGCTGCTGCCAATACATCTTTTGCCTTGAGCTGATATGCTACAAGTTTTTCTGCTATTCCCGGCATTTCCTTTCTCATAGTTGGAGTAATTGAGATTTTAGCCAACCATAATGGCAGATAGTCTAACTGTAAGCACATAACATTCTGATTCCCGCCATTGGTAAGGAGGGTAAAATTTTGTACCCCCTTTGAAATTACTGAATCCGTTTGCATTTTTCTTCTTTCATATTTGATCCGGTTATCATCTAAACCGATAGCTTCACATACCCAGCGAGCACCAACCCAAATATTTCCATCAGGATCCTGTGCTGCTCTAAGAATATCTCCGTTAAACTCTACTTCTTTTGCTATTAATTTATCCATAATGTTTTCCTCCATTAATATAAGTTTTCTTGTATTAGCATTCAATTTAAAATTCCTCCAACTTCTTCTCAGCATCTTCACGGGCGAGGAATACGGTTTTTCCAAACTCAGCAACGTTAAATATTCTTTTCTGTCTATTTGTTTTAAATATAATGCTGTTGTCAGAAATTTCTATCTTTCTTATTCCTTGTCTTGAAATATCTTTTCCGACAATGATGAAAACAGAATCTCCAACCTTACACGGCAATCTAACAAGCAAGCCCTGTTCGTCTAAGTCTTTGTAAGATTTCAGTTCCTCTAACCATTCCGCAAGCTGTTCGTGTTCTTCTGCACATTTTATGCAATTAGCTTTTATATCATCGTCTACAGAATCAATTGACTCAAAATCTGCACCTCTATAATTCTTTTCTGCTACTTCTTTTGCATGAGAAATAGCATCTTCAAGTGTTAATCTCTCCATTATCATTCACCTCTTTCAGCTTCTCCACCGCCAGCTTTAAGGATTCCTTAATTTCACCTGTTATTCCGCGATATGGACTTTGAATTAACTTCTCAATATCTTCAATTGCTTTCTCTTCGGGTGTAGGAACTGTAATTCTACTTGATTTCGCAATTTCAAGAAGTTCATCAATGTTGTTTTTCCAGTTGCATGTACTACACAACTGATTGTTGCACTTAGTGTTCTTTCTGCCAAGTACACATTCATCACAGTTACGTCTACCGCACAAAAAATCCACATTGAGATACCACTCAACAAACTCTCTTGCCGTCATTTCCTTTGTGCCGAGGAGTTCTGATGCTTCGTAGAAATCAACATTTGATCTGATACTCGCCTCATAAGTTATAACTTTGTCTTCATAAAATCTTAAAATGTCTGGAAAATGTTGTGCTAGTAATGGTTTACAATCGTATCTCTGAGACCAATTGAATCCCTGTTTCTCAGCTTCTTTAAGTAGTTTTTCGTTTTCTTCTTTCGTTCTGACTAACACACATGTATTTTTTAAATTAATCATCTTTTTTCACCTCTAATTTCTTTAAATCCTCAATACCCCAGGGTTCTTCATCTTCCCATTTAATAAAACTAAAGATATCACCAAAAATATCTGCCGATATCTGATAACTACCTCTTAAGCTCCAATAACAACTCCATCGTACTGGCTTTTCAGTGTACACATAAAGTTTATTGTTCCTATCTCTTGCAATATATTTACTTTTTGGTAAAAGCAGATTAAGAAAATTCTTTAGCAAATTTTTCTCTATTTTTCATAAAATCACCTCAATAAAAAATTTCTTTAACTCTTCCCCAAAACATAATTGAATTATCAATATCTATGCCCCATTGCTCCTCATGTGAAGAACATGTACTCTCATACTCATACACCGGGAAACCAACTGTAACATCTTCTGCCTCAATAACTTTTCCTACTGATGTAGGCCCTTTATCTTCCTGATGATAGTAAACTATTCCTGTGAGGAATTCTATTACTGTTTCTTTATACTTTGGATTGCACCAGACATATACCCTATTTCCTGAATCATTCTCTACTCTCCAGATAACGTCTTTGTACTCTCTTGCGTTGTTGCACAGTTTTAGCCATGCCATTGCATAGCTTTCTGTTGTAGGTGCTGTAAAATCGGCTGTAATCATTACAGCCTTTTTCCGCTCAATAGATAATTTCTCTTTTAACATAGTTGTCCCTCTTTTCTTTTCAATATCATATTTCTTAATGCACCAACTATTTCCTTGCACTTGTAATCACGATTATAATAATAGGCGGAAGAATTATAATATACTTTACACTCTCCATTAAAGCGTAATCTTGTTGGGAAATCACAAAATATATTGGTTAAAGCAGTTCCATCCGCCCATGTGTAACCTTGCTTTTGCGCTTCTTTGATTAACGCTATATATTCTGCTTTATTATTCACCAAAACAGTATAACATTTCAAATCTATCATTTACGTTTCCTTTCTGACCATTATGAGTCTTCGCACTCCTTTAATTATATCCAAGTATCTAGGATAATCTCGTGCACATCTTCCACGACTAGAACCCCAATATGTTTCATATTTCCTATTAAATTCTAGTCTCGTTGGAAACTCACAAAGGACTATACTTAAAGGGGCCCAACTCGCCCATCTAAAGCCTTGTTTCTTAGCAATTTTAGTCACAGCTATATATTCTTCTACATTGTTAACTAATACTGTGCTATCTCTTAAATCAATCATAACTTTCCCTTCTGTCTTATAATTATCAATTCTCGTAATCTACTCATCAAATTTTTACAATGATAGTCACAATATTTTTCATGATATCCCCCAAATGTGACCCTTCCTCTTTTATCAAAAAACAATCTTGTTGGAAATGTACAGTAGATATAATCTAAAGAGTCTCCAGAATTCCACTCACATCCTTGTTCTTTCGCAATCTGAATTACTTTTTCATATTCTTTTTCATCTTTAACTCCCACAATACAGTCTCTAAGTTCAATCATTTCCACCCCCAACCTTTCCAGATAAGCATTTTCTTCAAATTTTTACATTTGATGAAGCTTGGTGTATACTCTTTTGTCTCTTCACAATAGCCGAACCATCTGCCTGATACGTCTTGATGAAGTTCATATATTTTCATGAGGTCGCCTCCCTTGTCATTACTAAATATCTCAAACTATTTGCCGGAAGTAACATTGCATTGTTAAAATACCATGATACTTCTTCATCATCTATTGATAAGAAATATTCATCTAATACAAGATCTGTAATTTTAGTTACTACACAAATTTTTCCACAAAGTTTATACATGTGGCTGTTAAAAAATAATCTTCCCATTGAATTTTCATAATGGTAATACCACCCGCTAACTAAATTTTTTCTAATCACTACTCTGTCTCCGACTTTATATCTCATGATTTTCCTTTCTAATTTCTACAAGTCTACTTAAATTTCCTACTGGAATAAGTGATGATCTGTACCAGTATCCTTCTGGAGTACCAGATAGATAGTAACCTGTATAACTTATTCTATTGATTCTATAAACTTTTCCGAGATACTTCACCCCTATCTCATGAACTGCTAGGTTACGTTTTACACGAACCCAATCTCCAACTTTTAATTCTTTTTTCTCTTGCATATAAGTCCCCCTAAACACTGAACAGGTTCTAACATTATGTCACTGAAAACCCACTCGCATGTTTCATCTCCTAGTGCTAGTCTATAGTTAACATAGCCAGGATAAAATGATGAAACTTTATCTATGATTTTATATGCATGGCCACAGAATTTTTGCATGGCAATGTTAAAAAACAAATATTCATTATCACTACCATCATAATAATATCTTGTATTACCTTTCAAATTACTTCTAACTCTTACTATGTCTCCTATTTTATATTTCTCTTGCATATCAAGCTCCTTAACCCATCAACAAGTATCAACATTGCATCGTTGAACACCCACTTAGATTCCTCTTCTCCTAGAGATAAACTATAAGTTTCACACCCATAATCATCTAAAGATGCTACTATCTCGTACTCCTCTCCACGGAATTTTTCCATTGCTGAAGCAAAATATAACTTTCTGCGTGCCGGATTCGAATAAGGATATTCTAACCCACCAACTAAATCTGTCCGGACCATGACTCTATCTCCAACTTTATATTTCATGTTTCCTCTTCTTATCAATTAGTACAGTTAGTCCTTTGTAAGGAATGAATTCCTCTGCTGGAAACCAATAATCACTAGCTTCTTCTAACTCATAAGCTTTTCTTTCAAAAGTTTTAGAAGTTAGTTCTATAATTGATTTTATGGTACATATATTTCCTAATAAATAATTTATATCTACGCCCCATAGAATACGAGGAGTATTAGATCTAAAAATTACTTTATCTCCTCTCTTCATATTGCCTTCTTTCATGGATAGCTAAAAATAAAGTACCTTCTGCAGGAATAAACATATCCAACTTAAAAATATATCCTGATTCTTTAACACAACAATAAGCCTCAAAACCTCTAGGGTTATTTATGGATATTATAGTCATAATTTTTCCTTTAACTTCTTCCACAGGAATACACCATATGCATCCATGCAATCTAGGATCAACTATTACTTTATCTCCAACTTTCATCTTATTCCTCCAATATAAAATCAAGTACTTCTACAATACCCATACCTGATATATCTAATAGTTTCATTTCCTTTGAAGCATACTGTACAATACAAATCCCGTCCTTGATTGTGCAGCTTATTATGCTTCTCTTTTTTAATAACTTATCTAATTCCATAATAGCTCCTTGATAATTCTCTTGGGGAGTCGAACCCCAAGAGAACTGTTTATTTTATTGTTTACTCAGCATCTGGAAGATAGAACTTTTTGATTCTATCCTCTCCTACAGCTTCGACAGCAGCCATTGCTACCTCATGAGAGCTGAAGTAAATACCATCTGTAATTTTTCTTCTGCTCCATGTGGAATCAACTTTCTCTGTCTCTCTGTTCCAGCAGAGTTTGTATTTTCTCTGAGAGTGATCGTCCCAGTCGATCTCATCGTTGTGATCAATGGCGAAGCGTTTCAGCTCTGCTACAATCATCAGATACTCAGCGGCTGCATCTCTCTCTTCCTCAGTCTTGAAGCAGTTGCCTACTGCTAAACGCATCACATCTTTCTGGTTCTCTGCTGTGAATACTCCGCCATCTTTCTTGCCTGTACCCCACAGATAGAAGTACTGCTCACCTTCTGTTGGCTCCCAATGTTTCTGTACTGTCTCTGGTGCAGAGACCATTCCCTGAAGTGCTCCGATGAGTTCTTTAAGCTCGTCCTGTCCAAGTGCTGCCATAATTTTTGTAATAATAGTTGTGTTCATCATAATCATAATCTCCTATTCTTGTTTGAAATTTGTTTTTTGTTGTTTGTTTTAATCTTTACCCATATTCAGTTGTAATTTTTCTATATTCAGTTGTAATTTATATGAAAACCTCTTAGTGGGCTAGAGGTCAATCATATACTTTGGCATAAACATTCCTCCTTTACTGTGATTTTATATCAATAATGTCACAAGCAGAATAATACTGATAATGACTTAAAGCCATACCAATTGCTTCCATTTCATTTATTGCGAGGATTTCACAACAGATTTCATTTCCGCTGTAAGTCTGAAGATAAATATGGAAGAATTTCTTTGCCTTCTCCTCTTTCGAGAATATATAAGTACAATCATCTGTATAAGCTGTTGTGTAATCAGTGCTAATAGGTGATGCTTCTTCATCACAATCTCTCCACCAGTTTCCATAACCACCATAGGCAGCTTCAATGTACTCAAATGGTTCCTCGCATGGTAAAGCAAGAATCTTTTTCGCTTCTTCAATTGTAGAAAGTAATGCCTCTACATTGATTGTTTCTCTTGTAGTGTGTTCGTCGAAATAACCAGAAGATAAATTGACTGCTGCTACACCGAGTGCCGGAGCAATTGTTGATATATCACTCACAGAACCCCATGCTGTTTTGAAATATCCAGTAGACTCTATGAACTCTTCAAAATCTGGATTGTCACAAGAGTAGAATACACAGTCATTGGTCCCTCTTCTATCAATTTCAATGATATAATTTATATCATTGTTTACTATATAGTCACTTACAGCAAACTTCTCAGCACCGATACATCCTTTCTCTTCATCCTCTGTAAACAATACAGAACAATGATACTCTTTAATAATTTGCAGAATAGCGTAGATGCCACACCGGTCATCTCCCCCAATCCCTTGAGGAGAAGACATGATTGCTCCAGTGTATTTGATTTTCTGGACACATTCTTCATGTACTGTATCCATATGAGCAACTAAGAGTACTGGGAAAGTTCCCTTAGCATAGAGGAATCCATCTTCTGATTTAGGCTCATAACCTGCTGCTTCCAACTTGGCTTCCAGGTGACTCTTTAAAGTCATTTGTTTCATTCTCAAAATCTCTTCTAATTCTGTAATTTTATATTTATTTTTACTCATCTCCGGTCTCCTCTTCTATACAGTCTGGACAAAGTCCTTTGTCACCTTCTTCAATTAAGTAAGTTTGTCCACATACGCAAGTATTTACTTTTTCAATGGGATAATACTCATCTTCAGTATCTACATATGCATATTTGTTCTCTAAGCATCTGCCACAAACATTTTCATTTGTAGATTCAATATAAGTCAAATCATCATTGTTAGTTAACTTTCCACAACAGTCACAAGTGGAAAAATCTTCAGAGATACATTCATCACAGATGTCCTCATCTAACTCCCTGTAATAATGAATACTCGAATTGGGTACTCTTTCACCGCAGTAATCACAATAAGTGGAACAACCACTACAATACCATTCTCCATTGATACAGTACATTTCATCTTCGTCATAGCGATCACCGCAATCACAACATCTATGAGATCCACTGTCACCATAGTTATCATGACAATCCTCACAAAGAAGAGTGCTTTCCATATCATGCCAATCTCCACATTTTACACAGTAGATATCATGTCCAACTGTCATATGCCTATTATCTACTCTTCCCTTGGGAATCATTTTGATAATTTTACTTACTGAGCACTCACTCTGGCACTCATAATCTCTGTAGTGGGTACCTTCAGAATTAATAACTGAGCAACAAGCAGAGGTGCCGCCTTTCTTTCTCCAAAGGTTAGGAGCCACTAAACAATCAGCGATGATTTTCTGAAGCTGTGCTCTAATTGGAGTGTACAGTGAGTTTTTACCATCATTGCACTGAGGGTAGAGTCTTCCCTGTACAAGGATTCCATCTTTATAATGGAATAACTGACGGATGATTTTCGGCTCGAACTCTAAGTCATTTCCGTCGTACTCTTTATCTACCTGATAGTAAACCATTGTAGTTCCATCAAGAAGATAACTCATTGTTCCAGAACAATGGCATCCTGAGTAACCATTAGGATTGTTTTTATCAAGTGTATGACAGGATGACCAGCTATTTCCATTGGAGGACAACAGATAATCAACTGGATTAACTGACAGGATAGTGTGCCGGACAACATCCAATGGATTGATTGCATCTGAATATTTGGCATACCTCTTTTCAAAATCTGAATAGGTATCAGAAGTAATACCTATAAGTGTACAGATTTTCTTCACTGCTCTTGAGGTTTTCTGACCTGCTGAAATACCTTTAATATCAGGATAGCATTCTTTAATTAAAGAAGCTGTTCGTTCATCCAGAAGCTGTTCTCTATAATATCTCAATGCATCCAAAGCATCTGTGTATCTTCTCTTGTTAATCATCCAATTAATGAAATTATAAATTTTCTCCTCGTCTGGCTGTCCCTTGATGTTCTGATCAAATGCTACATAGCATTTTTCATCATTCCAATTCGGATGATGTCTTAATAACTCAATCAAAGGTGCCTTGTTGTCTGCCCATGTGTTGATAATTTTATCAATGGCTGAATTACCCCAAGGGATATCATACATATTCAGAACTTTAATCATACCCTGTTTCATTGTTTCTTTATTCATGCTACAAATCCTCCTAAAATTGTTTCATATAATTCCTGTGGAATCTGTTCTTTTCCTAAGTACTGTTCAGAGATTTCTTTTGCTCTCTGTACAGCTAATGCGCCTTTATCTTTGATTCTGTCATAAAAGGCTTCCACTGTATTCATGACTTTTGAAACTGTCTCGTACTCTGTATACAGCTCTTTGTCGTCTGACTGGATCTGTTCAAACACTTCCTGTACTCCATAGGTTACGAAGCATTCTGGACAATAATCATTGACTAAAGATCCGGAAATAATCTTTCCGCAGTGCTTACAAATGGAGAGTTTATAATCTCTCTCATCCAGATCTTTATAGTCACCGTTTTCAAACTTGAATACCTCATACTGGTCAAAGATATAAGCTACTTCGTAGCTCTTAGCGAGCTCCTCAAACTGAATCAGAACCTCTACAGAATCCTCTTTTTCTTGCGTAAACTTTTTTATTTTCTTGTTTAGAGGTTTCATTTTAAACTTGCTGTCCTCGATGTAGAGAAACTTTGAATCAAAGTTCTCTGTGATGTCTTCTCCTAAGACATAGTTTTTGAAAAGGAAACCAAGGACAATATCAATGTCCTTAGATTCTACCTCTGATGAGGTAATTTTATTATCTTTATAAAAACTAATAAGTGTTGCCATTTGTTTTCTCCTTTCTTAACTGTAACTGCATTATAAACCAGTTTGTAAAACTTGTCAATACTTTTTACAAACTTGTTTAAGAAATTTTCTTTCCTTTCTCGTTAAACTGTTTAGGCTCGCCAAGAGATACTAAATAGTCCTGCAGGTAGAGAGCAAGACTTAATTCAACTCTTTCTGGATAAGCAGCTATTCCTTTTGCTTTAAGTGTACTTGGCTCAGTTCCTCTCATAATAGGCAATACTTTTACTAATCCAATATCTCCGTAGAAGCAATAAATTTTATATAAGTTCCTAATTATCTTGTCACATAATCCATCTCCTGATAAGTTATAACCAGCTTTACAACAAGTAGATATAATACTTTCATAAGCTATCTTACCTTTTGCTTTAATTATCCTGTAAGCGGATGTGTAACTACCAATAGTTCCTGGTTTTCTTACCCCTTTGTCTTCTGCAATGCTTAAATTATATTCATCAACCACTTCCTGCAACGCTACAGCATTCGGTTCACCTAAGATAAGATTTGCCTTATGCATCTGCAGCGGAGTAACTTTTTCAGTATACAAGCTCTGTCTTGTAAAGATACTTGCTTCGAAATGTCTTCTCTCATCCGGGTCTTCGGGAGCTGAAGTAATAACAACACATTCGAGTTTATCTAAAATACCTTCTGATGCAATAAAACGACCATAACCGTCTACAATAGAAAAAGTGCACTCTTCTGGATGTGGCACCACTAATAATGCATCCATAATCATATGATCAAAATTGTCATGCATTGCTTTAATTTTTCTATGATTTCGTGTTTCCAGCCGCTGGTAAGCTGGATCGACAGACATCAATTCCCTTGGAATTACTGCACATGCCTTTGTACCAGAGATTAATAAGTTGCTCATAACTGTGTTGTAAACGATGTTTTCCATTTTGTTTTCCTCTTTTCTTTTTTATATAATAAAAAAGAGCTGTTTTCACAGCTCTAATTTAATTCATAGTTTAGCAGTCACATTCTACTAAGTTGGTGAGATACTCAATACCATGACCACATAAAGCAGTCAGAACTTCATCTAAAACATCAAGCTCTCCCTTTGTTTCACATGATTCAAGGGCTTGAATGATTCCGTAGCCTTTTTCATACTCACTGGTATTCACAAGTTCCTTAGTTACTGTGTCACCGAGCTTTTCTTCGGCATAATCAACTCTGTAGAGTCTTTCCTTTGCTGTCTTCATCTTGAAAACCTCCTTGAAATTATTAATTGTTTAAGATTTTTTGGATCCCTTGTCCAAATTAAATCTTTATCTTTATACTCCATTTTATAGGTAAGTCTATTTACAGTTAACTTATATAGGGCATTTATAGAGTATATGTCTCTAATACTGCTTAAATTTTCATCGTAGTCACTGCCTATCATAAAACCATCAGGTCCAATAATACAAAAATCTTGACTGCCATAATTCGCCGTCTCGCAATCGGTAAGAACAAGATAGCTTCCTGCTGGTGTGACAGCTATCATTCCAGACCGGAGCTTCTTCCTTAAATCAACCATGCTGCCTCCTTATTATTAAAAAGCGAAGTGGCGAAATAGATATCAGATCCTCTATCCAAGACCACCAATAGTGATAATTTGAGCCACCATTTTCATTGTGTAATGAAATGTTTTCTTTATAGTAATAGACTAAATATTGGAATGGTTCAAAACTTTTGTCAATATCTTCTATTTGTCCTATACCGTAATATTTATGATAAACTATGTCACCTATATTTAATTCTTTAGGATGTTGCATTTCTTCTCCTTTCTATTAGCTTGCACAAAGACAGAGAACGGACAAGAGTAAGTGAACTTCTGAAGCACCACCAATAGCGACAATCTGGGCCTCTATCGTTGCCATTATACAAACGGTTATTTTCTTTATAAAAATAAACTAGATATGGCGCTGAGGAAGATCTAATATCTATTATTCTTCCCATACCAGAATTGCTTCGCCATACTATATCACCTATTTTCATTGTTGCCTCCTCTCTATTAATGATGCTAGCGGAGGAAGGTACTTCATTCTTTTAATGTCGTCAGAACCAAACCACCAACCATGGTTGTCTGGACAGGAACCTGGCTCTATTGCACCATCATGTAGGTTATCATTTGCTTTGAAAAAGTACACAAGTTCACTACTGTCAGGTCTGAATTTTATAACTTTGCCTAACCCATAAAATGGGTCTTTAATGTATTCTCCTATCATTTGCCTTGCCTCTTTTCTATGAAATGTCTCAATGGTTTCTTATGTAAGAGCTTGATTTCATCTTTTCTGTAAACCATACAGTCTACAACAATTCTATCATCAACTGAGCCACTATATAAAAACATTCTATTGTAGGAATGACTATGAGTGACTACATAAGGGTAAAAGACTATACCCCTATACCATATCAGCTTTCCTATTTTATCTTTACGATTATATACATATATGTTCTGCATAGTCATTCCTTTCTCTTGGTAATCAGATCAATCAGCGGTCTCTTCCTGAGAAACTTGATATGTTCTTTTCCATAGCAGGATGCGTTAGTTATATATCTTCCTTCATAGTATCCAGAGTAAAACTTTGAATCATGTTTATAATGGTCTACTATGTAGTGAGAATGCCATAATGATCCATCATAAAAATTTAATTTACCTAAACCATTAGGTGTCTTTACATAAATATGTCTCATCTTATTCTCCTTCCCGATTTTATTTACGTGTTTATAATAGCAAACATCTGTTCTCTTGTCAAGCATCTATATAACAGAAACTTCCGGTTCCTGTATCTACAGTACAACAAGCATGTTCGTACTTCATTATCAGACGATTAAATTTCTCTTCTGACATAGGAGTTTTCACTTTGAATGGATGCGCCCAAGGTGAATTCACTTGCATTCTATTCGGAAGCAAATATACAGGATTCCCTGCAACAAGTGCTTTTTGTGCTTCTCTTCTGGTTACTTTCTTTAACATATTGTTTCCTTTCTAAGTAGCATAGTTAAACATCTTGGAGGAAAACGGGTAACCCTAGATTTCATGCTACCCTTTTTGAGTAATTCAAGATGCTTAAATATACTGCTTATGCAGTATATTTTATTTTCTACTTTAAAAAATTCTCAGCCACTCATCTCCTATCAATTCCCATGTTGTAGGATTAAGAGCATAGTCTTTAGAATTAAACAGTTCCTCATATCTTTCCTGCATCAGTTCCTTTGTAGGAAAGAACTCTTCTTTCCTTAGATTTCCTTTGTTGGAACCTGTTTTGAAATAGATTCTAAGTTTATATTTCATGATTAGTCCTCCCTTGCATACCGAGCAAATTGTTTAAGCCCACCTGCATAGTGTGCGTCTACAATTTCATCATCATAGACAATCTCGGTTCCGTTGGACTCCATGATGCATGAAGCAAGGTCATTAATAGACCAACAGTCTTCTGCGTCAGCGTACCAAGAGAACTGATTTCCATTGGCAGTTGTCATAGTAATCAGATCAGTATCTTCCATGTGCTCAACCTCTGTTACTATTCCTGTCAGAGGATATAGGTCTTTGTATTCTCCATCTGTTGTTGGAGCTGCTGATACTGGGGTTGTTATCATCATAGTTGTTAATACTACTGCTAATAATTTCTTCATGATTTTTATTTCCTTTCTTATATATCTTATATAACTACTATAAATTTATAGATATCTACATACTGGTCTAACTGATATACAGGTGCCTTATCAAAGATAGGCAACAGTTTATCAATCATATCTTTGTATTGCCTTGTGAGTTCTGCTAAGATAGCTTCATACACTATATTGGACAACTCACAGAATTTCAAAGTCATAATTTCTTGAATAGTGTAGACATTATTCATAGCAAAACTCCTCCTTTAGATAAAATTCACTATCTCTCTTGCAAGATAGGAATACATAACAGACACTGAAATTCTGTGCCAGTTTCCATTCTGAAACATTAACACAGGAATATTCATAGGATCTTTAGGTCTCTCTGTGCAGATAAACTGGAGACCGTTGCCTCTAATAAATAAGGCTCCTTTAGGTACTGTACAACCCAAAAGAGCCTCTTTCCGTTGTATGCGGACAGTAGTATATTTATATGTCATAGCTAATTCCTCCAATAAAAAAGACATCTCTTACGAGATGTCTTTAGTCAGCACAAAGCACACCTATTTTAGACCATGAAGCTGGTCCTCTGTCTGCTATTGTGCATAGATCTGGATGAAATTCATACGGCATGAAGATATTATCAATCCAATTATTTGCCGCATTTTCATCTATAAAGTAGGTTTCCGTTGTATATTCAACGGTAGTATAAGGGATTCTGTGTAATATACTAACGTAATACATATATCACTCTCCTTTCAAGATTTCCCTTGTGCTAATTTGAGTTCCATCTGGAAAATCAAAGGAACAGTTGAACTCTGCCCCCATACAGTGAGCTATTTTACATAGCTCATCCAGAGTAAATTTCCCTCTCTGGATTCTCTGACATATAGTTGGCTGCGTTACACCCATCTTACGTCCTAATTCTGTCTTGGACATATTTGCTTTGGCTAATGCCGGTTCTATAATTCTCTGCATATGTTAACCTCCTACAGAGATTATAGATTATTGGCATAGTTTAGACAAGAGCAAATTTGCCTGATTCTGCATTGTAGAAATAACCTACATCATTATATTTCCTTTGTGTAAGCCTCTTAAATCTATCCAAAGACATATATTCTTGAGCAATAATAACTACTCTGTTTTCGGTGCTACAAGCTACATAATAACTACCGCCTATGATCATACTCAAGCGTTCCATTGCTCCATTGTAGAATAAACAGATTGCTCCATTCGGGAATTTCGTCATCACAGTCCACCAATTTGGATTTATATCTATAGGTTCCGTTGTGTAAAAACCTTCATCTTCATAATCCAAATCGGTAGTCTTAACTACCGTACATTGTGCTAAACTGCATAAAATTCCTGGATATTGTTTCTCTAACTTATCAAGATAGATTGATTTTCTATCCTCTGGTGTTTCAAAACTGTCGTTTCCTGACAGCTCTTTATATAATACTTCTAATTTCATGCTGGCGCTACTTCCTTTCCAAATAATATGTTTCGCTTGCGTAGTGGACAAGTGCTCCCTCTGAGCCAACTTCTATTTCCGCAGGTAAACAGTCAACTTCGCTGACAACTGCTGATTTAATATAATCATCAGCTGCCTTGGATGTTCCGTTGTTAGACACAACGCAAGATACTGTATCTCCGACAGAAAAGCCTTTTCCTTTGTAGCTCCACGTTTGTTTATCAGGAGACACAATAGATACAGAGCGTCCAGAAATAAAATAGACAGTGCCCGTCATTGGACGAGTGCTGTCTTCACTTGCTCCTGTAGGCTTTACTACAGCCAATAAAAAAAGGAGTGCTATTAACACTCCTATCAATGAAGGGATTACTACTTCTTTAATTAATTTTTGTTTTACTTTGTCTGCCTTGTTCATAATGATTTCCTCCTAGCTGCAATTTCAGCAGAACGTTTTTCATACATTTCTTTACGATTACCCTCCTTATGCGAAAGTTGTGAACTTGTCACAACGCATTCTCTTCTGGTCTGGTGCTACACGCTCAAATCCTTCTACAGGTGTCATAGCTGCTACTTCTCCAGGGTATGCCTGTGCAGCTATAATACTACCGACAATCACAAGGGTTCCATTGGAGAACTGTCTGTTGTAAACAGACTTGATTCTCTCTATTGTTTCTTTACCTTCTTCTGTTCCTACGAACTCTGTCCGGACAAACAGATTAGAGACTTTCCGCTCTTCTGCCTTGGCATTGATCAGTACAGAAGTAGGTACAGTGATTAGTGTACCATCCATGTCCTGTATTGTTACAGGATGTGGAGTTGTGTTCACTACTACTACGTTGTTGCTGAATGCTACGAAGTTGATTCCTTCCAGTTCCTTTGTTGTTTTCTTTAAGTTAATCATGATATTTTCCTCCTAAAAATTTCCTTCTATGATGTCCATGTCCACATAATCTACTACTTCGCTTGTGAACATGTCGACACTAAGGTCATAATAGTTCCCCTGTACATGGACTATCAGACTTGTTCTGTGTTTCTGTTTTCTTACAGAATCCTTCCATAAGAGAGACAGTTCGCTTGTGGATGGGAAGAAGATGCTTGCTGTACTATGTTCATATAGTTCTGAATGTCTCAGAACTAATACAACAGCTTCCTTTTCCTTTGCTGACAGAGATTTGTACAGTTCAGGAAAAAAGCTATAGTCATATTCATCAAAGAACTCTTTCAGTTTTTCCTTAGCTGAATTGATAGCTTTTCTGTATTTTGCTTTGCCTTCCAGAATTTCAAAGCAAGGACTGCCGTTGTGTTCAACCCATGCTTCATAGTCAGCAATATACTGGCAGAATGCTTCTGGAGTATAAGAGAAGCCAAATTTATTGAGTACATCGGTCCAATAAATTCCATTGTAAATGTAGAGTTCTCTGCCTAAAACGGAAATAATTTCTACTGATGTGGTTTCGTGTGATATAATCCGGTTAAAAATAGTCGCTTTCTTCATTGTATTTTCCTCCTGCCTTTTAGAGTGGCATAACCTCTGAATTTAAAACCAGATGGAGGGATTGCACCTCCATTGCCGCTTTTAAAGCGTCTGCATATGTTTTAATCTGCATAATTTTTCTCTTTAATCTACAACATAGACTTTCCCTGGTCTGCATTTAATTTGTTTAACTTTCATACCGTCACGCCGTTTCGCTTCTGGAGTGTCTGTGTACCCTTCAAAAGCATTGAAACCTGCTGGTGGCATTCTATGACCAGTTTCGTATTTAACAGGCAATCCATGCCCAAAGACAGGTTTAGAATCTTCTTCCCATGAAATATCATAACCCTGTCCATCTACACGCGCCTGACTATAGCATCCACTACGTGAGCCATACATAGGCTGCGGATGTTTTTTAACCTGTGGAACTATAGAAGCTATAGCTCTAGTATCTCTACGACACGGTATAGATTTTTCGTGAATATAATCTTTAGTCCGCATGAAAGCTACAATATACCGCTTGATAGATGGGTAATCTTCGGTCGTGCCGACTGTCCATCTATAGCCATTCCAAATTTTCAGTGGAAAGTCTTTAGTCTTAGACTTTTTATCTAAAATAGTATGTATGTAACCAAAGCTAGTACATACATAGAGTACGCCATTGACATTCCCAAAGAGGGAATATTTAGGTAAAACATACCCGTGAAAGTTAGTGCCGAAGCCTTTAACCTGTGAACATGGTTTCATAGTTTTTTCCTCCCATCATGTTGATATTCCTACCTATGACCGGTGGTCATAGGCAGAGTATATCTGCACGATTATGCCATGCGTGTCTCCATAGATTCTTCTGCTGAAACTTTAACAGAGTCCTCTACTGGAATACCTAAGTATTCAAGGCAAGAAAGAATCAGCTGTCTCTGTGCTTCTACTTCTTTGCCGTAGGAACGTTTTAAGCCCTTAGAACTTGCTGAAAGTGAACCCCAGATAAAAGAGCACACATTGTTAGCTACCCATGCAGGTGTAGCACCTAAAGTGAAGTTCTTGTATGTAGAATCTTCACCGTCAGATGTAGTGTTGAATACAGGTGCAATGACCTGTTTACAGAGGTCTTTGACCTCTTTGAAGGCTTTCTGGCGGTCAGCATCAAATGACTCTGTATCATTGTATGTAGCCTGATAATCTTTAGCATAGATGTAGAGTGAGTGCATACCTGTCAGTGTGAATGTGCCACCTGTTTTAAAGTAAGCCCATACATAAATACTAGCAATGCGATTATTTGTTGGTTTAGGGCAGAAATTATCTTCTGAATACCGCTCAACCAGTTCACTCTTGAATGTATCAAGAGCCTCTTTAGCTGTCTCAACTTTAGCATCAAGGTCAGCTTTTTTAACCTTAGAAACTTCACCTTTTTCAAGGGCTTTAGTTCTTGATGCTACAGCTTTGCCGTATTTATCTGACAACTGTAAATAGTGCTGTCTGTCATACTCAAGTTGAATATCAGTACCAAACCGCTCAACATTGACAACCTGTTTTGGTGCTACTAATTCTTTCTCAGTGTTTCCTGCAATGTAAATTTTAAAGTTTTTCATAGTATTATCCTCCTGAATTATAATCCTGTTTATCTCTTAAAAAAATATATAGTTAGTCCGTAGACTGTTGATGTGCATATGAAGATAGTTTCGCACTCTTACTCTTTACCGAAGTAAAGTTCCTGTATAATCCCATCAAGGTGAAAATACAAGCGTGGCAAGCTACCCATCAAGGTGTAGACGTGCTAACTATACAATTTTCAAAGAGCGTACTCTTGCATCATGCAAGGCTATGTGGTATAATAGTTATGAACTGTTTAGGGTTAGGGGGCAAAGCCCCCTATGATTCAAGGTATTCTCTATAGTCACGGTATGATGCAAAAAGCATATACCGCTGGATAGAGTCCACCCATCCCATGTAACCTTGCGGAACGTCGAAGCCCTTTAAGGTCATGGTATCACCTCCTATTCAGTTGTGCATCCCCTGTCGTCAGCAGGGGATTTTTTAGTTGTTCAACAGGTTTTCCCTGTCGGTGATTGTACTATACCATAGGCGTTTGTCTATGTCAAGTACTTTTTTTGAAAAAGTTTTATTTCTCTGTTTATAGTTGATGTTTCATCTCTTACACTAGGGAATCCCACTTCCTAAGAAGCATCATCCCACCGACTAGGGTTTGTTGCTCTTCCCTGTCGACACGTTTATACTACTACGGATTACATAGAATGTCAACACTTTTTTGAAAATAATTTTATTTACACGTTTACAAAAGCCCGCAAACCCGCATAAATACAGGCTTTTTGGCATGAAAAAAAGTTTTTTCGTGAAAAATTACTTCCTATTAAAGCGAAAAATAAAGGTTGTCCAAATCATATTGCCTGCATACAGAGTGTAATATGTATTACACAGTGTATAAATATACAGTATGTCGGACGTATGACAAGACGTGATTATATACAGATTGTAAGACGTATTAGCGAAAGTAGTATAGATGAACTATACAAAGTAATACGTCTTATAAAAGATAATATATCAGATAATATATATAGTTTATTCAATTATGTCTGCAATACGTGATTTAATGAAAGTTGCACGCGCAATTTTGTTAGAATCACAATAGTTTTGCAATTTTTCATATTGTGAGTTTGATAATCTGATAGTTATGTTTTTTGTATTGTTTTTATTCCACTCTTCCGCATATTTCTTGTTATATTCATAATTTGACATAAATTATAGCCTCTTTTCTATTCAATTTGTTAAAATGTATATACAGTTAAACTTCTAGTAAGAATTATTAGATAATTTATTGCAAAAGAAAACAATTGTCAGAAACATTGAGTTTTAAAGCAAAATTGTATTCACAATCTTAAAAACGCTATGGCTCGATCAGAGAAATCAGACACAATTCAATACAATTCGTTATATTGACTGAATATTCTGATTGCTTTAGTACTGTAAAATTCTATAGTATTATCACTGTAAAATTTTTCAATTGTAAAATTTCAATACTGTAAAATTTTGCTACGGTACAGATGTATAACACTGAATTATTAAAGTATACTAGGGCTATCCACTTTAGTGCTTTAAAGCCTTAAAAACGGGGCATTTGTAAAACGATACATCTTACCGTTGCGCATTTCATAGCATTCCTACTACTTCAGTCAGAAACAACCAAAATCAGCCCAAACTGTTCATATCTGCCCACTAAAGGTTTGAAAATAAGCATTTTCGCACGTTTTAAACCGGGGGTACTTATGCCCTGAAAGCCTTGAAAACGCAGTGTTTTCGGGGGATGCAGAGCTTTTTTGACACCAAGTTCAGATTTCGGATCCATGTTCCCAGATTCTCCGATCATCACATCTCTCTCACTCGATTTCCAGATCAGAGTTTCTTCCTTATTATATATGTTTTCCTGATTCACCTGTTTTTATTTTTCTAAACAAGTTTGTAAAATTCTGTTGACATTTTTCGTAGCCAGTGCTATAATACACTTATCCCGAAAGGGATAGAAATCACAGGAGGCACATATGAACGACATTACTTTTATTGGAGTCAATCTTACTCAAGAACTCCAGAAACAACTTGATTCTCACAAATCAGCCATTCTATCTACTGCACCTCCAGATGCAGTAAAAGGCTACAATCTAGGTGTACAAAACACTCTTCTACTCTTAGATTCACTTCTCTCATCTTTCGAACCCAACGAGTTCCTGATCAATACTACAGATTCCCACTTAACTGAGTATGACTATGATGAGCTTGAAGCTTTAACCCGTAAACAAGTTTATAAATCATAAGGAGTATTTTATATGAAGACTTTTACTAATACCCACACATTACTATACCACACTAATGATTCAATTTCAATCCCTCTCAGATACTCTATCATTGAAGGCACCACATGGTTCATCGGTAAAGATGTTGCAGCTATCTGTGGTTACAAAGACACCTGGCGAGCTATAAAATACCATGTTTCACCGGAAAATATAGATCATATCATCCTAGATGGCCATAAACATATTATTATCAATTTCTCTGGATTCGAACAGTTGGCACCTGACAAGAAGCCAGTAAACTGGTTTGTAAATAATAATATTGCTACTTTTACAGAAGAAAAATCAGTATCAGAACCCCCAACAGTGTTCACTCACCCACAATTTGGCACTGTCAGAACAGTAGAAATTGATAACGAAGTGTGGTTTGTAGGTAAAGATGTAGCAGAAGCTCTAGGTTATTCTGATCCTACTCTCGCTGCTGGCAGACATGCTTCGCAGACGTTAGATTATAGTGGCAAGAAAAATCCCAACTACGGAAACACCACACTCAGTCAGAAGTACAAAGCTGATCCTGCATATTCAAAAGAAAAACAATCTCGTCCCGGAGGACAGAATGGAAGAGCTATTCCAGTATGTTTGTTAGATAAAGACAAAAATGTAATAGCAACTTTTCCATACATGCAGTTATGCGCAGAATATGTGTTGAAACAACTGCACTCTTCTTCATCTCCGGCAGGTCTAGCAGGAAGAATCCCATATTATATAGAAACAGGTAACATATATAAACACACATACTATTTTTCCAAAGACAATACTGTGCTAAGTCTCAATAATGAGAAAAGTTCAACGACTATCGAAAGCATAGCTTAAGAGAAATACTTAAGTAAAGAAGCAAGTAGAGTACCTTGTGAGTGGAATCCTCGCAGGGGAAGTGCCGAGCATCTGTATCTTGGTGATAGAGCTACAGATGAAGATATAGTCTAGTCCTTATGGAAACATAAGGTGTTAAGTCGGGAGACTTAATGTTTACTACTAACAATACTATCTTATTAAAACATACAGAAAACCTACCGCCAATCTATTGCATCCAACGTAAAGGAAACAAGGTAGTTCCGACTGAGACAGATATGATACAAGCTAATAAAGGTTCTTTCGGTGATGCGATTGGTCCTATTACTAATGTTATCACTTCACAGATATGCTTACAGGCAAGGTTCCCGAAAGACAGTGAGGAATATAAAGTCTTAGACTACAGGATATTGTGTGGGCAGCTGTTCCAACAGAACTCTATTGATAAAGCTAAAGGAATCATCGCTAAACCTATGCCAAAACATTGGTATGACAATAGCTACAACCGTATAGAAGAAACAGATACACCAGAAGAAATATCTAAGAAGGAATTCAATCAGAGAATTTGTGCAGATAAGAAGCCGTACTTCTTCATCTACAACTACCCTACTCTTATGAAAGAATACAAAGACTACATCAAAACATCAGATGCCGTGAGCAGGTCCAGATTTAATATTCCACTGGAAGAGCTGCTGTCATCACAAGAGTTGACTGAAGAACAGGCAGAGTTTCTTAAATTCTATAAAGAATTCTATCCAGTCAATGCAGAAACCTGTGTAGTCAATGAACTCTGTTGGGAAATTGAAAAAACACTGGCTGATGTAAAAGAAAGTAAGGTACCGTTTGACAGTTCTATTCTGAAGTCAGATGCCACCTACACAAATAAGGATAAGGCTTTTATAAAACGTATCTATGATAAATATAACAAAACTTATGCAAACAGAATGAGCCGCCATAGCTCTGTGTATGAAGATACTTCTTTAACTCCTATTGGAATGACTTTTGAATCAGAGTGTGCAGAATATGTTCCAGACGCAGAAAAGCTTTGTAACATTCTGGTTGATTTGGGATATAACACAAAAAAGGGTAAAACTTTCGTCTGGGAGATGTCCGGAGATACTATTATTGATAACCTTCTTTCTCGAACAGATGGTTATGCGCAGTTTCCTGTAAAGGATCCAGACGGTGATATAGAGTTTTGCGGCGAACACTTCTCAATGAAAAAAGTAAAAATGAAAGGCGAAGAATAATGGATTTAATACTCAACGAAAAACAATATATAGAAAAAATGTTAGAACTCGGTGATTGTAGCCCTAAAGATTTAGGAGCAAACATAGCTCTTCTAACTAGATATATGTATCAGGAAAAGTATACTCAGAAAGAAATTTATAATGGTATAGAAGAATTTGCTTCCAAAGTAGATTCTGATTTTGATATCAATAACTGGTACTCATTTATAGACAAATGTATTGGTAAAGCTAAGAAGAGAGATCTGTTGAACATTGATTATATACCTATTACGCAGAAAGAGTTAGATACCATCAAGGAAATCAAGAATCCTGCCAGGGAAAGACTTGCATTCACTCTTTTAGTCATTGCCAAGTTTAACAATCTAAAATCAGAAACCAATAATAACTGGATCAATTATTCTATGGACGTATATTTCAACCTTGCCAGAGTAACTTGTAAAGTAGATGATCGTCCGTACATAATTTATGACTTAAAGGAATTGGGGTTGGTTGAAGTGAGTAAAAAGATAACTCGCTTCAATATAAGAATCACATTTGTTGATAATGAGTCTGATCCGGTGCTTAAAATTACAGATATGCGTGAGTTGGGCTATCAGTATCAGAACTTGGGCCCGAAGTCTAAGATAAAGCTGTGTAAACGCTGCGGGAAGCCGTATAAAGTGAAATATTCTAAAGGCGGTTCACCTTATTGCACCGATTGCCAGAATAAAAGTGCCAAGGATGAAACAAAACTTATTACGTGTGATTGTTGCGGTAAAGAATTTATTGCAGTATCTAAAAATAATCGTTCTGTACTTTGTTCCGAATGTCAAAATATTATTGACTTAGAAAAAACTCGTCAAAGAGTTGCTAAACATAGAGAAAAAAGGCATATGTAACGCTATCAAACTAAACCAATGTCTCCGCAAATGCGCTCTACAGGCGCGTTTGCGAGATTTCGTTGATTGAGTATATATGAAAGGGAAGGTATAAGGATGAAAAACAACAATAGACTTTATTTTGCCAGACAGAAATTTTTAGGAAAATGTCCTGTCTGTGGAAAAACATTGAAAAAAGTAGATGGAGTAAATATCCTCCGCTGTGACAACGCAGTCTGTTCCGGAGTGACTGTGAGAAGAAATGGGGAGTCTTCTCAGGAACCTTACTACAGGATGCTGAATGACAGGGGTATGGAAATCTACGAACATCTATTTAATAAAAAATAAATTATAGAAAGAGTTGATTATTATTAAACCGATTTCTAAGAAAGAAATTGAAAAACTAATGGACAAAGGTATCATTAGAAACACGCACAAAGGTTACATTAACAAAAAAGGATATCATGTAGGATATTATAAGACCTCAGGCAACAACAGATATATTGAGGACTACTATGCTGATAAAGCAAAATCACTGTAAAGGAGTGCCTAACTATTACTAAATTTTATGATACCAATGCTCTCCTGAATCTCCAGGAGGCAGCATTCAAAGAAAGATTCTTCATCTCTGATGAAACTCTTAGAGAAATCGAAAATATCAAAACATCCTCTCGAAAAGATGAGGATATCAAATACAAAGCTAGACATATAGCTCGTCTTTTAGATCAGAATCATGATCAGTATTCCGTAATAAATTATAATTTTGGAATGGAAAAACAACTGTTAAATTTTGAATTGGATCCAGTTAGACCAGACAACAGGATTGTTTTTAGTGCTTATGCTCTATCTAAAGTTCAGGATATTGAATTCATTTCAGATGATTTGTGCTGCAAAAATATTGCAAGGAAAGTCTTTAACCTGCCAGTGTACGGAATCGTAGAGCCTACTAACGAGATATATAAAGGATATAAAGTAATTAAAGGTGATACTAATGCTATCAATCAGGCTATGGCTGAACTAGATTATTCAACTTGGCATATCAATGAATATCTCATTATTGAAAATACCGATGACGGCACTACTAAAGAAATGCGCTATGACGGTCAGGGGTTTGTGGCACTAAAACTGCCATCTTCCAAATTTATTAAGGCAAAAAACTCCTTACAACGTTGTGCATTAGATATTTTGAATAACCCAGATATCACTATTGCGGCTATTCTCGGTGGTTACGGCAGCGGAAAAACTTATCTTTCTATGCAAATGGCACTATACAATGTAAAGGAGAAAGGCAGAAATAGTAAAATCTTAGGTGTACGAGAAGTTTCTGGTGAAGGTAAAGAGATCGGATTCCTTCCAGGCGACATGGAAGATAAAGTTGGGAGATTCTTTGAACCACTCTCTCAGTCTCTTAATGGCGGAGAGTTCGAATTACAGAGTTTGAAAGTATCTGGTGTGTTAGATACTAATGTACCGTTCTTTATGAAAGGTACTACTTATAATGACACTGTTATTCTCTGTGATGAAGCAGAAGATTTATCAGAAAGTCAAATTAAACTTATTGGTACACGACTTGGAGAGAACAGTAAAATTTATCTTGCAGGTGATTATAAACAATCCCTGTTAAGTAAAACGATTAATAATCCTCTCATTAAAATGTGTAATGAGTTTAAAGGAAATGAAAAATTTGGATGTATCTATCTTGGAGAAGATGTGCGATCAGAAACCAGTAAGCTCTTCGCTGATCTTTTCGAAAAGGATCACTTCTAAAAATATAAGGATTACAAGGAGAAACATATGGAAGAATTATTTGATTTTCCAATTATGAAAAGTGGAGTAGATGAATTAGTTGCTGATATCATCAAAAGCAACTATGACAATCGTAGATTAATCATTAACGATGAAATCAATAACAATCTATTAGAGTCCATCTGTTTATATATTTTGAAATATAATCAGGAAGATAAAGATGTTCCTGAAGATAAAAGAAAGCCTATTTGGATTATTTTAAATTCAGTAGGTGGAGTCGTAAACTTCGGAATGGGACTCATTGATTGTATTAAACATAGTATCACACCTGTTTATTGCTTAATAATTGGAATGGCTGCAAGTATGGCAAGTTATATTCCAATGGTCTGCGATAAATCATATATCTTTCCTAATAGTACAATTTGTATTCATGACGGACAAACCGGTATTATGCAGACTTCCAGAAAAGCAAATGACATCATGAATTTTTATAATAAATGTGATGAAAGATTAGCTGAACTTGTATATGCCAATACCTCTATTACCAAAGATTTTTTAGACGGTATTGCTGATCGAGAATATTATATGTTCCCAGAAGAAGCTAAAGAATTGGGAATTGTTGATACTATTGTTGGTGTCGATTGCCCTATTGATGAAATATTATGAAATATTCCAAAAAAGAATTGATTGCTAAGGTTTCAGAAAAAACAGGCTATCAAGAAGAAAATATAGCTGAAATATATGAAGCTTTAGAAGAAACTGTGTATGATTTACTCCTGTCAGCAAATGAACATAAGGATGTAGAAATTCGACTGTTCACAGGATTTGGTATGTTTAGTAAATTAGTACCAAGTCATGAGAAAAAGATGCCTGACGGAGAAATTAAAACAATAGAACCTACTTTAAAATTCTCTGCACGTTACAGTGCTCGTTGGAGGAAAGATAATATTAAAGAGTACAGAGAAGCTTTAAAATTGTGGGAAAGAGTGAAAGGAAGAAAAGGATGAATGGAGTAGAAATTAAAACAACAACTACTACCCAGATGAAAATCAAGAAGGCTACAATTGATGAACAGGGATCTATTTACGTAGATGGCGAGGTAGTTGATCTTATCAATGCACTGAAGAATACATTTGAAGGCTGTATTTTTGATTTAGCTGTCACAGAAAAAACAGAGGTCCCTGTAGAGGACTGATGTTGAGTGTCCTGTGGTATATATTGCATTGAGAATAAAATAAATCACAAAAAGTATGTTGGTCAATCTATTGATATTAAATCACGATGGACTCAGCATAGACATACAAGTTCTTTAGTAAGAGATACATTTCTTTATAGAGCAATGGATAAATACGGTGTTGAGAACTTTGATTTTTATATACTTGAAGAATGCCAACCTGACGAGTTAGATATTAAAGAAATTTATTGGATAGCTACATTAGATACATATAATTATGGGTATAATATGACTCTTGGTGGATCAGGCTTGGCAGGTTACAAAGCTTATAATAGAAATTGTATTCCTAAAAATTTTGGAATGCTTTCTAACAATATAGATGAAACTGTGCCCATTATAAAGTTAGATACTGACTATGAAGTGTTGGAGTATTATGTAAGTGTTCAAGACTGTGCCAGAGCTAATGGCATAGCTTCCACAAACATTTCTAAAACTGCATCAGGGAAAAACAATACATGTCATGGATATATTTTTATGTATTTCAATGACATTAAGGATATGACCACTGATGAAATTATTTCTTATAGATTACATCAAAGAAAGAATTATAAAGATTCTACCCTAAAATCTATAGATCGAATCTCCTCTTCTGGAGAAATTATCAATAATTATGAAAGTATTAGTCAAGCAGCTAAAGAATTAAATTTAGATCCATCTTCTATAAGCAAGGTGTGTAAAGGAAAACTAAAACAAACTCACGGCTATAAATTTAGATATGCCGTAGTAAATAATAAAGAATAAAAGGAGAAATAATTATTATGACAAAAGCAGAAGTTATTACAAAAGTAGCAGAAACAACAGGAATCACAAAGAAAGATACTGGAGCAATGGTTGACGCATTTCTTCAGGTTATCACTAATGAACTGGCAAGCGGAGGAAAAGTAGCATTCACAGGGTTCGGTTCTTTCTCAGTTGTTGAAAGAGCTGCTAGAGAGTGTCGTAATCCGCAGACGGGAGAAACTATGATGACAGAAGCTCATCTTGCACCTAAATTCAAAGCCGGAAAAGCATTAAAAGATGCAGTGAAATAAATATTAAATTGCTGACCTGGTGAATTCCAGGTTGGCGATTTGTCCGGTTAGTCTAGCGGTTAAGACACTGCGCTTTCAATGCAGTAACACGGGTTCGATTCCCGTACCGGATGTTTGTATATTTGAGAGTTGTGGGTAATCTCAAATGTCATTTTCCGTATAGTCGTTTCTTTGGGGAGAACTGGAACTCCCCCCTCCTATTCTGCAAAGTAAATTCACAAGGTGTGGAACCGACCTGCTAAGTCGTGTGATCCGACAGGATTGAGTTTCGATTACTCTGCTTTGCGTTACAAGATATGTAGATTACAGCCCACCTCCTGTGGGAATTCGTAGGTGAAAATCCTACCATGTAACTCTTGGTTATGTGATTGTAGCATATCATGAATATAAAGATAACCGGATTGATTCCGGTTGAAAGGCAGGACTACTCTCCTGCCTTTTACTTATAATTAGGAAATGGCTGTGGGGCGGTCTGACAATCTGGAAAGACAGATTAATGTTGCGTGTCCGGTAGGTCGAGGGTGCAGTCTTGAAAACTGTCTGGGTGTAAAAGCCTCTGGGGTTCGAATCCCTAACGCAACGTCCGGGAGAACGGTAGAGATGGAGATCTACGGCGGTCTGTAAAACCGTTGCAATTGCTTTGAGTGTTCGAATCACTCTTCTCCCATGCGGTTGACAAATTAAATCAAAACTCCACAAAATAAGTAGATAAGTTTTACTATGAGATGTGTATACGCATGGATTAGGTTTATTAGAAGGTTTTGTCTCTGATTGCAACAGATAATGAGCCTTTTGAGTCTACAAATACCGCAGGTTACGTAGGATCGGTTCCTCGGAGCTTTCATAGGGCTTGTAGATGGGTTCAACTCCCATACCTGCTATTACTAAGATACTTCGGTATCTTTTTTTAATTGGATAAAAAGGAGGTGCTCTAGTGGCACAAGAAGTTGAAAAAAAGCCTGTACCAAGAGCAAAACCTAAAGCACCTGCTCAAAAAGTTATTGATCGTGCTATTGATGAAGCTCTCTATGAAGTAGGGCGTACTAAATTTACATGTAATATGTGTGGAAAGCTGAAAGATGCTTCCGACTTTTATAAAAGTACAGATCCTCTATGTACTACTGGTGTGACAAGAATATGTAAAATGTGTGCAGCAAAGTTGGCATATTCTGAAGATTTAAAAGGTAATAAGAAAGCCCCTGATGAACAGAGTGTCCAGTTAGCGCTCAGATATTTAGACAAACCTTTCTTTCAAAAGCTTTATGATGAATCTATTCTTGAAGCTGCTAACACTATGTCTGGTCGGCCCAAAAATAATACCTGGACTAGTTATATAAAAAATATATCTATGCCACAATATAATACATTAACTTGGAAAGATGGTGATTGTGGCAATAGCTCTACTCTTCTACCGTCTATTGGGTCTGTAGATAACTCTGATGAAGTAAAAAAAATGTATAAAACCAATAAAAGAACTGTTATTTCAGCTCTTGGTTATGATCCATTCGAATCTGCTGCTGATGCAGATAAACCATTAATGTATGGAAAATTAGTAGGTTTCCTCGATGAAAGTACGCAAGACGATGAATTGAAGTTAGGTGCCTGTGTAGAGATTGTACATAGTCTTAACCAATCTGAAAAAATCAATACTGTAATTAATGCTCTGCAGAAAACTCCAGAATCTATTATAAAAAATTCTGCTACTATCAAAGCTCTTGAAGCCACTAAAAAAGACATTATGAAAACTACTCTTGATTTGGCTCGTGATAATGGAATTAGTATTAAGCATAGCAATCATAATACTAAAGGTGCTAATACCTGGACCGGGAAAGTAAAAGAGCTTAAGGAAATGAAGCTTCGTGAACAGGAAGTAAATGCTTTTGATATAGGAACTTCTCAAGGTATGCTTCAGGTTGCGGAAGCCAGTACTGCTGCAATCATGAAACAGTTGGCTTTAGATGAAAATGACTATACTGAAATGATATCTACTCAACGTCAGAAGGTGTTGGAATTAGAAAATAAATGTGATGCTGCGGTTGAAGAAGCACGTATTCTTCGTAGAGAGAACGATGATCTAAAAAATTTCCTCAGAGATAAGAAATTGATTGATGAAAATGATGAGGTGATTGTGGAATGAAACAGACTGATTCTGGTATATGGGTTCCAGATACACCTACTATTTTTGTTAAGCCTACAGAAGAAATCATTTCTCAACGAAAAATGGAAGGAATGCAGAAACTTTCTGAAATTAAACAATGGGGATTAAGAAATCCAACCAAATTTATGGAAAGATTCATAGGCGTTGACCTTCTTGATGTGCAGACCTATACATTTATGAATTCTTGGGATAAGATGTATGCTCTATGGTTATGTACCAGAAATTATGGAAAATCGACATTGCTTGCATTATATTACATGACAAGAGGTATGCTTCTTAATAATTGTAGATGTTATATATGCGCTGGCACCAGTGACCAGTCCATAGAAACTTTTGAAAAGATTGTATCTATCGCTAAAAATGAAATTGAGTCATTTACTGGATTAACTGATGTATTTAGGAATGAAGTTGTCATTAATATGACCAATAATGATGGTTTTATAAGAAATCCTGCAGGTTTTACTTATAGATTGTATAATGGTAGCTTCGTTAAAACACTTAACAGTAACGTCAACGCGAAAAGAGGAAAACGTGCGGAAGCAGTTTGTTTTGATGAATCTGGTTTCCTGGACGAAGAAGTATTTCAGGTTATTGAACCATATACAGCTCAGGATAAGAACTTTAAAATGGGTGGAAGTGTAAATGTAACTACTCTTCCTAAAGAATTGCCTAACCAATTACTCTACACTTCAAGCGCCAGCACTACTGATTCTTACTTTTATAAAAAGTATAAAGAATACAGTAAAGCTATGATCTGGGGTTCCAAAGACCATTTTGTAGCAGACATCAACTGTGAGATTATGTTTAATGCTACATATAGAGGTAAGATTTATCCAGCATCTCTGTTAACCAAAGAAAAGGTTGACAATGCAATGCGTGAAAATAAAGAAAAAGCTCTTCGTGAGTATTACAATATATTCACTTCTGATGGCGGTGCAGATGCCATCTTCAAACGTTCTATGATAGTAAAAAATTCTACTATCCGTCCCCCAATTATGTTTAATGATACAAAAGACAGACTTTTTGCCTTAGCATATGATCCAGCTAGATCTATGGATAACTCTTTTGTCCTTGTTGGAGAATATTATAAAGATTCTTCAGACAATTGGAGAATGCGTATTGCTAATGGTATTAATTTTATGGATCTTAGTAAAAAGAATAAAACTCCTATGCGTACGCCTGAACAGGTCAAGAAACTGAAACAACTGATCCTTGACTATAACGGTGATGGAGTCGATGACTATACAAACATAAGTAATATCTTTATAGATGCTGGTTCTGGTGGTGCCGGTGTTAATATTGCAGATTATCTTATGGAAGATTGGTATGAAGAAGGACATGAAGGTGAACAGAAATATTTACATAGAGGTCTTATAGATAAAGAACAGTCGTCTGATTATGTCAAAAAATTTCCTAATGCTGTAGATAAAATTAAATTATTACCGCCTACTATGTATAAATCTATTATCTATGAAGCTGCTATTGAAATGATGAGACTTGATCTCATAGATTTCACTGCTGAGTATGATAATAAAGGATATTTAACAATGCTAGATATAGACGAAAAAGAAATGGCAAAAGCAAAAAAAGATTTAATTGCTAAGTATAAAGATAAATCTATGTCTAAAAGTGAATTAGATCGTTTAGTTGAAGAAGAACTTCAAGAAAGAAATTTGGCCTCAACTAAAATTTATAAACTATCTCCTGATGAGGAACTTGGTCTAGTACAGATCGACTCGCTAAAGGAGGAAATGGTTAATATGGTACGAAAGAAACGAGAATCTGGTAAAGATGGTTTTGAACTGTCTACAGAGAAGCAAAACAAATTGCATGATGATCGTTCGTATTGTTTCTCAATGCTCTGTTATGGACTCTCAGAACTTCGTAGAGAACATATTAAAAATAAGAAACGTCCCAAAAAAGAAAATATAGCTGCTGCTATGCCTATTCGTAAAGGTGTAGTAAGAAAAATGTTTAGTTAGGAGGTGAGACATTGGCTATTAAAGAGGAAAAAACAACTCAAGAGATAAAAAATTATGCTCTTAAACAACAGGCATTACAAGAAAAATTCGCTCAAGTAAAGCAAGCTGTACAGCTTATTGATTTAACTAAAACAGAAACAAGAACATTTACTGTATTTAGTAAAGATAAATTACGTCAATATATGCAAAACCCTAAAACCAATGAATCTAACCTTCGTAATTTGAGCAGATTCTTATATAGAGTTTCTCATAATTACAGAAGACTTATCTCCTATCAGGCAGAAATGGTAGATTTAACAGCTCTTAATGTTATACCTCAGATAGATTTTACTGAGGATGCGCATGACGATGAAAAAATAAAGACTAGTTATTTTAATACTTTAGTACAACTTGATAAGATGAATATGCAGTCAGAGATTTTAAAATGCCTATTGATTGCATGGCGTGAAGATACATTTTATGGTTATACATATGAAGATGATTCTGGATTCTTCATTTACCCTCTTGATGGAGATTATTGTAAAGTATCTTCTGTCAATTATGATGGCACTCTTAATTGTGCCTTTGATTTCAGTTATTTCAGAAGTCATACTGCCGACTTAGAATACTGGGATTCTGAATTTAATTCTAAATACAATTCCTTTCAAAGTGACAATACTCTTCGTTGGCAAGAGTTGGATCCAGAAAGAACTTTTGTAATTAAAGTTAACATTGATGATCCAACACTTAACATGCCACCTCTTTCTGGTTTGTTCGAACCACTTATTGATCTTATTGATCTCCAAAGTATTCAGTCGGTAAAAGATGACTTATCAATCTATAAACTTCTGGTTGCAAGATTAGAAACACTTACTAACTCTGACGAACCAGATGATTTCTCAGTAGATATTGATACAGCCATTGAATATTATAATAGACTAGTTGAATCTCTTCCAGATTGTGTATCTGCAGCTATCTCCCCTCTTAAAATTGAACCTATAGAGTTTCAAGGTGACCAGACTCAAGATGTTAATAGAATTGCTACTGCTACTTCGAATTTATTTAAAAATTCTGGTGGTGCACAGATTCTTGATAATAACAAAGTCTCAGGTACGACAGCTTTTACTGCTGCTATTCTTTGTGACACAATGATGGCTATTAAAACTGTCCTTCCACAGATAGAAGAACGAGTTAATAGATATCTTACTTTTGCTATTGGTGATGATCATGCTAGAGTAAAATATTTTGAGGTATCTCCTTATACAAAAGCTTCTAAAAAAGAAGAACTTATGAAATCTGGAGAACGAGGTGTGCCAGTAAAGCTAGCCGTTGCTGCTCTTGATGGTATCTCACCTCTTGAAGCTTTATCTATGGATTATCTTGAAAATACTGTTCTAAAACTTCACGAAACATGGATTCCTTTTAGTACTTCTTTCACATTGAGTGGATCTGCCTCACAGCAAGTTATTGATGGTAAAACAGATGATACAAAAGGTGGAAGACCTCAATCCGACAACCTTACAGATGAAGGTGAAAAAAGTAGAGAATCAGAAAAGTCCAGTGAACAGGAGGGATAATAGATGAACAAACATTTTATCCGAACTGCTGACCAGGAAACAGCAAATATTTTAAAATCTATTGGCTTTCCTCAGGTCGGCTATACTAAAGGTATCTATACATTTGCAAATTGTTCATCTCTTTCTTTTGCAAATGTAAATATAGATATAAACAAGCTAACTTATACCGATATTTATTGTGCAAGTTAGTACTCCTCTTCTATGAGGATAAAAATACACAATAGAAAGGAGGCTAACATGAAGAAAAAAGTACTTACATTAGATGATCTCTATTCTTTTTTTGAACAGAGGAATCAGACAACTGTATTCAGTGCCAAAGAGTCTGGATATAATATTGCAGTTCAGGTTCCGGCAAAATTTGAATTAGAAGATTCTGATGAAGATGATGGTTTTTTACGAACTAAATTCAAAGTAAATCATTTATATGAAAATAGAAATAAATCTTATATATCTGAAGAAGCTCAGTTAGAAGCTTTACCGTCTTTACACTATAGACCAGTTCTGGCCGCTATTACCACTTTATCTGATGGAACTACTGATTTTACTTCTCATGCTATGGAATTTGATGATGAAGGAAACATTACATACATTGAGCAACCTATTGGTGTTTTTGTCAATCCTGAAGGATATCATCTTGAGTATGATAAAGAACATGATAAAACATATGTTATTGCCGATGCGGTAATTTATAACGATTATTGTGCTCCAGCATGTGAAATTATTCAGCGTAAACAAGGAAGTAAAGTAAGTTGTGAATTAAGTATCTCAGAACTCTCTTTTGACACTAAGGACAAAGTGCTTCACTTAGATAAATTCAGATATAATGGTGTGACTTGTTTAGGCACTGATCCTATCACCGAGAAACCCGTTGAAGAAGGTATGGAGGGTGCCAGATTAGATATTGCTGATTTCAGTGAAGAGAATAATAGTCTTTTTACTAATACAGAAGAAAAATTACTAAAGGTTATTCAGTCTTTGCAGGAGACTCTTGCTAAGTTTGAAATTGAAGAACCAACGAAAGGAGGAAACCAAACGTTGAAACTCAATGAATTATTAGAGAAATACTCTAAAACTGTTGAAGACCTTGACTTTGATTATGAGTCTATGTCCGATGAACCATGAGTGATATTTTCAAAAAAAGAATGGCTTTATGCGGTAATACTGTATCAGACAGTATTCGTACTCAGTCAGACGAAATCATGCAGAAAACTTTCACCAATGACTTAGGTTACAGACAATGTAAGCTATATTCTAGGACTATGGAATACTTAGAAGATGTTGAAATCAAATATCAGTATTCTCAAACCTATACAATCAATAAGGACCAGGTTGAGTATCTGGCTCAATTCAGACCTGGCTATTTCCCTGAAAAGAAATATATGGACCAAGATAGTATTGAACGTTTTGGTTTTTATCTTGAAATACCGGATAAGAACACAGGTGTTCATGAGCTATGGCTTATTTTAGGGAAGAATGATAAAAACTCTTTCATAAGATATAACATTCTTAAATGTAATTGGATGTTTAAATGGATAAAGAATAAACAAATTTATAGTTGTTTTGGTGTATTAAGAAACCGCAACAACTACAACAGTGGCGTATGGAGCGATGGTTTCTTTACATCAGTAGATAATCAGTCACAGTTTATTGTCCCTACTACTCCAACTACGCAAACAATTGATTATAATGATCGTTTCATGTTGAGTGATTCTATGATTAGACCTTTAGTTTTTGAAGTGTCAAAACTAGAAGATACGTTCCCATGCGGAGTAACTAAAGTAACGCTTAAACAGGATCATTTCAATAAAGTTACAGATAATGTTGAATTAAAAATATGTGACTATTATGACTCTCCGGTTATTCCTCAAGAGCCAGAAATAGAGGACATTGTTTTATCATGTTCAGGTACTAATAGAGCTTTACGTGTTGGAGGCTCTAAAAGAACTATTTCAGTTGCGAGTAATATTAAAGATAAATCTGTCATTTGGTCTTATGAGTTCAATGGAAACAAATTATCTGTAGAAGAATTATCTAATGACTTTGAAATCTCTGAAGGTAAGAATACGTTAAGTATCAAAGCTTTGTTAAATTATAATAATTTAGGAAAAGTAATAAAGATTATTGCTACTCTTCCAAATAAGCAACCATCTTCTATTGAATTGGAGGTGATGCGATGAATCAAGAGCGTATTGATAGATTATTTTCTTGTAGAAATGAACAGGGATTTGACAGTATTTCTTATGATAAGAGAAAAATCTTAGAGGATTTATACAAAGATTCAGATATTATTGAAATCTTAAATAATAAAGAACTTCAAGCAGTTAATGCGTGTCCGGAAGATTATTATAATGTAAATATTTATTCTTTTTTAAAGATTCCAGATGCACAAAGTAAAGTCAAAAACTTTATTTGTTTTGAAGTAAATGACACTGAAATTGTATACTCAAATAATATTATGGTTTCTAAACAAATTATTTTTAGAACTATAGCTCACCAGGATGATGTCAGTACTATTTGGGGTATTGATCGACAGGATTTACTAGCAGCTTTAGTTAAAGAAAGATTTCAATGGTCAAACATATTAGGTACGCAGTTAATAAAAACATATGATTCTGGCAAAGTGGCTGAAAATGGTTATTACTATAGGAATATGCATTTTGAACAGACTGCTCCGAATGATATTCAAAATAGGCTTAAGAGTAATCGCTTAGATAAGTTAGGTCGTGATTATTATGGATAAACTTCTCATTTATTTAGGTGAGAACCTTAAAATTAATGATCAGATTACTATTTATCAACCTTCTATTCTTGATATAGCTAAATATGGAGAAAATCATTATTTTAATGTAGTTTATAAAATATGTTCTATACCTTCTGATTATAAGTCTGAATTGTGGGATCTTGGTTATAACTATAGTAAGTTGGATGATTTTGATTTATTCATACTTCTTACTCGTGATATAGGTGTTGAAGATACCTGTCTTCTTTTAGGTGATACTATTTCATTGAAAGATATGGCACCTTTAGTCGATCCGGAAACTCATAATATAATGCTTTATGATGAAAATACTGAATTAATAATTACTCGTGATATATACATAGAAATGATATCTTTCATTCGTGAGATGCACAATATTCATCCTAAGCGTGAACGAGCTGCAAACAAAGAAACCTTACAGCTATTAGTAGATGAAGATAGAAGAAAAAAAATTCAAAGAGTAAAAGAAGCTTCTCAAGAACCCTCTCCGGGTTCTTTTTTATTGCCTTTAATTTCATCTATGGTAAATAGTCCTGGTTTTAAATATGACATTAACAGTCTTAAAAGTCTTGGAATCTATGCATTTTTAGATTCTGTTCAAAGGATTCAGGCCATTAATACTGCTGCCTCCATCTCTGCAGGAATGTACAGCGGAATGGTTGATATGTCTAAGAATCCAAATCTACTTAAACAATTAAATTGGTTGCGTGACTTATCTAATGAGTACTCCTCTTCGAGCAATGTACGAGTCACTAAAACCGAATAATAAATCAAGGAGGAAAATATTATGGCAAATTTTGATTCTCTGGTTATTGATAGAGTCTTAGAAATTGTTGGTGAAAATAGCGATGGAGATTTACTCTATCTGTTAAACAATTTATCTAATGTTTCTATTAATACAACTTCTGAAAGTAAAGATAAAACAGATGCTCTTGGTGTACTGATTAAGAGATTCTATACATCCAAATCTGTAGAAGTATCTGCTGATTGTAACTTACTTTCATTCTCTATGCTGTCTCAGACATTTGGCACAGATAAGATTATTGCTTCAAAAGAATCTAAGATTCTTGCACCAAAAATCTTACATATTGATACAACTGGCATTAAGGAATATACAATTCCTGAAAAGCTGAAACCGAAAGCTCCACTTACAAAGCTTTATGCTCTGGAAGCAAACGGCACATTAGGAAAAGCTTATACTGCTTCTACTACTGCTGCTCCTACTGCTGATACTTTTGTATACACTGAAGATAGCGGAAAAATTACTCTTCCTACTGGAGTAACAGGTACTCTTATTGCTAAATATGAATATGAGACAGAAAGTGGTGTTAAGGTTACTAATGAGTCTGATAAGTTCCCGACTACTTCTTCTATTACAATGAAAGTTCTTGTTGCAGACACATGTTCTGTAGATGTAGTTCGTGCAGCTTATATCGTATTCCCAAGTTTCCAGGTAGCACCAGATTGCGATCTGACACTTGAAACAGATAGCACAATTACATTCTCTGGTGTAGCTCAGAGAGATTATTGTCAGACAGGTTCTCCGCTGTATTACATTGTAATGACAGAGGACGACGTAGAGGAGTAATCCTTAAGTTGTTATACCCCGGTTCATCCGGGGTATTTCTAATGAGAAAAAGGAGGAATACTCAATGAAATCAAAACCAAGAATTTGTGTAACTTGTGGCACTACTTATGAGTATTGTCCTAAGTGCACTAAAGATGCAGATAAACCTGTTTGGATGGTAGCTTTTCATACAGAAGAATGTAGAAAAGTATATAACATTATTGCTAAATACAATACTGGTGATGTGACCAAAGAGGATGCAAAAAAAGAATTGGCTGATGCTGTTACTCATAAAACAAAATTTACTAAACCTATTCAGGATAAAGTAAATGAAATTATGAAAGAAGAACAGCCTAAAGCAAAAACTAAAAAAATAGTGACGGAAAATTAAATATTTTATTGAGGGGAAAGCCGCACTATTTTTGCAGTTTCCCCTTATTTTTTTTCGGAGGAATTAAATGGAGATTGTAATACCTAACTTAAAAGGAGTTCCTTATGATCCTGTTCAAGCAGTAAAAATTATTGATCCAAATCAACAGAAACTCTACCTCAAACATGGATTAAAACCTTTAGATGTTTATTATAGTCCAGATGTGATTGTAATGTTGTTTGATAAAAAAGAAAGTTATCCGTATTACAAAGAATATCAAAATTATACTTTGGAGTGATAACGTGAGGAACTATAAAAAAAGATCTAAATATGGTGTCGATCAAACTACTAAAGGTAAACAGAATCGTACTGTTATAGATAGGAAAACAGAAAAAGAAGTATGTTTCGATTCTCTATTAGAGAAAAGATTTTATGAAGACATCGTATGCACTGGATTGGACTCTGGCGAAATTATAGACTATGAACTACAAAAAAAATATAAATTACAACCGTCTTTCAGGCATAATGGAAAGACTATACGTGCAATAGATTATGTTGCTGACTTTTGGGTCAAATACTCAGATGGAAGCGAACGTGTCTACGACACTAAAGGTGGAATGGTTGATCCTTCTGCCAAGATTAAACGGAAACTGATGTATTATATCTATCCTGATTTGGACTATGTATGGATCACTCATACTAAGTCTACTGGTTGGATCGATTGGGATGAAAATGAAGCTTTAAAAAGAGCAAGGAAGAAAGAGGGAAAAAAGGATGGAAATTAATATTTTAGAATTTGTAAAAGAATATAAAGAGAACCCAGTAGGGGCTTTAGAAAAACTTGAAGTTGAAAATTATGTGCCGTTTGCTACTAAACGAGCACTTATAGATACAGTTATTGAAAGTATTATTGAATATGATACTTCTCTTCTTACATACGAACCAATGAATAAGCATTTAAACTTTTCTCTGACATGTGTGGTTATCTATACTAATCTCACCTACGAAGACGAAGAAGGTCTTGATGCTTATGATGCCTTAGTATCTTCTGGTCTTTTAGATAAAATTATTGAAATGATTGGTGTTGATTATGGAGATATGGTCGCTATGTTTGAAGAAACACTTTCTGCTCGTATTTCATTTACTAACTCTATGTCTAATAGATTAAGTGCATTATTTGGAATATTAGAAAATGTTTTTAAAGAAGCTACTCCGGAACAGTTAGATTATTTACGAAAGTTGGCTGATGTAAAAGATGGGGACAATTCCACAGTTAAGAAAGCTGATTGACCAGGGAATAACTATTGGTTTACAGCAGTTTGTTAATGACTACAAGCCTAAGATGGAAAGAGATGCACAACAGTCAGAAGAAAAATATTATAATGACTATTCCTCTTGGGCGGATGGTTATAGACTTTATGATTTAAAAAATATTCATACAATTACAGGCTTTGCTTATAGTCGAAGTGCAGAGCTTAGAGCACGATTTGATTCAAGCCATATGTCTGGAGGACATGGCATATGGGAACCATTGGAAGGTGATCCAGAAATAGTTTTTTCTTGGGGATTTGAAACAGGTAATCATGGATTTCGTAAAACAATAACTCCTATCAGAAATTATTGGGAACAATATTTTCGTGCTAGAAAAATGCATGCCAAAGGGCAAGCAACAAAATTCGTTATCAGCGGATTACATTCTGTTGGTTTATAAAGTGAGGTGAGAAAATGGCTGATTATATAATAAACGTTGGTGTAGAAGTTGAAGACAGTGCGCTAAATACATTAGAAACACGAATTAATTCTTTAAAAGAGAAGCACATTAAACTAGGTGTGGAATTAGGTAATACTAAACAGTTAACTAAAAATGCACAGATGGCGGTAAAGACAATAAGTAAAGCAACTGCCAAAGCCGCTAAAAATACTCCTGTTATTAAGGGATCTAATCTTGTAGAACAGATGGTCGATCCCGAAAAAGCTTTAAAATCTATGGCTAATACAGCCAGTAAGCTGTCAAAGTATCAGGGCAAGCTTGATCTAGGAGAAGTAAAACTTTCCGTAAATCAAGGTATTATGGGGGAGCTTGATGGACTTTTAGCCAAACTTAATGAAATAAAATCTACAGCTAAAAACATGGGCTCTATTAAGCTTACTGTTGGAGACAATATAAAAACTAAAGACGGTAAAATAGTTATTGGAGAAACTACTAGTTCTTCTAATACTGCAAGATCTGCAGGTATTACTCTTAGACAAGCTCAAGCTGAAATTAAAAGGAATATGAAAACTGCTGGCACTTTACAGGACCAGTATGTTAAAGGACTTATCAATGAATCTACATATAAGCAATCCAGGAATTCCCTTTATCGCCGCAATGGCGAACTAGCAAAACAAATTCGGAGCAATGGGACAGCTGCTGATTGGGCTACTACTGCTGCTGATGTTAGACAAGCCCAAGCTAAGAATCAAGAAGCATACAAAGCAATGACTCAGAGTGCTTCAGAATATGACAAAGTTATCACTGATTTGGGTGAGAAACAGAAGACATTCAATAAAATGGCTCAAGTATATAATCCTAACAATGGTAAACCATTAGATAAAACTCTAGGACAAGGTTATGATGAAAGATTAAAATCTTTTAATGATACATATGAGCAATTAAAAAAATCTCGTGATAGTCTTGCGACTCTTACTGGAGACGAAAGAGACACTGAGCAAGTACGTTTTGCTGCTCTTCGCTCTGAAGCCAATCGTCAAGCTAGGTATCTCGGTAATACTAATCAGTTTTTCTCACGTACTCCAAATAAATATAGCCGTTCAGAATATATTGGTACAGATTTAGATCCAGCATCTGATAAGGTCCGTCTTAAGATGGAACAAATGTCAGCAGATCTGGCAAAAGGAAGCAAATACACAACAGAGTTTAATGCAGCACAAGGTAAAATGTATGCTACTATTGATAGAGGGTCTGGTGTATTTGAAAAATATCAATTAGCATATAAAAATGGTCCAGGTAATATTGACCAATCTCTTACTAAAGTTACTCAAAGTGTAAAACCTTTATCTAGTTATATTTCTGAAATGGGACAAAAGTTCCGTAGTCTTAGCCAGTATCTTGTAAGTAATTTTGGATTCCAAGCATTAACAACAGGTGTCAGATCCGGTGTCGAATCAATAAAAGAATTAGATTCAGCGATGACTGAACTTAAGAAAACATCAGATGGTACAAAACAAGAATATAGAGACTTTACTACTCAGGCTAGAACTGATGCCAAAGACATTGGTAGTACAACCACTCAGATTACTAGTAGTGCTGCTGATTTTTCTCGTCTTGGATATAGCTTAAATGAATCTCAGACTTTAGCTAAAAATACAGGTATTTTAAAAAATGTATCAGAATTCGGATCTATAGATGATGCAACAACCGCTATGATTTCCATGATGAAAGCATACGATGTAAAAGTTGATGATTCTATGGATCTCGTTGATAAAATGAATCTTATTGGTAACAACTATGCAATTTCTACAGACGGAATTGCCACTGCTTTACAAGATTCAGGTTCAGCATTAGTAGCAGCGGGGAATGACTTTGATAAATCAGTTGCTCTTGTTACGGCAGCAAATAGTGTAGTGCAGGATCCATCGAAGGTAGGTGCTGGTCTTAGAACAATTGCATTACGACTTAGAGGCACTTCTGCTGAAGAATTATCTTCTATGGGTGAAGATACAGAAGGTCTTGTAGAGACCACTTCTAAACTTAATTCAAATATTAAATCTCTTACTGCCGTTAACGGTAAGGCTGGAGTTTCTATTCTTGATATGAATGGAAACTATAGAGATACTTATGATATTTTAAAAGATATCTCTCAGGTTTGGGATGATATTGGTAAGCAAGATTTGGCAGATGGTCAGAATAGACAGGCTGCTCTGCTTGAAATGATGGCAGGAAAAAATAGAAGTAATATTCTTGCATCCATATTGCAGCATCCTGAATTGCTTACAGATGTTTATAATGATTCCGCAAATAATTATCAAAATTCAGCTCAGAATGAGCTTAATACATACCTTGATTCTATCGAAGCAAAAACAACTAAAATCAAAGAATCTTGGTCACAGCTATGGCAATCAGAAGGTAGTACTAATACTTTTAAAGGATTGCTTGATATTGGCAACGGCGCTGTAGGGCTCTTAAATGGTTTGGGACTTAATAAATCCTTAGCCGGAGTCGGCGGTATGCTTGTTAGCCATGCTATGAACTGGGGTGGGACAAATTATCAGTTGGTCCTTTAGAAAACGCCCCATGTAACCTGGTGGTGACACGGAACGATCTCATATGAGAAAGGGGTTACTAAGCAAACAACCGAAACTGTCTTTATTCGAAGGAATAGAGAAATGCTTTTAATTTAGCATTCAGGGTGAACCGAAGTATATACTACTCCCCTATTACAGCAATGTAATAGGTATAGTAACAACGTATATATATGGGTGATCTGCAGCGAAGCTTCTCTCTGAGAAGAACGTTCATCGACTATAATGGGAACTTGGTCTCTGGATCAAGAGGGAATAGTCAGGACTGTTAGGCAGCTTACGCCGAATAAATTAAAGGGTAAATACATCTTACTCTCGTAAGCAATCTTACCTTATGTGCAAAGGTGATGTAAGCACAAAAGCAAGAAATTACTCTCCTGCTTCTTTATGTTTAATATAATACGTACAATCTTCGTTTTCAAAATAGGGACATTCCTCTTCCTTGCACTCTTTATAAAGAGGACATTCTAATATTTCCATAATCTTTAAACCTCCATAGTATAGTTTTATTGACTGTCTAAAAGAAATTATTGATTAATTTTCAGAATATAACCTTTAGTGATTTAAAAAACATTGATCTAACTCTAATAATATTTTTTCCAAATCATCTATATTGATAATAAGAGAAAATTTTCCTTTATGGTCTTCTCTAATATCTTCATCTTCAAATTGTATAGCTTTTATTTCAGTACTTGCGTTATGAGTTAATGGATGAATCATTAAACGATCATGACAAACAGCATTCCTTAAATGTTTGATTACATTTCTTTCACAATTATTTTCTTTATAAGTGTTTTTATAATTCTCATTATACGTCTTATTAGTGAGTCTTTTTAATGTAGGCACATTTTGAAAATTATTTTTTCTATTAGATAGATAATTAAAATATTTCTCTTTTGGAAAAACAAGTAATCCCAAAAAAGAGTTAATTAATTGAGTGACCTCATAACATTTTTGATATTCAAATTCATTAGCAGACATAACCTTTTTCAAATAAGAAATCTTTGCTTCTTTATTATGACCAGCTAATTTTTGAATCATAAAATAATTCATTTGTGTCCTACATATGAACTCTTTAACATAATCATCATCTTTAAAGTTACTCATAAACTATCACCATGTATATCCGCATGCATTGCACTTAAAGCTCTTGTTAATCTTCTTACTGAACAATCCCAACATCCCTACTGATACCATACGTTCTCCTGTAGAGATTTTACGGATATTGGTGGAGCCACAGGTTGGACATTTAGGCCCAGTAGAGAATTTCTGAGCATTCTGTTTGGCATACCATCTGTCTGTTATCTTGTTTCGTTGTTCTACTCCTTCAGGGGATTCCCAGTATTTTCTTTCTGCAGTGGCTGCTTTGGTAACATCAGAGTCTAGCTTGCCATAGAAATATTTCTCTCGGAGCATTTCATCAGATTCTTCTATGCTAGGATAATCGCCATTATGGTTTTTTTTATACTCTTCTATTACTTCTGCATAAGCTTTAGAAAAGTTTATTGTTGTACCTATAAGATTACCCTTTAAACAACTTGAACATAAATCACCTATAGTATTTGAACAACTCACTGCTCCACATTTATTACAAAATAAAAGTTCACTCATAATTTTCACCTTTTATATAGTTTTTAAGATGAACTATATTATATCACAGTATCTGGTTTTTGAAAAGAACGATCAAGGTGGAATTTTACCAGAAACACGTTGGAGTAGAAGAACAAGATTGTACAACGAAGGTCGTGCGGAGGCTTTATCAAATTGGAAAGAATATGATAATGACACAAGAGCATTGACCCAGCTTAATAATGCACTTCAGAATAATGGTCAAACTATTACCGATAACGCAGAAAGACAGAAAATTGCTGATAAAACTCTAAAAAATGCCAGTGAAAGAGCGAAAGAATATGGTAACCAAATTGTAGCGAATACGAAAACTCTTAGTGACTTTAAGAAAGAGAATGAAGTAGAGGACCCCAATAAGCAAGTAAAACCTAAATTTACTGATGGATTAAAAAGTTTTGCTTCTTCTGCACTTTCATCAATTGGTAATGCTGTTGTTTCTGCCGGTACAGCAATGATTGCACAGCAATTAATCTCATGGGGACTTCAAGGTATTGATGCTATTGTTCATTGGGATGATAACATTATTGCTAAAGGAAAAGAAGCAAAAGAAACAATCCTTGAGCAAAATCAAACTTATAAAGATCAGAAGTCTCAATTAGAAGAGCTCCAAGAACAATATACAAAATACGCTTCAGGTGTCAAAATCTCTGGTAATATTATTAAAAATGCCACTCTTTCGGATGAAGATTTTCAAGCGTTTCTCGATACAAGTAATCAAATTGCTAACTTAGCACCTTCTATGATTGATGGATGGGACTCTGAAGGCAATGCTATTCTTAAATTTGGAACGGATACCAAAGAAGCTAATCAGCAAATTTCAGATTATATTCAACTCCAACGTGACGTAACACATCTATCCATTAGAGATAATCTACAGGATGAGTATAAGGGTGTAGTTAAAGATGCAGAGAAAACTGGAAAAGAAATTTCTAATAAAAAAGATCAAAAAAAGGAAGCAGATACTATTGCATCTGGATGGACCGCATTAAAAAATGCAACCGAAACAGATGGACCTATTACTTTTACTACAACTGCACCACAAAAAGAAGTTGAAGAATTACTAGATAAATATAAAGTTACATCGTTAATAACTAGCGATGTAAATGGTGATACTTATACAGTAGATATGTCAGAGCTTTCTGCGGCAGATAAAAATGCTCTTAAAACGTCTCTTGAATCTAAAGAAGCATTGGCTCAAGGTAATGCCAATTTAATTGAATCTGAAAAACTTGCTCAAGAAGCTGTACAAGCATCTAAATGGAAAGATTTACTTCCAAGTTTACAAGCATATGTTGAATCATCAAATATGTTTGATAACATGGATTCAGATGTTGCGGAAAGAGCTAAAAATGGCATTAACACAATGCTATCCAATATTGATATTTCTAAAATGACAGATCAAATAAAAGATGCTGGTGGTATTGATGGTTGGATTGATAAGACTTTAATCGCTCCTATGACATCGGGTTCGAAAGATGTTCAAAAAGCTTGGGCTGACCTTTTTTCATTGGAAGACTCTTATGGTTCCGAAGATTCAAAGATGACAGTTGGAGAATGGTCCAAACAGCGAAATGATTATCTTAAAACAATTTCTGAAGGTACTGGTGAAAGTTTTGATAGTCTTGCTAAAAAATTAGGATATAAAACTGATGAAGGTTGGACTGTTAGAGAACAGATTAACAATGCAGCTGCTCGTCTTTATGGAAAAAACTATGATAGAGACCAAAGAGCGGAAATAGGTAGTTATTTAAATGGATTGACCAAAGATAATTATGAAATAGCTATTGATTTACTTATTAATGGTGATAAAGCATTTTCTTCTTTAGATGAATTTAAAGAAAAAGTTAATGAAGCAATAAGCAATGCTAAGAATCAGGCAGATGAAGCTGCTGTTTCTTTAGATTCAATGGAAACGAAAGTATCAACTGCTAAGTCTACTCTTTCTTCTATGGGAACTATTCTTACAGAGACTACTTCTGCAGGTGGAATTTCTAAAGACAATGTTAAGATCCTTTCTACTGCTTTCAAAGATGTGAAAGATCCTCGTGGCATTGAGCAAAATGTTAATGATTTATTCACCACTACTTCTGATGGTATCAAACTAAACATAGATGCTTTGAAAACCTTTACGGAATATCAGGCTGAAGCTACTGATGGAGATTTCGAAAAGGGTATTAAGTTACAGACTAAAGCTATTGCCGAGCAAGCAGAAGAAACAGATAAAGCTTGGAAAGCTATTGCTAAAGCCGATGACAAGGAAGCAGCTAGAGCAACTTATAACGCAGAAAAAGATAAATTAAAAGATGCTAGAGATGAATATTTATCTTATATGCAATCTCAGTCTGAATGGCAAGCAACTAAGAAACAGCAACAGGAACTTCTCTCCTATTATTCTCAGTGGCAACGTGCCCAGAGTACGGAGAATGCCGGAGATAAATATAATAACATTGTCGCCGGACTAAAGAATGCTAAAGATGCATATGATAAAGGTCTTGTAGGTACAGATGATTTTAAATCATTTGCCGCTCTTATTTCTCCTACAGGTTCAGATGATAGAGCAAACTTTGCAGAGAACTATGGTAAAGCTGTGAGATACCTCACAGAAGATAAGACAGGTGTTAATAATTTCTTAGCTGATCTTAAATCTAAGGGTATGGCATTTTATGATGATGCAAGTAAAAGATGGTCATTTGACATAGATGATATGAGTAAAGCCGCTCGATCAATGGGAATCAGCAAAGAATTCATGAGTGCTAACTTCGGTCGTCTTCGTGATTATGGCATTGATAATAACTTTATATCATCTATAGAGGAAGGTATAGACAGAACTCAAGAACTTACTTCTGCCCTTTCAGATGAACAGAAACGACTCGAAGAACTGAAAAATACAGATAGTACTAACACTACTGCTATTTCTGCTTCTGAGGATAAAGTTAATAAATATAAACAGGATTTAAAAGAAACCTATGATAACATGGAGTCTTATTCAGAAGATGCTGCTCAAAATGCTATTGATAATTTCAATTCATCTGCCATGGGAGCGCAAGCCTACGAAGAAGAGATAAAAAGAGTTCAAAAAAATGATCAATTGACAAATGATCAGCGAAATGCAGCTATTAATCAATTAAAAGCTAAACAAGAAGAGCTAGCTGCTTCTGCCGGTACAACTGTTGAAGCTCTTTTAGGAACAGATGTATCTTCATTAATGGATGGTATCATAACAGATTCTGCTTCTGTTACTACAGCTCTTGATGGTATCAATAAAGCATATGAAGAACAGAACACAGATGTTACTTCTTTAGTAGATACTCTTGGGAAATATACTTCTGAACAGTTAGAAGGTATAGATTTCAATGACGGTAAATGGGACACTGAATTAGGCGATGCTGAAAAAGCTGTTGAATCTTTATGTGAAAAACTCGGTTTAACTAAAGACCAAGCTCGTTCTGTTATTGAGGCTTTAAAAGAAGCTGGTAAATTAAAAGATTCTGAGGAAAGTAGTGATTCCTCTAAAGAAACTACTAAGGGGTCTTGGGAGAAACCACAGACTGCTGAACAGATGGGATTCGGTGATGATCCTGACAGAGCTGCTGAATATACACATTCATTGGAAGCTCTTACTGCTGCCCATAAAGAAAACGATGCCGCTACTGAAAAGTCATTTGAAACCCTTTCTAAATATAACCGTACACAATTAGAGGGCATCAAATTAAATGATGGTGCTTATAATGTTGAGGGTATGGAACAGGCTGAGAATGCCATACAACAGTTAGCAGATAAGACTCAATTGTCCAAAGATCAGATTCTTACTGCTCTTGAAGGTCTTGGTGTTTTGAAAGTTAATGCTCCTACTATGGATGCGACAAAAGGTTTGGAAGATTTAGTTTCTGAGGCTAAAGATGCACAGGACGAATTGTCTGACCTTACTGGCAAAACATACACATTTGATTTTGATACTACTGATTTAGATACTGCTCATAAACAGGTAGCTGACCTGCAGGAAGAAGTAAATAAATATAGAGATCGTGATGGCAAATTCCATTCAGAGTATACTGGCGGAGAACAAGTGCAATCAATGTACAAAGCCGCTATTGCTCAAGAACAGAATGCTGAATATAGTTCTTCTGCTATTGGGCAGTCTAGTTTATCATCAGATGTCGTACAAGCTGCTCAAGATTTCATGCAAGCTAAGAATGAAATGGATCAGCAAACACAACTTTATCAGAATGGTATGGACAACACCCTTGATCAGGCTACTCAAGATGCCAATGCAGCTTTTGAAACCTTACAACAGGCTCAGACTGATTCAGGTATCAAATTAGTAGATACAGACAATATTCAAACTGCCGAAGATCAGTTATTACAATTATCCAATGAGGATATTAGTGATAAAATCAAAATAGATGTTGATACAACTTCTGTTGATGACGCTCTTGCCGATGTACAAGCACTTGCAGCAGACGGAAAAATGGGAAGTATTGACTTAGATTTTGATGTTAATACGATGTCTATTGATGATATAGATTCTAAGATAGAAGAATTGACAAATCAACAGAAAGTATTAACTATTCTAGGAGATGTTGAGGGAGCAGATAAAGTACAAGCTCTTATTGATGCCTTGCAGCAAGTACATGACAAACAAGTTGAAGTTGTTGCACAGACCCAAGGTGCAGATTTAGTAGACCAACTCCAGTCACGAATAGCCGAATTGCAAGATAAAAATGTATCTATTGATGCAATTGTTCAAGATGATAAAGTTCAAAGTCTTATAAGTGAAATTGCTGCTCTTCCACCAGAAGTACAGATTGCTATTGGCGTAGATGAAAGTAATGTAGGAAATGCAGAAGCTATCAAAGCTCAGATTGAATCCGATCCTGCAAGTGTTAATGTAAATTATACCAAAGGTGATCAGGAACCTGCTGAAGATCAAAAAGCTGATGTAAATTATACATTAGGATCTCAAGATCCTCCAAATGATAAGACTGCAAAAGTAACTTATACTTTAGGTTATCAAGCTCCACCTTCGGACAAAGTAGCACATGTTACGTATATAGGTGGTAAAGCTTCTGGCACTATGACCTCAATTGCTCACGCTTCCGGCACAGCTTATAATGTTCTTAATATGAAACCTCTCTCTTCTGCTCATGCAAAAGGAGAAGTAGCACTTAAACATGATGAGCAAGCCCTTGTTAATGAGGTAGGCATCAATGGTCATTCTGAATCTATAGTGCGTGATGGTGTATGGTCACTTATTCCTGGTGGCGCACATATGGAGAACTTGAAAAAGGGTGACATCATATTCTCTGCACAACAGACAGAAGATTTATTGAAACGTGGTGCTACGCATGGTCATGCAAGAGCATATGCACAAGGCACTGCTTCCGGTGTAACCCTTGCTCCTGCCTATGCAGACGGTACATCAGAATTAGATGATACAATTAAAAAAGTAAGTACTCAAGCTAAAGACTGGATAGAAACTGCTCTTGATCGTTTAGAGAGAATCGTTGAAAAGTATCAAGATATCGCTGAAAGCGATTATAGTAATTATAAGTCTTCTGAGAAGAATTATAATAAAGCACTTAAAAATCTGAATAAACAATTACAGACACAAAAAGATTCCAGAGCAAAATACGTAGCTAAAGCAAATGAAGTTGCTTCTGCTGTTGGTTTATCTGATGAACTGAAAAAGAAAGTCCAGAATGGTACAATCAATATTGAAAGTTTATCCGAAGATGATAAGAAACGTGTTGACGCATATCAGGAATGGTATGAAAAAATCTTGGATTGTGACAAAGCGATTCGTGAACTCACTAAGTCACAGAAAGATTTAGCTAAAGCAAAGGTCGAACGTGTTATTGAAGCTTATGACACCGTCATAGGTAAACGTGAGAATAAAGCTGACTATTACAAAGCTAAACAGGAATTGAGAATCTCACAAGGGTATAATCAGAAACCTGGTTCTAAATATGAAAAATACATGAAAAAGGAACTCTATTATACCAATGAACAGAAACGTCTTACTGATAAAGAAATAAAAGAATATAAAGGTAGGATGAAAGAATATCTTAAGGTAAATGGACATAAAACTGTCGATCCAGAATACCAAAAGATGAAGAAACAGCTTTATAGTCTCCAGACAGAGGCTGTTAAGTTAGAAAATGAAGCTGCTGAATTAGTTCAGGCTTTACAAGATAATCGTGAACAGATAAAACAATGGGCTGTTGATCGCTGGGATCGTGCAGGTTCCAAGCAGGATGCAGTAATTGATTACGCAAAAGCAAATGATAATCCTGAGTATCAGATTAACGAAAAGATTTATCAGGAGCGCATTAAATCTAATGCGAGACAGATTAATGCACTTCAAAAGCTTCGTGCAGAAAAAGCCGAATACTATGATATTCATTTTTCTTCTATGAACAATGAAGAAGCTCAGAAGTATCTTGATTCTATAGCACAGATTGACGAACAAATTTTAAAAATCGGCAGTGATATAGAAAATCTGAAAAATGAAATCATGGAGCTTCGTTGGAAACCATTTGATGATGCACAAGATAAACTATCAAATGTTATCACTGAATATCAGACTATGCAAAAACTTCTCGGTGACGCTGAAAGTTTTTACAATGATGATGGTTCATTTACTACAAATGGATTAACTAACATTTTATTAACTCAAGAATCTATAGATGCGACAAAACAGAAGATTGCTAACTATAGGGAAGGTCTTAATAAGCTTGAAGAACAATATAAAAATGGTTGTTACAGCTTAGACGAATACAATGAGAAAAGCAAACAACTTCTTGATGGTATTCAACAAGAATCTACTGCTCTTTCTGAACTGAAACAGAATATGCTTGATATGTATGAGACTCAAATTAAGAAAGAGAATGATTTACTTCAGGAAAATATTGATAAGCGTAAAGACGCTCTTTCTGCTAAAGAGAAATATTACGATTATGACAAAACTTTAAAAAAGAAGTCTAAAGATATTAATACTCTTAAATCCCAGATAGCTGCCCTTGAAGGAACCAGTAATGCTGCCGCCAAAGCTCGTCTTGAGAAATTACGTGCAGAACTTGCAGATGCCGAAGATGATATGGCAGATACCATGCATCAACACGAAGTCGATATGAAAAATACCGGCTATGAGAATTTCTCTAATGAAGCGAATAAAGCTCTTGATAATACACTTGATGCAGTAAAGAAAAATTCTTCGTTTCAGGAAGCTATTATTAGTGGAATGCTTACCAATGTAACCACTAATTATGATAACACATATAAACATTTACATACTGTGATGGATCAGTATGGTGTTAAGGTGTCTAGCACATTTGATACTATGATAGGTAAGTCTGCTGATTTCAATACAAGTTTGATTCAACAGATAAAAGCATTAGAAACCATTTCTAATATGAAAGTTACTCTTCCATACGGAACAAGCAATGGACAAGGTGGTTCTACAACTGGTAATAATACATATACCGGTGCTGAGAATGGTATTCACAATACATTTAATAGCAATAAAGACTCCACTGGTGCTGGAAATGAAACTCCAGGTACAGTTAATGGAAAAAGTTATAGTTTTTCATTAAACAAATCAGAAATATTCTTGACACCAAATGAATCTTATAAATTGAAAGTTACATGGTCTCCTACCGCACCTTTACATTCAGATATTAAATGGTCTAGTGATAAAACTGATGTTGCAAAAGTTTCATCGTCTGGTAAGGTTACGGCTACAAAAGGGGTACAAACTTCTAAAGGTGGCGGAGTGACAGGAATCCTAGTCGGTGGACTGGAAAAAACATTTAAGGCTACTATTACAGCTAAAAGTGATTTTGGGAGCAAAACTTGT